GCAACTCTTCTTTTCTCATCTTCCGTGAGAAGGTCCTGGCATACACCGCCATCACACAGTTCAAAATATTCTCTTATTAATCTCATTTTAAATCCTCAAGCGGGGGTCACCCGCGTCAGTTACTTACCGCTACAGCAACGTCTAACTCTCTGCAACATCCAACGCTTCATAACCTACTCCTTTTCTATCTTTATCTGAAGTCCCCAATCCGTGACGAGCATACTAGCAAAGTAGCAAACCATCGAGGAATAGCAACCTAAGACAAACGCCGTAACTGGCGTCTTATCAAACGTAAATAGTCCTGTGTAAGGACTTATCGCCCACAAAATAATGCCGGTCCAAAACCCTGTACACATAGGGCACTTAAACAAATCACCAAACCATCCAGTAGTTGGTCGAACTTTGTTAAATATTTTTCCAAAAACTATAATTTGAGTCATGCCAATACAGGCAATCGTAAAGGTAAGCATTACTTCTCCGTCATTTCCCTCAAGATAGAGTACATGTATTGGTATCCATAAGGTCTAACCTGATGATCCAATGACCCCTTCTTTTCCTTGTGGGGCACTTCGCCCAACTCGGTCGAGTCTTCTGCACTAGGATCAAGAAAGAAGTTCTGTAGTTTGTCTTTATACATTTCTCTTGACTTCATATTTGGTTCTTCCTCCTGCAAGAAGTTAAATATTTCCAAAAGAGTAATCTGGAAACCTGATATGGTCTCCTCGTTCGAGTCAAGGATGTCTGCTTCTAACGAAGAATGAACCGATCCAGATTTAATTGAACCTCTATCTAAAACTCCCAGTCCGGCGAGCGCTTCTAGCAAGTCTTTTTGAGCGTGATAACATTCTTCCGTTATGTTGTTCTTTGGAAAGGTAGATAAACGAGACTTCTCACGAGATACAACAATATCAATAAGGTCGTGGTCAAAAATAAGAAAATCACCATTAACTGCCTTTCTTGCTTCTCGAAAGGATATTTGTTTTGTTACTGGTTCTTGGTCCTTTGCACCGCGAACAATATTGATCTTAACCATTTTCCAACTCCCTAACCAACTCTTGCACTTTCAAGACTTCTTCAACCATTATATCATCAATCTCTTTGTTTTTATATGCCTCTAGTTTATCAAGGATTTGGTCGTACTTTTGCTTAAGTTCTTCGTTTTGCAGATTTTCGTCTCCATTCAGATTACAAAGTTTTTCTTTTAGTTCTGCAACCTGCTCATTCATGTACACCTTAAGTCCCAGAGAGTTATCCGAAAAGGAAGCGATGTAGTTGGTGAGAAGTTGTTTTTGATTCTCTGGGAGATCTGAATACTTCTTATTGAAACTTTCTACGAAAGTCTTATAAGTAAGATTATCGATGTGAATCTTGTCCTCATCCGTCTCTGATATCAAAGAATCGACAATCTTTTGCTCTAGTAGCATCTTTTCTTTAATAGAAGTCTTGTCATTAAAGATGGCGTGAACTGTTGCAAGGTTCTTATAGTTTGGTACAAAGTTACCAAAAACACTTGATGTCAAAGTATAATTTACTTCTTTAATCAATTTGTTTTGTGATTTAAAAATCTGCTGACCATCAAGATTCCCATGTCGAACTTTTGCCTCTTGGAGCATCTTTTCTGCTTCTTCTCGGGAAAGTCTCTCTGTTTCTAGTACTTCTCTATAGATGTTAAGTTCTTTGTGAAGAACTGAGTCTTTTGAAAAGTGCTCTTTAATAATCCTCTTAACCAGTGTCTGTCTTGCTGTGTTCTTTTTAACGACTGCCCTGATATATTCTCTAGTCAAGGTTTCGAATAAGAACGCCGTGTTTCTTTTTTTGTTATGCTTCAGTCTCATTTTTGGATTTCCTATTTTGTAATTCGCTAATCAGATCCGATACTTCCCTATTTAAAGAAAATATGTTCTCTTCTTCACTATAGTAAGTAGTATCGTTAGACTCTGAAAGTCTCTGCTTATCCTCCTCTACTACTCCTCTTGATAAAGATTTTAGTTTCTTATATCCCGGCACAGTCCTGTAAGACTGAGATCGACCTCCGTGATCTCGTTTATCTCTCTCACCAGTCATTTGTTTTGTGATATGAATCTTGCCCTTTGCTCTCTTGTGCTTATCGTCAAACGTATCTTCTCTTGAACCTGGTGCTGCGAGTAGAGCGCCGGTATCCTCTTCTCCCCCTACATCACCGCCAAGGTCTTCGCCGCCACCGAGAGCATCTTCGCCACCCGTAAGATCAATGCCTTCGCCGCCTTCGCCATCAGTACCAAGATCTCCACCGAGTAAGTCTTCCTCACCTTCACCACCCGATGGTGTTGCTTCTGCTTGTGCCTGCTCTGCTGCTGCCTCAAGTCTTGCGTCAAACTGTCTATCGTAGTACATCTGCCTCTGGTTCTTAACAAACTCTTCTTCAGTCATGTTGAACAGGTGAGCGGCAATCCACTGACGACTAAAGAATCCTTCAGTAGCAGTAGAGGCAACATCAAACTTGGTCTTCCAGTGTTCAAGTTCTTGTAGTTCAGCAATCTTGGATGGACTGTTGAGTTTCAGTTTAAAATTAACCAAGTCTTCTCCACGATACCCAAGGGTGTAGAGGTGAACAATACCAATCTTTTCCATCTCAGTGACTACAGATCGTTGAAGTCTCTGAACTGTTCTGGCAAATCTAATGTCCTTTTGCGCAAGTGTTGTGGCGTCTTCTCCACCGCCTGCTTCGGCATTTGTGCTGGTTAAATAAGATCCTGGAATCTTTAGTGCTGAAAACAACTTGTCTCGAAGATATTTAACGTCGTCAATATCACCAGTATATGTACCTCCTGGTAGACTTTCCACTCTCGAAGAAGACCCTGCGCGAGTAGGAATAAAGTAATCTTCATCCACAGACATTGGATTGTATCTTAGATCAACACGACCAGATGCAGAATCAACTACCTGGTTTCTCTTCATAGAGGTCATAACTTTTTGCATATACTGTTCAATATCTGTTGGGGGTATATTACCAACGTCAATATAAAACACTCTTCTCTCGGGAGATCGCACAATACGATACGCCATCATCGCATCTTCAAGCAAAGTCATTTGTCGCCAAATACGTCGGGCGGGTTCCAGAACAGAAGTACCATAGGGGGTATACTTATCATTACCTAGAATTCTAAAATGTCCAATCTGCCAGTTCTCAAAAGTAAGTCCTGCCGAGTTCCACTGGAACTGGCAATAATTTGGATTCGACTTGTCTTCACCTTCTAATCTTTCGATCTCCTGACCTGGTAGACCTATAACGCTCTTAATGCCGAGGACATCATCAATGTCAAGGTATAAGAAAAAATCTCCATATTTAACCATCGTACGGCACCAACCAAAAATGTTGTATTCAACATTCATGATATTAAAATATAGCGCCGATAAGATACCTTTAATCTCTTCATTGTTGCAGTCAATAGTCATAAGCGGAGACATTGCACTGTGGTTTGTCATTTCATCCGCATAGATATCGAGTGCTGATGCGCACTCCGGTGTGTATTCCATTTGATCAAAATCTACATACCTCTCTAGTCTACTTTGATTGCCTTGTTGTCCAGAGTACAATCCAGCAAACGGATTGTAATCCATTCTCTTAAACTGCTTTCCGCTGGTAGATAAAAACTTATTAGCATACTTATCTAACTGGCGTCTTCTGAGTCTTCTTGCTGTTTGAGTTCTGTAGTTTACAATTGGTCCAGATAAGAGTCTAGTTAACTTCTTAAACAGAGTGCTTTGTGCGTTTTTTGGGTTTTGTTTTCTTCCGCCTGCCATTTTATTTATCCTTTAAATAACCAAGGAAATTGGTCGTAGGTTTGAGAATGTTTCTTCTTTTTCTCAAAAACGCTATCGCCCTCATATCCATGCATACCTTTTATTGTAGTGTTCATTTTAGTTTTTGCCGCCATCATTGTAGCAAGAAATGCTTTGTTGTATTCAATGTTTCTCTTATTCTCTATCAAAGCAGTATCCCTCACCCAACATCCAATAGCGCACGCCATAATCAAGTCATCGTTGTACGATCGCATCGCCTCTGGTCTTCCGTTGTTCCAGATAAAAGTCTTCATCTCATTATAAAGACGAGGAGAATTTATCGTAATTAGTTCATTTCTTACAAATTCCTCTAACTTTGCCACAATCAAAGGTCTAGTCTTTTGACTTGTAGTAAATCCTGCAACGGCGTTTGATGCTGCTTCTGCAGTAACCTGGTCTACATACTCATGCGATGACTTAATTGAGTGGTATATATTAGGATACTGCATTTCTAAGAGTTTGTCAAGAACTGCGAAACCAACTGTATTATTTTCTACAACTATCATGCAATCTCCGTATTCTCTACCTGCATCGAACAGGATCTGCGAAAAGATATCTGGTGTCACTCTACCCTGATACTCTGCTACAATATCCATATTTAGTGTATCGAATATGTGGAACACAGAAAAGTCTTTTCCGTCACCTCTTGCTACGTCAGCGCTCAACAAATATGGCACTCCCGGTTCTGCTTCTTTCCAAATCCAATAGTTTCTATCAAAACCTGTCTTGTATTTTGGTTCAGTCATAAACTGTCTTATCTGTTCCATCTTTTCTGGATGGAAAACGGTTTCGCCTGACATGTTAAAATTGCATTCTAGTTCCTGTGCTATCTGGCGGCGGGACATATTCTTTGTTTCTTTGTCAAACCAATCCTGATCTCTGTCTGGATGTACATCCCAGGGTAAGTTCATGGAGAAAAAATCATTAGTCCCACTCTCTGCATCCACATACGTTTTGTGAAACCAGTTGCCAACACCATTTGGTGTCGATAAAGCAATGCATCGACCACCTGTTGATAGCGTAGGGTAGAGACCGGTCCAAAGTTCATCTAAACCTTCGACGTGTGCTGCTTCGTCCACTACCAAAAGAGACAGCGCTTCTGAACGACCTGCGTCGCCCGAAGTAGAGGATGCTTTTATTTGCGAACCGTTTGTTAACTCAAATGACGTTCTGTTGTCAACAGATACTTGCGCTATCCTAATCCAATCTGGGCAGTTCCTCATAATAGTTTTTACCTTCTTTACGAGGTTTGCTGCTGTACCAAACTTTGTTGCCAATACAAGCACGTTCTTTTCTTTGTGGAACATCATCAACCATACAACATATGCTGCCGTTACAGTAGATAAACCCAACTGTCGCGCCTTAAGAACAATGTTGAATCGATGATCTTCAAAATTCTTTAGTGCATCCTTCTGAAAGGGATAAGTCTTGAACGGTATCAATCCTTTTAGTGGGTGAGTGATTTTTGCATAGTTAGTGATGAAATAGTTTGGATCACGACCCGACTTAACTATTTCTCGCATTATTTCTTTCTTAGATAGAACCGAACTCATCTCTTCCTGTTTGCGAAATCATATGCCTTAAAGACCTCAAATGGGTCTGCTTTTCTTTTATCGTTAGGTGTCTTCTTTGCTTCAGGGGTTGTTGGAATGCCTATCGCTTCTCTTTCGTTAGGTTGTTCTTCAATACCGCCAATCTTGAACTTTTGAACGGCCGTGACTAAAGTTCTTACCCTAGAAACAGGTTGCACAAGGACATTAACTTCTCCGTCTGCAGTTAGAGTCAAACCACTCTTCGTTAGTGTTCTGTACTCTTTCTTAATAAATGCAGCGACATCAGAAATCTTAGATGATACATCGTTCTCTAATGATCCACCATACACTTCCTTTAGTTTTACTTCACTAGAGTATGTAATGCATATGCAGTTTGATTCAAACTTTACTCCAAATCCATCAACCACTCTCGGATCAATGAGTGGATTCCCCTCCTCCCTTTTCAGACCTACCTTTAAAGGTTCGTCGTTCTCGTCGAGTGCTCCATCGTAACCTTTTGCCAATACATGCGAAATGCCGTTAATAATTTCAAGTGTTGTTGCCATTTATTTGCTCCTCTGTGGGTCGCCAACCTGATTTCCACCTATCTTCTCTTCCTTCTACCCACTGTACATAACAACTGAAACAGCAATCAAATCTTGCCATATACATATCGTCTCTGGTGGAGAAAGAGTAAGATTGACAAACCGGACAATCCCTTTCGTTTTCTCTAGTAAGTAGTTTTTTTGTGACTAAAAACCCTTTGTAGTTTTCTTTCGAGTTTTTCTCATCTTTAAAAAACTTTCTTTTATAAAATTCTTTTACTTCTTCTTCGTGCTTTTGCTCTTTTTCAGGGGTCCAATGTTTTTTTGGATTTTCAATTGCTTCTTCTCCCCATCGCTGCGATATTGCTTTTTCTAACTTTACAATAAAGTTTGGATCTTGATTTTTTTTCACTTGCCTACCAACACCCAGATACCCAAAACAGCAGATGCGCCAACAACAAAACCGCCTGCTGTGAACAAATACCAATAATCATTTGGTCTCTCAAGTGCAACTTTTTCCAACTTCTTTATCTCTTCATTCTTTATTGAAATAGTTGTGTCTAACTCTTCTTCTAAACTCTGTATTCTTAGATCAAGGTTACTAACCTCTAAGTGATATTTTGCCTTCCACTTATCAACCTCTGTTTCGATTTTTAGTTGACAGCGGTCTTCTTCCTGCTCTTTGTCTGCAATAATCTTTGCCATTGCTGCATTGCTCAAGCACCACCCCGCAAAAAGTGCTGGGTCGCCTTTATTAACCTTCTGTATGTGAGGTGTCGCCTGGGCAGCAGTAAAACTAATTAAGATCAGAAAGATTAAAAAGTTCTTCAATCCTTTTCTCAACTGCATCCGAATCTCCTTCTGTTTCCTCTATTATCTGCTTTACTCTTTGTTTGTTCTTTTTAGTAAGTATAGCACTTTTCTCTTTGTGCTTTTCTTCTATTTTTTTAATGGTGTCATGATATTGCTTGACTAATAAATCTCTCTTTGTTAATTCTTTTTTGTGGTTCTCTTTTAAAGATACGATTTGTTTTTCATACGACTCTTTTCTTGCGTCAAGTACATCCATCGCCGCCTGGGCATTCTTTCTAGAAATTGCCCAAACAACAATAGACCACAAAACAAGAAAAGGAATCTTCCAGTTCTGTCTTAACCAGACCCATATGACTTTTATGTGATACATTTTGAGATTATTTTTGACCGTGCTTCCACTGCACTGCTAAGTCAACTAGTGCCTGAGAACCAATATAGGCAAGAGTGACGGCGACCCAATCTCCAGATGTAAGAGAACCAGCAACTGCCAATCCAGTAGCAGTCAACCACGCCAAAAACTTTCTAGAAATAAACCGTTCCACATGTCTGTCAGCAAATGCTTTAATTGCCGTCATAATGTTACCCTCCTTAGACACTTACATGGGCAAATCCTTTTTTCTTATCAATAACGATCTGCGTATCCACTGCGTCTTTAAGAGTATCTAGGTGCGAGATAAGGATAACAGTCTTAAAATATGACTTCACCATGTCAATAATTCTTACAAAACCTTCCATATTATCCTCATCCAGAGCGGTTCCAGGTTCGTCTAAAATAAAAATATCTGGTTTCGGGAGACTCGAAACTGATAACAAAGAAAGGCGGATGGCCATGGATGCTATGGTTTTCTCTGCTCCTGATCCCATTTCTAATGGACGAGGTTCAAACTTAGGGTGCTTAATAAAGATGTCTAACTTTTTATCCTCGTTAAGAATGAACACCTCGAAGTCAACAATACCAGTTAAGATCTTAGCGATCTCTTCGTTAATAACTGGTAGTCTGTTTTTGATGACGTTATACGAAATACCGTTTGTATGAAAACATCTCATAAAAAGTTCGTATGCAGCAAACTCAGTTCTCAAAGACTCAAGTTCTTCTTTATCGTTTTCCAGGTTCTTAATCTGTTGTTCTGCAGAACCAACTTCTCTGAAAAGATTGTTGGTCTGTTTCTTACATAAATCACATTCTCTCTTATTTTTGCTTGCAAGTTTTTCTAGATTCTTCTTTTCCAGTATAAGTTCTTCCAGATTCTCTATTGCCTCTCTGTTGTCGTTGTACTTTTTAAGTTTCAAGTTCAACTTTTCTAGAGAAGATTCTTGAACAGAAATATCACTTATCCCCTTATCGATGATAAGTTGCAGTTTAGCAATGCGCTCAGATGTCTCAATCTTCTTATCTTCTACTTGCTGATACTTGTCAAGATAATCGATAACCTTTGCTTGCTCTTCTGCGTTATGACCTTCACCAATCGTGTTAATCTTCATCGCTAAGTTGCCAATGGTTGAACTTTTCTTTTTTATCGTTTCTTCAATAATGTGGTGACAGTCAGAACAGACACGATCCTGCTCTGACATCAAGAGAGACTTGTGTCCTGATTCTTTTTCTAGTTCTAAAATCAATCTTTGTAACTCTTCGTTACTTTTGGCGTAAAGATCTCTCTTGTGCTTGTACTCTTCGATATTAAACTCTTCCAGGAACTTTAAGATCTTTGCATATTTGCTTTTTGCACTTGCGTCTTCTTTTCTATTTTCTTCTAACTGTTTCTTAAGTTTGTTTAACTTTCTAAACGCAGTTTCTTTCTCCATATTGATCTTGATGGGGTCAATGATTTCAGTTGGTGCAGAGTCAATCTTAACCTGAATGGAAGAAATCTCGACCTGGAGTTGTTGTATTTCTCTCTCCAACTTTGTGCATCTTTCTTGATTTGTCTTAAGAATCTTATTCTTTTCGACCAAGACAGCGGTCGCTTGCTGAATTTGTTCGTCATAATCATTACCTTCTAATCTTTTTAACGCTCCGCGAATATCAGCGGACTCTTCTTTTGCCATCCTAAACTTTCTATCAAAAATCTCTAAATCTAAAAATTTAGCGAGTATTTCCTTTCTCTTTGTTGATCCCTCATTGATAAAAGTTAGAGAATCTAACTGAGACGCCATGGAGGTCATCAGAAAATCATCTAGGTTTCCAAAATACTTTCTAATATTTTTATCTGTGTCTTGTCTGGATGTGCCATTAAGACTTTCGGTGTTTCCTATTGCATCACTTGAATAAAAATCAACATCCGTCTTGGCTTCCTCGGTCTCCACACCTTTGAGTTTTTTGGTGTATTTCTCAGATATACGCTCAATATTCAGTTCTTTATCAGCAATTTTGATTGTCGCTTTTGCAGAACCAACATCCATATTCTGATTTATCATATTGAGATTTTTTCTAACTGATTTAGATGTAGAGTTGTAAACTGCATACAAAAGACTGTCAACAATAGAAGACTTGCCTGAAAAGTTCTTTCCAAAGATGCCAACAATGCCTTCCAACTTTGTAAAGTCTATCTTGTTGTTATCACCATAATTAAACAATCCACTCCACTCAAGAGATTGCATGCTCCAGTTTATGTTTCTGTAAATCTCTTCGGAATCTTCTATCGTCTTGTTAAGTCTAGAGTTTATCGCTACGACCTTTTCCATGACATCTTCCGCAACCTCATAGTCTTTAAGATAATCTTTTATGAGTTTGTTTTGCACGTTAATATTTCTGAGGTCTTCCTGCTTTACGGTTTCGGTACCGACATCCAATGCCTTGCTAGACGCACGATTCAGGTATGTTATGCTTTCTGGTTTAAACTTAAACTTTGCAATATCAACACTCCTCCTCATAACATCCAAAGATATGTTGGAGTCTGCAACTAAGCGAACCCGAGATCCCTCTGATAGATCTAAATCAACATCTGGGAGTGATCCGTCCTTGTTAAGGTTTATCGTTACAAATGGTTGTGGATTCTTAAACGTGATCAACTTACATGTAAAATCATCTTTATTTTCAATATCCCAAAGCAAATACCCCTTGTCCAAAGATTCTCCAAAGTTTTGCTGTACTGTTGATCCGGCGTACCGAATGCGACCCTCTCGATCGAGAATCTGTGTCTTATGAATATCTCCAAGGAAGGCGAAATCAAACTTATCAAAGATTCCAATATCATGATCTCCGCCTAACGTCCAATTAAGATCAGTCTTAGATTTATCAATAGCGCCATGATATAACGCAATGTTCACTGCTTCGCTGTCGGTAGGATCTACCCAGTTCTCTTCATCGAACACCGATAAAACATTTAGGCAAAACCCGCCCTCTAAGCGATGTTCACCAGCGTTCTTGAGTAATACTATGCGTTCATTACCCAACGCCTTCACAATAGGCGATATGGCGTCCTGACGACTGCTGTTTTTGAGATTACCGTCATGATTGCCTAGAATTATGTAGGTTGGCGCTATAGCGGCAAGGTTTTCAAAGAAATCTCTCGCCATATCAACAAACTCTGGTGAGATCTGAGTTTTTGTATGTGCAATATCTCCACAGTGTACAATGTAGTCTACGCCCTCTTCTTTGAGAGAGGCGTACAACTGTTTAAATACTTCTTTATATTCATAATGAAACTTAAGGTTGCGGATATGCGTATCCGCAATATGGGCAAACTTCATCTATCCTCCGTTTTTTAAATGTCAGTATTTTCGTTGATGTGATTAAAAAGTCTTTCTAAAAAGTTGATCTTTTGTCCTGCGTTTAGTTGTTCGTATTGTTTGATGATCTGTTCTGCCATAACAAATCCATCATCAGAAGTATCAAAAGATCTTTCTATTTCTTCATTGATCAAATTTTTTAACTTGTTTTTCTCTATCTTCATGCTTTAACCTCCAAAGTTAAGTTTTTGTAATAAATAGTCTTGCCTTGTAACAATAGAGGCACGATTCTTGTACTCTCCAAGCAAATAATCAGGAACCTCTCCCAAATCGGAATATTCATATAGTTTTATTTTACAGACATTTATGCCAAAGTCAAGCAAATTCTTTACTATTCTTAATTCTTTTTTTCTTGCATCTTGATCTAGGCAAATATAAACCGTCTTGCAGTTGTCAACTATTTTGTTAAAAAGTTTAGTTTTAATACTAAGTGTCGATCCCAATATTGGAACACTGTTTTCGTACTTTAAAGAATCAAAAAACCCTTCAACCAAAACGATCGGTTTTGACCAATCAAGAAAAAGATCGTTAAATACAACATCCTTTGAGCATGGAGGGTTTTTATATTTTAAATAGTCTTCACCAAACGATCTCGCAATATAGTAGTTTAGATCACCCTCTTGATTAAAAGATGGGACAATGATCCTGTTCGCATACTGTCCATGATGGCAAAACCCCACTCGATGCATCAGTATCTGAGATCTAGTCACTCCACGATCTATCAAATAATCAAACGCTTTCCTGCCGATAGAAGAGAGGTTGGGGGTTGACAATGTTGTGTAATACTCGGGTAGTTCAAGCGTTTGAGCAACTTCAAGAGTTTCTTCAGTCGCAAAGCAATCTTCAAACCTACTAAGATCTACTTGGTTTGTTAATTGTCTCCACTTTTGTTTTAGATCTCTATCTTTGATCAAGGGGTCTATTTTACTTCCCTTATATTCACAGACCCAACACTGAAACTTATTCTTCTCTATGTTAACTGAAAGTTTTCTCTTATGGTGATTGCACTTTGGACAAAAGAAGAGCATTTCATCGCTTGATTTATAATAGGCACCAAGACTCTGCTTTATGATACTTAGTTTTTCGCTATACAAAGATTGTAACCTGCTTTCGCTATTACCCAACTATCAGACTTATCCATGATACCTGGTTTTACATTTCCATTCTTTGTATATTCTACTACAAAAGTGGGTTCGTTTGCAACAACAAAATCAAAACTTTTTTCTTTTCCTTTCTCGCCTTTCGAAACCTTTATTCCAACTTGCTTTCTAGCAGAGGTTGCTGCGAGCATTTGAGGTTCGTGTCCGAACATATCCCAACACATCCAAGATACCATACCATTGAATCTAGATAAAGTAGATAAAGTCTGTGCTGAAGAGAATCCAGAGCGAAAGGACTGAAGTGACTGTTCTACAAAGACATGTTCAAACTTGTACTCACTATGTAACCTTTCTAAGTGTGCCTTTACGTGCTGTGCCTTATGGTATATTGTCGGAAAATGATTCTTATTCCTCGTGTCCCAATATTCATTATATACGCACGCGCCGTCCTTGTCAAGAACAGTTGCCCCTGTTATGCTTGTTGAAATATCCAGTCCTAATATCATTTGTGCTCGGTTATGAAAGAAGCGTAACCCTCAATAAGTTTCTTCTTTTTTTCATCATCTTCTAGATGATACCATTCCCAGGCAACGCTTTTTGTGATTTGTTTGATCTGGTTGAGGATTGAGGATATCTTTTGTTGAATAGCACCAAAATTTATTCCAATTTCTTCCGGTATATCAATGTCCAACTTTATTGCAGATTCGATTAACTTAAAGTAATCTTCGTTTGTGATTGCTTTGTTTACTTCTTGCAAGATCTTTTTTTTATCTTCGTCATCCTTTATTCTATCTGGATGGGTCTTGCTCGCTATTTTGCGATACAGCGCTTTGTATTCTTTTGGGAGTTCTTTCTTTGGTTTTTCAGGGGGTGGTTCGTAGACCTGTTCTTGTTCTACTTCTGGTTGTACTTTAGTTTGTCCTCTCTTGTACTGCTTTTGCTGTTTTGCTCTTTTTGCAGTTTTGGATGACCTTCTCTCGTTTTCTCCAGCAAGTCCTGCTGCCTGCTTTAACTTGTGCTTTACTTTGCCGTCCTCAACAGAATCTATATATTCTTTGAACATTTTAGAAAACTTAGTCATTGCTTCGTGGTTTATTTTTTGATGTATTTCGAGTTTCTTTATGGCAAACTTAAGTTCATGTATCTTAAGATCAAGTATTTCTTTTCTATTTTTCATTAAATATCCAACTTGAGTTTAAATGTATACTCCCTATCTTCTGTCTTTCTTATCGGGTTTGCTAGTTTTGCAATACCTATAAGTCGCTTTTGGTCATCATAGATTCCAACTTTAGATATGTAGGTTTGTTTTTCATAAGATCCTGTTGATGCATAGTCAGAATGGTCTAGTTTTACAAACTGCAAATCCTTAAACTCCTGATATCTCGTTGCTGATGTTTCTGGATCTTTTACTTGTGCCTTTGTGTATACTGTGGGATTGGTAGAATTATTAAATTCACCCTTTGGAGCATGTGCCATCATTGTTATTGATGGCACAAAGTTTATTCCCTCAAAAGAAAGTCTAAAGGATATTTTCTCATCTGTTGTATTGCCATCATTTGCACCAAAGGCAAAGTTATACCACTTTATCGCTTCTGTGCCGCCGTCGACAGCAGCAGTAGCGCCCGCAGGACCATCTGTGATATTCCAACTGCCCGTCATGTGCATAAACCCTTCGTTATACAAAACGGTACCTGCAACCTTGTTACTGTTTTTTGTTGCGTCAAAAGTTCCTGAGACTTGAATCAACTCTCCATCTTTCTTTATATCTCTACATTCTGCCGCAAGAGATCCCGTGTAAAACACTTGGAGCACTACTGAACCTTTTTTTATACTAGATCCATAAAATATTGACGGTATTTCCACAAGAGAAGCATATTGTTTTGCTTTATCCCAACCGTGCACACCTTCATCATCAGTTGCGCTCGCATATGGATTAGTTGTATCATCAAAAGAAAAGTGATGACTTGTATAAACATACTGATTAAACGAGTTTTTAAGTGAGTTTATAAATCTTTTGTTATTTGTTAATTTTAGGAAACTTCCCTGAAACCTCTCTGAATTGTTTATATCTGCGAAGGGAACAGAAGTTTCACTAAAGTATATTCTTTTTATACTGGATGTTAAAGGATAGTCACCCTTGATAACGTCTCCGTATGCAAACTGAGATGATGTATCGAACTCCGATGTGCTCACTGTTTTGAACGCTATTCTGGCACCGTCTTTAGTGATAAAGGGATAGATTGACTTGCCATTAGGCGGTGCATCTGTACCAGTGTCAATCTGCCTATTAACATTCAGTTCGAAAAGAGATATAAAGTTTTGAGGTGCAACTCGATCTCTCATCGTACCATTGCCATCATCAGTAGCAACATTTCTGTTGCCATTGTAATAAACTAATCCTTTATTAATAATAAAGTCTGACTTTGGGAATGTCTTGATTTGGTTGTAGAATAAATCGTTTTTTCCGAATTCTCTAAACGGCATAATACACCGCCCTTAGTAATCTAACCTTACTCTCAGTGTAAGTTCGTTTGTTGGATCCTTTCTCAAAGGTTCTGAAAGTTTTGCTACCGCCATCAACTCATTGTCTGGCGAATAAAGTCCAACCGAAGTAACATATGAGATAGGCATATCGCTTGGAACATCTTTTACTCTAATCTTCGATTCGTTGAGATAAGATGGATTAGCGCTATAGTTAAACTCATTGTGGTTCGCCCTACAGAAATACACTGTTGAGTTAAGTTCGGTCGTGTTGTTGAATGAGACATCGTACAATCTCTTTCTAATATTGTTTGCAATATTCTGAATCTTAGACCCTGTTAGCATCTGGTTGATACTTGCATCAACCTGTCCTGGTGCGCCGTGCTTGTGTGCTGCACTAAATCCACCAGGAACACCACCGATTGACATTGATACTGGTTGGTGTAAAAGTCCACCACCAGGTGATGCACCTGCCGCTGTTGCTGTTGGTCCTTGCCCATTAAATATAGAAGCAGTAAGCACAACCACGCCAGCCTGATAAAAAATCAACCCGACCTTTGAGGGATCAGATCGCCCAGTGGTATCGCCAGCCATTCCTTGGTGTCCTGCTGTTGCAGTATGCGAAGCGGACAGAATACCATACTCACCTGCAGGAGAGTTAATTCTAAAATCATTTTGAGCGTTCGTGTCTTGGATTGTTAATAAGTGTGCTATACCCGATGCCTTCTTGAGGTTTGCAGACTCCATTTCCTGTTCAGTGCCAAACTTAATCGTAAAAGACCCTTTCTTAATTTCGTCTTTAACAAGAAGTCTAGAAAAGTTTAAGAAAACAACTTCATCCATTTTGTCGTCAGCAGTCTCAGCAAGATTTCCGTCGCGGTCAAATCTTTGCACATTACCATTTCTGTCATGCCCCATTAGAACCTGTGCCATCTGGTTGTACATTGCAATCTTCTTTTCTTGCTGAGTTCTTGTAGTTCTTTTTGCAGCAGTGTTGCCGCCGCCGTGTCCATCCGCAACACCATTTACAGTACCCGACAAGTTACTCTCAGATGAAATACCAACAGAAATATCAAGAATGTGATTTGCAGAAGAACTCAAAAAAGGATAATCATAGACTGATTGAAACATTCCGTGAGAATAGTTTTTGATGTTAAACTCGGTTGGGACCATCCCATGCCCTGCACCGCCGTCCGCTCTACCAGTACTGTAAGTGCCTGACAAGATAGCGCCAGTGATTGGGATTGCTTCATGCAATAAAGTTTTTGTTGTTGTTACGTCGTTATTTAGAAATGTCTTAAATGTAGTTGCCATGTTTTATCCTATACCTTCTTAATAAATCTTATTGGAATGTCCAAAGAATATGAAGTTGTTGCAGATGTTATTCTAACAAGCGAGTCAATAATCCTATAGTTCTGCCCAGAAGAGAACCCTGCGATCGTTGGAGTTGTTAAAGTCGACCCCAACTTATCAAACAAAAAGTTTGAACTAATAAGGTTAATGCTTGGTTGAATCTTAAACTGCACAACACGGTCACGAGGACCTCTAATGTTGTGAACAGACTTTTCTCTTGCAAGTGTCGCATCTGTCCTAAAGTCATCTGCTTGTGGAATAACAACCGGAGACTCACCCTCAGTAGTACCTTCGCTGACATAGTAAGATGCAATCTGATCATCATCAATGAATGATACTGGCACTGGTTGTGCATTAAGATCTGTAATGAATCCTAGTCTGTAATCCGCTTCGATAATAAATTGTGTTTCTTGAAGAGTCGCTGGCATTCTTACTAGCGGAGATATTTCAGTAGTGTCGAGTCCTCTTTCTATTGAAACAAAAGCATTATCACCAGAAGCAAGTGCACTCTGTGTGCTACCCTTCATAATGCCATTCTCATTGAGCGCTGTAAGAACCGCAGGTTCTTCCGTATCTTCATCGCAAGTCACAATAAATCCACCCGTGTTTGTGTTAAGTTTTGTCTTTGCGATATCACTGTAGTTCTCTGAGTTTCCGCCGGAGTTTCCGCCATTGAGAAGTTTTAGAACAGGTAAGTGAAGAATATTGGTTCGAGTGATAGATAACAGTTTGCTCTTCATGGTGGAAGTGTTGTTTGTAAATGCTTCTAACAACGGAGTTCTTAAAATCTCCAAATCGTAATAAGCAGAACCACTAGGGTGATTTTTGTTAAAAAGAGAATAATCAATCTCGTCATCACCCAATGCAAACTTGGAAATTCTAAAGTCACCTCGCGCCATTCGGAAGCGACCTGTATCGGTCAGGACTGCATCTAAGATGATGTCGCCTGAATTATCTAAAAAAGCCATGTACTAACACTCCTTAAACTTCACCTGTAAATAGATTTTAACATATTAAATTTACTTTTTTATTTTCTTCGTTCTTTTTCGCCCTTCCGTTAAAACGAAAGTTTACGTCCACCTCTTTACCGGTGTTTTTACTTCTTATTCTCAACTTAAATTTCTTACCCCACAACTTATCTAGACCAGGTTCTCCAAACATCTGGTTCTTATCTGCAAGATCAACCAGATCCGCAAATCGGCCACTCTCTGGAAGTTGCAGTGTTCTTTGTCCCAGAGTTGGTTTGATGGACATAAATATTCTAAGGTCCTTACTTGATTGTCTCATATCTTTCATCTTTTTTTTCAAGTCTTCTGGTTCTACAACCTTGACTGAAAGTCTTACTGCTTCATTGAAAGTAATCAATTCTATCTCATATATGTGAGAGGGATTAGATACATGACCGTGGACATCCTCCACTCTAAAAGTATAATAATACTTCTTGTCTGGTTTGAGGTTATCCATAAAAGCAAAGTTGTCCGACTTTAGTACTTCCTTTGCTATTTTGTTACCAACAAAGTCTTCATAACTTGATGGATACTCTTCTATCCTGAAAATCTCAAAAGTTGTTGCAGGATCATCACTTCTAAATCTTATCATCTCCGATTCTGCCAAATCTTCACTTAAAGAAAATGAAAGGTTTCTTGCTTCCTGTAAACTGATTCCCTGGACGCTTTGCAAACCTTGACTAGCGGCAACTGTGTAAAACTGAACGTTATCATCATCTTCCAGCAAAACAGGAGGTGCTAGGTACTCCCCAGTATTTGAACTAAGATTTATTAACACCTTGTCTTGAACATTCTTAAAAGGAACAAAATCTATGTTTGGATATATAGGAGGTCTATCCGATATTGCGATTCTCTTAGAGGTAGATGGGATGCTAAGTATCTTTAAAACAGGAACATTTACGATTCCAAACTTCTGCCTAAAGTCTGGGTTTGTTGGTTCTTGTTTTGTTTGGTCTTCTTTTTTCTTGTCTTTTTCTGTCCTTTGAACACCTGGATCTAAATAAGCATACTTATTACCAACGATTGCAACAACCCTATTAATCTTGTATTCGTAAACCTTACCATACTTTACCTGACTGTCGATAAATCTCTCTACTTCCCTATCGTTATTTGATAGAATATGAAAACTGTTTATGTGCGACTCTTCTCCGTTTCTAGATATCTCATATTTATCTACAGTGAATCCCAAAACCTCACTCTTGGCGGGTACACCAGTCATTATCTGCCGGTAAGTGCGCGCGCGAGAGTTTACAAATCTTGCTATCTTTGCCTTGATGGTCAAGAGTCTAAAGATATTTGCAAACTTTTCTATTGGCGAAGTCGGTGCCAAAGCGCCTGATGTGTAAAAATCAAATATAGAATCAAACCATTCAGAGAAGTCGAGAGACCTTGACTCATCAATCTTTATTGTGTCTGAAAATTCTATGTTAGTTGACAGCGAGTCAGAATCTGCGTTAAGTCCGGACTGTAGCAGTTGGTCAACATAACTGGCATTGATTATATCCGTATTTGTTATGTTATATAACATGCCCGAGAGGTAACTTCTCCTTTGTGTCGTTTCTGTATCCTGGCGCTTCACGAGGGCACCGAACATGCTTCTAACTATTGTGTTGTCCCCATTGAAGGTTAGCGCTTCTGCGAGTTGTGATTTCTCTATACTACCCAATTCCATCTCAACAAACATTGGATTTAGATATCTTTCATTGTATATGATGTCCAGTTCTTCTGGTGTTCTTTTGCTTAAGTACACATCCTGATCATTGTTATCGATATTGAACCCATAATATTCTCTCATCAGTCCTGCCATCTTTCGTTTAGCATCTCTATTGCCAATCTTCATCAAGTCTTCTATGTATTCAACTTGTTGTGACGGTCTGACTGCCTCAGACTCGTCTACAGAGTCTCTCATGCCGGAAAAAAACCCAGTTCCTGTTAGGAGGTCAGCGATCTCCAGTCTCGAAAAGATAAGTTTTTCAAAGTCTTGCTTCTGTATTCTGCTCAATCCTTCCGTTTTAAAACCGGAAGTCTCAAAGGCAAGTTCGGGTTTTTTCAAGTAAGGAGATGGCAACTCCAGTTCATCAAGCACAGGAGAGAAGATTCTTTCATACAAGCAGTCGAAGTAAGAATATACAGTACGAATATCAAAGTATGATTTGTTTCCGATGTCGACAACGTCTGCCTCTTCTTTAGATAGCAAGTCAGTTACATTTGTTGTAAAGTCCTGAAACATTACCCTGCCCACTGTAGGAGGCGCATCTAATCTGGCAGGGTCTGTATCTTTTGTTAAGGTTAACTCATCCCCATAAAAAGGAATGACCGGAAAGGGGTTTAAGTTTGCATAGTTCAACCTTTCAGCATACTTATCACTTATGTTTCTCCATCCCACATTCTGATCTTGTCTTAAGGCAGCTTCACGAAAAGATTCTCTTTTTTCAGATGGTCTACCAGATGTAGGGACTATCTCAGAAGCAATTTCGTTTCTTACGTGACCATAAATATAGTCTTTCCATGACCAATCTTGAGTGCTTGAAGCATTCTTTACTCCCACCAGTTCATGATATTCGTACTTGACCTTAAATCCTGCGGAGTTGTTGCTTGCTATTGTTTGTAATATTTCATTTTTATTTTTCCATGTAGCTAAGTTTGCGGATCCGCCAGATCTAATGTGCAGATTTTTTGATCCATCAATATATAATTTTGCCCACCCCCTACCCTTTTCTGAATTTACAAAATAAAAATCAGGGCCTCGGGAGTTGCCGTGTATACTTTTTGCTGAACCTGCGGTCTCGTACTCGACAGGTCCGCCAATGTGCCCAGCATTAAACCACATCCTATCACCAATCCACCTTAGTGGATCAATTCTATAAGAGTTATCAATAACATTAGAAGGGGACCTTCTTTTGTCCGTGCCCACGAAACTGTGTAGCATGTAGGCAGGTTTTGATTTAAACTTTCCTTCTCCTGTCTCTGGGTCGACCCCCGTGGTGTTTCCAAGATCTAAAAGAGAGGTGTTTGTTATAACCCAAGTGCTTTTCTCAGCAGATAAATTGTTTTGAAAAACTGGTGTTAGAGAGATATCGTTTTCTAAACCTTCTCCCAAACTATTATTTAAAAGGTCCTGTGTCCTTTCATTTTCTATTTCCTCCATTACTTGCTGTACTGTCGGATTTTGCATTGCCTCTATTCCAGATTGAAGTGCTGCTTGTGGTCCAGAAAGTGCTGGTGATCGAAATAACGCTGCTGCTGGATTACTTAAGGCAGATACAGAGGGTCCACCGAGTCCCGGAATACCAAAGCGTGCAGGCGAAGTTTCCTGGTACTCTGGACTAACTTCTTCTTGTTCTTCTGGAAGTACTACTTCGCAAGGATCTTTTTCTGCCATACTTTAAATATCTCCGTAGTAAAATATATTCACCTAGTAACCGCCGAATCCACCAAATGCTCCAGCGAATGCGCCTGTTCCACCGCCAAAGTTACCCATACCGCCTGCTGACTGCATTGCAGGGCTCGCAGTAAAATCGGCACTCGCAACAGGTCCTACGGCAGATGTACCAACATTCATAGCAGCGCCAGCAGTAAGACCTGGTGATGTTGGTGATTGTGATGTCGACGTAGCGCCAGATGTGGCGACAGTTGTTCCGAGACCAACCTCTAAAACTGAATATGTTGGCGTCGGTGATGCGCCTGATTCCCTATGGGTCGGCATTGGTTTGGGGTTTGAACTTCTTGTTTGTGATCCCATCGGTTTACCAACACCATTACCCGTTGCAATATCTGCCGAAACTAGTTGTATTTTTCCCGTTCCGGTTGCACCACTATTGACCCCACCATACGTAAGAACGCCGCCGGAGTTTGAATCTGTTGCAAACACCATCGCTTCTTCAAACACTCCGCCGGTTGGAAAGGAAGTTGATCTAACTTGGGGTATGAGGTCCTCAATAGTTGTTCCAATATCCAAAGTAGGCATCGTTGGTATTGCAGGCAGCACTGGTCCAGGTATAGTAGGTCCTGTTGGGACTTCTACTGTTGTAATCGGCGGAACTGTTTGAGTCGGTGGTTCAACTGTCGGCAAATCAAGTGGTAAAACCTCCGGTATAACTTCCTCCTGAGCGAATCCAAATCCAAAAAAGAAATCCTCCCTATCAAGAAAATCGGTAATAAGTGGTAGTCTAAAGTCTTTTGGGGTATTATCTATTAACCCACACTCGTTAGGATTCTCTGGGAACGGTAGTTCTCTCGTGATGTCGACAAGGGTGGTCGCGTTCGTCAAAGACCCGTAGTTCGTTATGTTGTTAGAAAGTTGATCATTTATTGCACGAAGACCTTCAAAAAAGTTTGAAGTGTCCAAGTTATCAATACTTCTTAAGAAATTAGTTGGAGCGGCGGGGCCCCTAACTCTCACCAACTTTCTTAACCCAGTGATATAGTTGCTTACTGCATTCGAATCTACTGATGATGCCGGATCTAGGAAGATAAATTTTTTCTTGCTTAATCTTTTCAGTTTTCTTTGCCACTTTGACATACCTCTTTGGCGTCGACCTCTATTTCTCCTTCTTCGAGATGCCCTTAGTTGCATTTTACTTGCTTCTTTTTTCTCTAACTCAAATTGGTCTCTTTTCATCTTGATCATTTCCCTATCAAAACACATGACCCAGTTTCCAAGATTTAAAAATCTTGGAGAAAGTGCCACTGGATTACCAGGAGGTATATCATAACGAACTGCCTCTTCTTCTAATCTTCTTAGAAATATGGGAAATGTCGCCGTTCTAGGTCCAGTGTAGGTTGGTCTTGCGATGTCATAATCGAAGGAAACCTCATCCCTAAATGGTTCTAGATGAACAAACGTGTCTATATCAATATCAAAATTTGTTGAGTTTAACCACCTTTTTACAGTAAAAGTATATCCAGATTTTGCAGAGTAACCAGAACCTTCGCTTGATATATACAAATTATGCTTTGCCCCAAAGTACTCTTCCATCTCAAGCACCAAATCTTCAAAAGACGTAATAAACGAATCTATTGTTTCTGGGTTCGTATTTGAGGGATTAATCATATTATACAACTCTGTTCGAGATATAGACTCTGGGTCTGGTAAAAACCCATCGTTCTGTAGCGACTCCAAAGCACTCAGAGGAGTTTGCAACTGATTTTCTAACTGGACATTTTCTGTTGCTCTTCTTGTTCTCTGTACTTCACTTCTTCCAAAAGAAAAGAAAAGCAAGTCCCTGAAACTATCAACATACTCTCGAAAATCATACTTACGCCTTGAGTCTGCTATAAATTTACTTGTAAACGTTCTTGTTCTAGAGTCATAATTTCCAATTGTTGAAACACTTTCGGTGTAAATGGGGTCTTCGGACAAACCAATCGGAAGATTTTCCTCTGGTTTTTTGACATTGTACGTATCAAAAACTGGTATTTTTGATTCTTGAGAATATATTTTTAGATTTTTTATAGCGCGGCGAGCGCGTTCAAGTTTAGTTAACATGAATGGTTTTGTGTTATCTACTACCCTCAACTCTACACCATATTGATATATTCCGTTTGTTCCATGATAGTCCCCTATTTGAAAATCACTTGCTTTAAAGGATCTAGTTGAAAAACCCCTTCCTGTTTGTTCAACTGCTCCATAATAGTCATCTGAAGAAGGGTTTAAGGATCCAGGTCCACCATCAGAAGACGCTATAACAATGTGTTCCGCCTCTGACTCTGGCATAAATGCTATTCGTTTTTTACTTCCGAGTCTATCAGTACCAGGCAATCCGGTAGTCATCCTCCTTCTTACAATCTTCATTTCCAGGATGCTCATCAGCACTGTGGGTGCTGCCCAACTCAATATTGGAGCGCTCTTAAGAAGAGGATAATATCTTGAGTTTCTTTTATAGATGTCAAACATATTTGCTGTAAATTCGATATTTGTCTCTTGCTCTTCCTTATCATAATTGACAATAACTCGATCTAATCCAAAATAGTTCTTGTCTCCCCTATCTAAAAAGGAAAGGTCTGGTTTTCTATTGTTGAAATACTCCAATTGATCTGGTTGATAGTTTACGAGTTTTGTTCTTTGCATTACTCTAAAGTCTTGTATTTTTGTGATCGGTACTTGCTCTTTGTTCAACTTTGGTCCCATATCTGCGCCAGCATAACCTGCCATATATCCCGTATATCCACCTGGTCCGGGGTTTCCGCTTCCATGATAGTGAACTGGTCCATAGTAAGGTTGTCCGTTATCTGCTAGTTTGTATATACTTGCTGTTGAAACTATACGACCCCCTCTCGTAACCGCGTCCAAGGTTAGATCACCTACTGTATAGGAGAGTTTTCTAGCATCTTCTTCAGAAAAATTATCAGTTGTTAGTCCCAAAGACTCAAAGTCAAAGTAACTAAAGCAGATAATGCTAAGATTATTGAGATTATCCCACTCTTTATTCTCAAGAATAAATGTTTGCTCTCCAGGAATGATATTAACAACATTGTTATTAATATCATATTCTTGATATATTGTGTTTCGAAACTCAAACCCAAGAGCAGCGGGTCTAGCTAGATTAACACTTTTTTCGATCGGTATTCTAAGTCCTCTGTATCCCCTTGTCAATATCTCCAATGCTTGTTCGAAGTTCCTTCCTCTTGCGTTTGGAAAATTAGACAGGTTGTATATTTGATTTGACAAAGTGTTGCCGGTTTCTGCTCCATCCACTGCCACCACGATCACCTTAAGTGCCTTGAGAACGTCATCCTGCATATCTTCTTCTGCCATGCGGCCGCCTTCTACAACATCTTTTCTAGTTTGCGTTATGATACCTAACCCATTTTGATCAAGAACATCTTTTATTTGATAATCTACAGTAACTGCTGTTTTGCCTTCTTTTGGATCGTTGCCTATACTTTCAAGTGTTATCCTTCTCGTGTAAACTTTAGGAAGAAACTGACCTACGATCTCGGATGTGCTTTCGTACCTTTTAATCGCCATCAGTCACAATCCTCACCCAAGTCACCAAGAGATATGCTTGCATCATCAATGCCTGCGGTCGAATCTTTAAATTTATTTATCGCTTTGTTTAGTCCTGATATCAACTTACTTCTGTTTGTTCCATGTATGTCAAATCCATAAAAAGATGCGACGCTGGCATCTGTTTCTACCTCAAAGTAATGGTCTATATATCGATCTTTCTTTGACTCTAAAGCATTATCTGCAAAGTAAAGTCTTCTTAAACGTTCTGTCTCAGCATTATTTGCCTTTTCGTTTGTCTCAATCTTTTCTACTTCATAAAATTCAAACTCAAAGTTGGTTAAATCATAGTCCACATTGTCTTCTACAATACTAAAAACTATAGCATCACTGTCAACTGATGCCTTAAAATTATCTAAAAATGTTACATTCTTTTCTAACCCAAGTTGATCTCGATATTCTTCTGGTGTGATTTGATCATCGTCATCTGCCACACTTAGTTCAAAACCGTTAACAGAATAATCTACCTCGAAATTAAGAACCGGTCTTTTTATTCCTACGTTCGGAGAGGAAGAACTAATGATAACGCTCTGTATTTCTCCATCAAAGTGAGATTGTATATCCCATGCTGGGACCTCCCTAACACCAACAGATGAGTTTCCAAGAAAATTTCTAACTAGGTTTCGGTCATCAGAACCCATCTTTTCTTCTTCTATAGTATCGTTGCCATACGCTTGATCAAGCGGCATCTCCTCTGTTCTACCCCTTATTCTTGCTTGCCAACCATGACCTCTTGGTTTTTCAACCTTATGCCCATTAAGTGCCTTGACCCTTGTTTCCACTCCATCATGTTCATAGAGTGCTTTCATTCTTTGAGTTTCTTTTTGGATTCTGTTTGAGGTATCTCTTGCAACCTCTACCTTGCCAGAATTAACATACGAAACATCATACAAAACTTCATCGTCAGAAAATACGTAAAATTTTGGTTTTAGTTTTCCTTTTGATAAAAGATACTTTCCTAGTTGAGTCAACTGAACATCTAGTACTTCCTCTTTTTTGTTAAAGAATGTCATTCATTATCCCTTCTGGTTTTTAATATTCTTGCCGTTTCTTCGTCTATGACTTCAGATTTGCTTGTAAAAGAAACAGACGCATTCAAGTTAACTAGTTCTACGATTGAAAAATAATCGTATGGCCAGTTGAACCCGTACTTAAAAATATCATTCTCAACAGACAAGTTTCGTTCTGGATGTCCTTCCGGTAATCTGTCTATTTCTTTCTTTCTAAAGTAATCTGTTTCTGCTTTTTGTTTTACCTTAAACACCATCCACTGAGTATCTTCTGATAGTCCACCTCGCCAATCCTCAATTCTATAACCGGTTGTGGTGCCAGCAATGCCTGGAATCTGCTCTGTTACAACTTCTGCGGTTGGATCCAACAAGTCATTCAAGTTAAATAAATCATGCTCGACTATCTGAGATGATATCACACTCCTGGACCCGTTTCTTGAACCGTACATGTCAAGTCCGATATCGGGAGTTACGTTTTGCCAGATTTTAGCGATATCTTCTTTTGGTAACACAACAGAAAAATCAAATACATACATTGCAAATGGTCTAATAAATTTTCCATCTGGATCGTTATACTTTAAAAAGTTAAACTGAGGTGGGATGTTATACCTCATCATAGACCTAACCATATTTTGTATTGAGGGTCTAACCTTTATTGTACTTGGCAAGTCATCAATGACCCTTCTTGTTGCATCTTGTTGCGGTATTGTGCCTCCTGAGCGACTTGCTTCTGCTGCATCAAGAATGTTTGCTACTTCCCTAAATCTTCTTATTTCCTCTTCTGTTTTTAGTTTATAATCGGAATATCCAAGATTTCTTACTGCTTGATAAACTTCTTCTGGTGGTAAGTTGTAATAACTTCTAACTCCATTTAATGTTTTAAAAGGCACAGCAATCACGCCCTCATAAACCTTTAAGTTATTAGGCATTTCTCCAACCCGAGCGTATCCACTTTCCACCTTTACGTCAAGGAGTTTAGCTAAATCTTCAACACCTTCTATGTTTCTTGGCGAGGTTACAGAGACGAATGGTCGACCCAAAGATTTAAATGATCCTGTTTGGTGCCAGATACCCTTCACCCTTGGCAAGTGTTGTATGGTTTCTAAAGTCTTTGGTTGATGAGCATCGACCTTAGAAAAGTCAAAGGTAGGACATTCAAATTTAGTTTGAATAACCAACGACTTTCTATCTGCAATAGGATCACCTTGCGAATCATAAGATTGTACTAAATTGGTGTTCTGTTGGTCCAGTCCATTGAAACTTGAACTTAAATGCATTGCATATCTTCGATTATATGACGGAACAACCTCGTTAGTTGTTGCGTCTTCATTAGACGCAAAACCTGTTGATCTTGTCATTATAGATCCAGTAGCAGATACTTTTCTAATATAAGATATTTCAGTGTCCTGCAAGATACCCTCTATCGTGGAATATGCTGGTCCATCTTGTGGTGTAAAAGTAAATACTGCTCTGGCCTGTCCGTCGTAATGTGGTGGCAAGTAAGGAGAGAATCCATACCCAACAAGGTCAGCGGCGCGGCGGTAATACACGCCGTCAGAGTGCAGTTTTCTAAATTTACCTGCGTCGAAGGGCATGCCAAATGCAGATGGGTTGTTATACATTGGGTTATCTGTCTTTACACCGAGAGCAGCAAGTACACCAGAGTTTAAGTCGATTGACATTTGATAGGTCTTTCCAACTTCCGGTATAAAACTTGGAGTATCACTTGATCGTATAGTTACTCCTTTTTTATTAGCAATAAAAAAGTTAATAGTTTCTGCATAAAAATTGCTTGCTGCCATGGTGTAAACATTATTACTTACCCTTGATCTAGCAGAACCTAAATCAAACTCTGTCAACAATGAACCTGACTTAGTTGGTATACCAAAATGAAAATTTTCATCTGTCTTGTAAACTTCTTGATAATCAGTTCCTGACCATTTAAAAGTTTGTTGGTTATGATCATTTTGTCCAACATACCTCAAGGTATTTGTTAGTGCTCCCAACAAACTAGAACTGGGGTGGGGTTCCGCTTCGTAAAATAAAGCAGATGCTATTTTTCCATCATCCTTCATTTCTGGCGTAAACTCTTCTGGTTTTATGATTGCCTCAAACGGCACTCTTGTAATCTTTCTAACTCCTGTTGATTCTTGATAATCATTTAACCAACCGTGTGAACCCAACTCATCGTCTGCAATAGGACCTGATCCTGTGAAGTTGTAAGTTCCATAACTTGCCGAACCGATTCTTGGTATTGACGTATCATTCGTGAAGTTGGATTTAGTGCCAACTATGAAAGAGGGCATTCTTACAGATCCTGTTGCTGTCATGTAAGAACTGCTTAAAAATTCATTATTATCAACCAAGAGTTTTTCAGGAGTTGTTGTTGTGTCTTCAAAGTATATACTAGTTCCAATAGATCCATACCAGGTTCTGTAATCATCCACACCAGGATCAACATAGGTTCCATAGTCTGCATTACCTGCTGTGTACTTACAGGTGTATTGTGAAGGATTTGTAATATCTACAATGCCGTTCCAACGCTGGCGTTTCTTATCAGAATATTTTAGATCATTTGTCAAGGATCCCGACCATTCTGTGAACCCGTAAAATGCGCCCGATAGATGGTTGTCTTTTGTCGGCATATTGTATTGATTAAATGCTACGGCACTACCAGTCGTATTGTTCAGTATTTTTCCACTAAACAGATCTTGCGCATGATTGAACATATGCATCTTGTTAATAGCGTGATTGGTATATCCACTATCGCCGCCCATCCTGTACCAACCTATGATTCTGCTGTGTTGTGTACTTGGTAAACATGTGTATGGGTTTCTAGGACCAAGAGTGTCACCTATGGTATCAAAAAATCTCAAATCTTGCCACTCTTGATTATCAGATTGTCCCAACACGAATGGAGATACCTTTGGTATCATCGCCCTAAAGTCAGGTGTTCCTTTTACGTATCCACTTAAAGTTCTTGCCATTTGATCTGTACCGGGTGTGTTTAGTATGATTACCTCTGACATCATATTTTCACCCGGATACACAAAATCATTCATAATATTATCACTAATGTCAATAGCATCACCATCCACAGTGCGTGCATCTGTGTAAGTATTAAGTTTGCTTGTGTGCGCAGAATTCGTGCCATCAATAGTACCATCATCGAAAATGTAATCTTCCAAATGCAGCGCTGTTGAATTAATATGCCTATGGGTTGGTGACAGTAAAGATCCCGTTGCAACAGAATTGTAGTACTCAACTGCTTTGACATTCTGTCCAATACAAACAAAATCTTCATTTTCACCTGTTGTTTTGGTGCCCTCATCAAGTACCGGATAAGATGTATTTGTAAAATTTGACTGTCCATTGTTAAAATAATCGCTACTACATTTTATTACGCCTGCGCCAGTGTATTTTTCTCCATTCACCCAGGCATTAAAACCTTTGACTGATCCGTTAGTATTTCCAGGTCCCGCAAACGATATACCAATATTGTCTAACTCTAAGGATAATAATATGTGATTCCAACCTGGATGTATTGCTTTCAAATCTTCTGTAGAGTTATAAGCGTTCGAAACTCGAACAAAAGAAAAGAAACCATCGGTGCTACCGAGGTTGGTGATGCCATCACCGCCGGTGCAAGTAAACCCTATGGTATACATCCTATCATTAGTAAAACCCTTGCCTACCATAAGAGATGAATTGTGTCCTGCTACAGATAAGTTTGCATCATACGTTCGCCTATCAAAGTTACCACCCATAGAATCCACGCCGATAAAGTAACCAAAATTAACACCACTCCTCCAATACGCGTCGAAGAGGGGGATGTTTCTTCGGGATCCACCAAAAGATATTATATTTCCTTTTTGTCTATAGAGTCCAATAGAAGTTGGAGAGTGTCCGTCGAGTGATCCATGACCACTATAAACCTTTGGAAAGTACATCCACAAAGAAACGGTGATTGCCTTTCCAGATACGCCAGGGCCGCCTGGTGCAAGACTTCCAGAAATAACCTTTGCCCAGTCTGCTGGTTTGCCTATCTCTACTCTGTTTCTAGATAGTTTTGGACTTGTAGAAGCAGCGCCAGCGATTAACGGAGTTCCGTCAGATCTTGTTCCGTTCGAGTGAGGACCTGCTCCATTAGCATTGCCAAAATTTTCATCGATTGCAAGACTTGCTGACTGAAACATAACAGCATACTGATTATAAATTCTATCTTTATGAGGTTCTATAATCGGATAGTCGACTGCAAGACCAGATTTTATAGAGTTAAATCCAATTCCAGGTGCGTAATAAGGTGCCAATACATTTCTAAAGTGTCCGCCAGTAATGAAAGCAGAATAAGATGAACTGAAATCTGATGCCAATTGCGTCATCCTGTCTGCTGGATACAATCCTCTGTAGGGTAAGAACTTCTTAAACGCTCTACACTCCAACTTTAACTTTGTTGGTTTAACAGTTTTTACCTCTCTAAACTCATCCTCTACAACACTAAAATGTTTTAGAAAATCTGTATGACTGTAGACTTCATAAAAGTTGTCAACAGCACTATTATCGGGCGATTCTACATCAGAACCAGTTATATTTAAAAAAGTATCATTACAACTAAAGAACGGATCTTCACCTCCAATAGTGTTGAGATAAAAATCCATGTGCTCGCTAATTCTAAATTCTGGCACCAGTGCATAATCTTTTGCCAGCAATCTAGATTGTTCTCTAAAGTCGGCATAGTTGCTAAAGTTAAAAGGATTCCTAGAAGCGTGCTCAGGCGTCCTAAAGAACTGCGAACCATACAGATGGTGATCTTTTTTATCGTCTTTTTGGTAGTACGACACATACTGCTTTTGAGCATCTTGCATTACTATTTGATCATAAGTTTCTAAATAATCTGAAGATATGGACGATGCACTATGGTGTTTTGCTGATCCAAAAAATCTTGGTTCAATTTCGTCACCGTATTTATCTAAAGCGCCCAAAGACAATAAGGAGGGTTCAAAATTTTGTGGAGAATAATATCTTCGTTTTGATGCCGGAACTCTTGCTGATGTATATGATTTTACCGGTGTATCCAACTCTGCAAGTCCAACAAAATCTTTCGCAAACTTATATTGATCGTTTAACGCTTCATTGTTACCTACCTCTTCAAGACAATGAAAGACAGTTGGCATAGCAATCAACCAACCCGACCTGAAATCAGCAGTGAGACTTGACGCTTGCAGGAACCTAAGATCTACGCCACTAGCAAAAGCAGCAGTGGCATTTGGTGGTACACCAAACACATATCTTCTAAACTTGTTGTCCGGCCAAGAATCCCATTCTGGATTTTGAAACGCCGTAACTTTTCCTATTGTTGTCCAAGTGGTGCCAGTGCCAATCTGAACAAACAAGTCACTTGAAGCCTTTAACATCCCCCAACTATCTATATTCGATGCATGATTTCCTGTCCTTATATGAACCTGCACAACAGCACCTTTTGTGACGCTAATCGCAGATCCGGTTGTCTCTATGTGACGCCAGATATTAGTGCTATAGGTTGTTCCGTCACCACCGGGAATCTGTGAACGCGGTACCGTTCCTTTATTTGAGTGCGCGTTAGCATTGTTGTCCGTTCCAACCAAAGCGATTACGTGAGGATATTCTAGGTTTGTTGCAGATCCGTTTAAGTTAGCAAGTCTAGGTCCAGTTGTGGCGTCTGCTATAGTCCTTGGTGTATTATTAGCAACATAACTTCTCCATCCGTGAGGTATTTTATTTTTTTGGTTTGCAGTGCCACCCTGCGTGAAACCATTACTATTTGGCACTGCAAACTGAAATGCTGCCCCGCGGCCGCGCCTGTTGTTACCGCTACTAACATTTATAGTTTTTTGACCTGCAACTAGTTTAAAATCTTGTCTAAATATAGATTTTCTATTATAACTAAGTGCTAAGTTAAACTTTTTGAAGTCTCCCTGATGTGGTAAACTCGATGTTGACTGCATTGGGAACGGTCTAGCATAAAGCGCACTTGGCACTGGTTTTGTCAAATTGTTGTGAAATATAGAATAGTTTGCAAGCAATTCACCTGAACCGTCTGTACCTAACGAATCAACTGTTCTCTTCAAAGAAACAGTACTAAAATCTTCTGGTCCATCTAGAGGCCAAACTGACAATCTTGGAACTGTAAATCCTTGTGAATTCTTTACGTTTGGTTGCGTTCTATCCTTTCTATTGTCTCGCCAAAAATCTTCAGCAGTGTATTGAGATCTTTCTCTAGATTTTTTAAGATATGTATTCTCTTCTTTTGGAAAAATATTTATTGAATAATCTGCCACCGCACTTGGTTTTGTAAAGTCAAAACTTAAAAGTTCATCAGAAGTGAAGTTTCTTTTTACTTCTTCCTGAATTGGGACAATACCAAGAACCTTTGACAACTTATCGTTTGCAAATCTTGCAATGTTATTGGCAAAGGTATATGTCTTTTTGAAAGGTACAATGGGTCCCGGTATTATTACGCTTGGAATTCTAGGTATACCAAAATCGACTGGGGACCTTCTCAACCTCATCGGTCTTCTCGTGTTGCCCCTAAGAGCAATCGGTTTTCTATTAGATGATACTGGCGGATCAGTAAATCTATAGTTTGTATTACCAACCGCTCTCGATTCTGTTGCTGTCTGGTGGTCGATTTGATCAGGCCAACTATAGTTGCCAAGCGTCGAAAACTGCAACTGTACATTTTCATTGCCCCTATCAAGGACAGGAATAGAATATAGATTGTTCTTTCTAAAATACCTACCAAGAGCAGAGTCACCTACTCTGATTTGTTTCCAACTTGGCCAACCATATGGTCCTTGTCTGTGGTGGATTGTTCCGGTAAGGTCATACGTTTCTGCTGCAGTGACGGTGTTTGTTACGACGTTTATATCATCACGGATGTGCGTGTTTAATCCAACAAAATCAATCGGTATAGTCCCTTCTCTGTTACTTGCAGTTAAAAACTCGTATGTCCTTTCGTAAGCGAGAGACCCGGTTGCATCTCCTACTGACGCCTGAGTGAAAGAATGAAGGTGACCAGCGATCTCAACAGGTTCTCTACCGGTTGCGAGCGATGCAGTAATCCATGCATATTGGTAATCGTTTTGTGGGATTGGGTGTCTTACAAAAACATTATCTTGATTCACATCTACTTCACCATTATACATGCTATTATCCAACTTTCTTCGATATCTTGGATTAGCATTTACTTTATGGTTTGTAACAAGACTATTAGAGTCTGTGCTTGCAGTTTGTGGTATGATACTTAACTGATCTAGTGGTCCACGAGTTGCTAGATTTCTATAGTTCAAGGAGTTATACACTGAATACTGGTTTGTTGCTCTATCTAAGTTCTGTCCACCAAGACTGTCACCAGCGGTTTCAGGTCCGCCTGGAGCAGAGAATCGAGCGTTAAACACATGTTTTCTACCAGGTCTTGGAAACTTTGCAGTCTCTTGAACGCCAGCGATACCAAGAGAGTTTACGGGCGCTAATGGTTGATCATTATCAACAAGAAAGTCTTTTCTTTGATCTTCAGATGTATACTGCACAATATCATAAGGGTGATTAAAGTTGCCCAAAGAAATGCTGCCAGTTGTGGTTCTGATGTTTCTAATGTTTACAGGTCTCTTTGCAAGATCTTCTCTCAGCATTTGAGCGCTTTGAATTGTGTGATCGATAATCGGATGCTTATCTGAAGTAAAATCAACAGCATTGGGCGGCAGTACGTAAAGTTTACCATCTTCTGCCAATAACTTGAATGCTTCTAATCTGCTTCTCCCATCCTTTTTTGCTTCAATACTGCCCAGAAGCGATCCGGATAGGTCTTGATGCCTATGTTGATTTCCGCCAACCCACCTCTCAGTAAACGGTGATTGTAGTGTAACTTCTCTGTCGTCACCATACTCATCTGTGTGGATGTTTGTTATATCAACACCCTTTTTAAAATCCCTGTGTAACAGTCCCTGATATCCCGATATCGGATCTAAAGAACTACTATACAGAGTGAATGGTGCAATATCATTAACATCCATGTCCCTACTGGTAAAAGCAATATCTGCTGGAGCGTGTACTTTCTTTTTTCTACTTGGATGTATAGGATCTTTACAAGAATCAGCAGATGCTTCAGATCCTGTTATTACAATATGTGATAATCTTCCTGCTGTTGAAATACCAGTAAAAAGTCTTTTCTTCTTATTACCAAAAGAATTGTCTCCACCCTTAAGATGCCTTTGGTCCTCTACTGATAATCTATACGGTCTCGACAATCTTCTTGTTGCATATGTAGACCCCGAAACAGAAGTTATTGATATTCTTCTAATAACCTCTCTATCTCTGTCCACTGCTATTGTAGTTTCTTCGTGGTTGCCGCTGCTGGTAACGTGAAGATCAGTACTTCTCTGTGCTCGCTCCCTTGCCCACAGGCAGTTATCGTTTGGGCCCTTGTTTATTGAAGCGTGTCCGTGCTGCCAATCGTAAAGAAGTTCATTAATGCCTCGAATTTGACCCAAAGGATCTGACTGCTTAAACTCCATAGTTGGAAACTTGTTGAAGTACTTGCTTCTCTCAAGTGCGTGACTTTCAATTACATTTCTAATATCTTCTGATGCTGCAACTGAGGCAGGTACTAGTTGGTCAATCATCACAGACAGCGAAGAGTCTAACCACTTGTAATACTCTATATATCTCTCTATGTCTGGTGTATTTTCAACTCTATTAAAGAACGTCTGTCGCAGTTTCGCCATCCTCTTGTAGTGAGGTCTATATCTCTCTACTGGTGCGCCGATGAGGTTGCTAAAGTCGTTAATGCCGCCAAAAAAGTTTATCATTTCATCAGTTATTGCTGCATACATAGACTTTTCAAAAGAAAAGAAAAAGTCAGTCGGTTTAGTTTCTCTGGTAAATGTAATGTCATCGTTGGATAAAATGCTTACCATATCGGTTGCTTTTACATTTTCAAACGTTTGTAGTCTTGCTGCCTGATCGTACTCAACGTCCACACTTGATGTAGTTGCTGACGCAAAGTTTATACCTTTGCCTGGATGTAGTCTTCTTGTGATAGGTGCTAGTTTACCAAAAGTATGTTGATCTTCGATAGACCCAGAAGACACATCAGTAACCCACATGTCACCATTCGAAGTTGATCCTGTTAAGTTTGAAAAATCCCAGTTAATCGCCAAGCGGTCGATTCTTTTTGTTGGTGCATCACCGAGTTCCTGTAGAGGATTTATGTGTGCAGAAGGAGATGACAGGCCATATGATCTCGGATCTATGGCATGAGCATTGATTTCCTCATTAGATAATGTATCCAACCACACCCTAAAGTTAGAAACCTTTACGTCTGAGTTGTAGTGCATATCTCCTATAAAGTTCTCATTCTCAGCGCCTACATAAAATCTCTTTGAATATTTCATGAAGTTCTTAGCATCTACTTCGCTGATTGCTTCTGCAACATAGAATGACTGATTTATAGAGTCGGATATTGTATTAACTCCATAGAACTGCATCTCATAAGTTGAACCACTTACTGGGGCACCGGCCGTATTTGCTAAACGAACTGCAAGATTCCATCGATTAGAATTGTACAAGTCCACTATGTTCTCAGATTCCATTGCAGCAAAATCACCAGAGCGAGTCTTTAAAACGAATCTACCCGTTCTAGATCCGAGTTTTTCTTTTGCTACATAAACCTGGAATGAGTGATCATTTGTCGCTGTTGATTGCCAATTTAAATTTTCATCGTCGTTTTCGTCGACGACTCTATGGCAACCAAAAATACTTGAACTTATTTCTGTTGGGAAATGAAACGGATGATTGATTGAGTAAAGTCTTGGAAGAAAAACCTGTGTCTCTGTTGTAAAACCTATGTGAATAGCATCCTCATCCGTAACTGCACCATCGGTTCCTTTTAGGAATCCTCGCGCATCGACCAGTCTATATTCGCCCTCTAGTCCATCTTTGGTCTGATACACTGACCCTTTTTTATTTATTGCATCTGCAAAATTAACATACTTTGTTTTTACAGATGATGCTTGATAACTTGATTCAATGGGGTATGTTGAATCTGTCGAATATAGATTTATCTTTATTAACTCATTGTCTATACCAAAGCATCTAAAGAGGTTTCTGAATGATTTTTCTGTTCCTTTAGATTTGAATATTGATTCAAGATTGTTATAGATGTTGTTATAAATAAAGTTTTTTATGTCTGCTGTATCTTGCTTAAAGTCTTTATCTTCATCCCTATTGGCAAGAATATTGAGATTGCTTGCATCCATGAATAGTTCCGGAGTTACAAGACCTAGAGACTCTAGTTTGATATTGTTAAATGGATAAGGTTTGTCTTCAAAGTCATGATACTTTATATGACGCAACTCACCTAAATCTTTAATCTGAAGGAATAGACTATCGAAGTAACTAGCAACTACCTGAGTGACTCTTTTTAAATCTTCGCTACCTTGTCCGTCTTCGTCCACAATCCAATCAGGGTAAGAGTAGTACATGCTAGATGCGTTCTCTAAGTCGTAAGCATAACCGCGCTCCAAAGCATCTTGTCTGAATGATGATACCTCTGGGTGTTCTATGTATATAATGGGATCTTTAAACTCAGATAAAGACGCTGATGCTTCTATCATTGCAGAGTTGTTATATCTTCCAGTGTCAGTATATCCTACCCAAAGTCCGTTAGATACGCGGCCGCTGTAGTCTAAAATTCTTTTATCGATGTTGGTTTTTCCAACTTTTCCTTCGTTAAATTTGTAATAAAAACCCAGAGAACTATTTGCAGTGTCTGTGTTGGAACCAGCGCCGACTTGGGTGAACCAAAACCTACCTACGTCCTTTGCAGTTCTTTCTTTTTTCCAGTACCTAAACTCATCTAAATATCCAGATAACTTGCCGTGTCCCTGACCAGGGGCGTCTGAACTTGCGGCGGCCGCATCATATGCTGCCACAAGTGCGCCTATAGATGCAACCATAGTATTGTTTCTTGCACCTATTGATGTTCCAACCTCTATTGTCTCATTTAAAACACCATCGACAAACGTGCTGACCCTAACCTTGCTATTAACATTTTTAAATGAAAAAGCATAATGGTGCCAACTATCATCTGATGCACTGGCATAAAGTTGTGTTGCGCCAACCCTTTGTTGAGAAAAACCATCAGAACCAGATCTATATGTCAAAAGGAATGGGGATTTTGTATTATCAGTGTTGTCTAACTCAATCGTCAATCTTCCGTACTGAGCGTTTGACAGACTCTCATAAGAACCCGACGCGATGTTATCAAAGATTACTTCTCTGCTCGTTTTTGCTGTTTCGTAAGAACCTTTCTTTAACCAGAACTCTACAGTGTTTCCAGTGCGACCATTGATCTCAAGATTTGAAGTTTGATGAGATGCAGTGGCATATACATTACCAACATTCGGGCCACCCTTTATGAAGATGTATTCCTTAGTCAGTGGATTTCCGTACGAACCAGAGGTTGAAGATACATCTCCCCAGTTTCCTGACCCCAATTGAATATATCCGTTCGTTCTTGGGTATTCATTTTCGAACAAATGCAAATCAAAACCACTCGAATCATTAAACCACTGAAGTTTTTCTTTTAGGGATCCGTCATATGGATAAGTATTGATTATACGATCTACACCCGACCTGTAGTACTCCTCAAGTGATCCGTATGCACAAAAGTTTGACGCTGTTAAATAATCAGTGTGAGTCTTATATCTTTTCCTGTCCCTTATGAACTGTTCGATATACCCAACGGACTCGACATCATCTAGTGCGCCTTCAAAAGAAACTAAAGACGATATATTAGTTGTTTTTTTATCTTTACCAAATAAACTTTTAAGACTCATACCTACTCAACTCTGAATTTGAACTCACTCTTGTTAACAATATTCTGTTCGTAAGAGTCAGTTGATATTTCTAAAGCGTACATATAACCTGGTTCAAAAAGTGACATATCTACCTTGAAGTAACTTCCACTAGAGTCATATGACATCTTTGTATGTGGAATGCTTCCTGATCCATATGATATTACTTCCTCTTCATCAACTATTCTATACGCCCTGTAGTATACATTATACAATACTTCGTTTTGTATTTTGTTACTAGCTACTGTATAAATATTCGGTTGATAATCTTTTTTTCTTATATTAACTCTTAAACATGGTTTATCTTTTGTTCTGTAGTACGGTTTCAAATTTGCAATGGAGACAACGTACTCTTCATCAGCATTGCTAAACGGCAATGGTTTATGTTCCTTGGTATATATTGCAGAACCTGTGAACAGTTGATTGTCACTTAAGTCCGACCAAACATCAAAAACTTTTGTTTGAGAACCTGTAAATGCTAGAGATGCACTGTAGATTCCAGTTTCGTGCAGATACCCTACGGCGAAATCCTGAGCGTGTCCCGTTGTAAAAGCGTTGTTTTCTGCTGCCACATTAGTGACACCCGCCATACTTAGTGCCTTGTTACCATCAGTTCCAATAGCGTTCTGTACAATGTCTACTGTTCCGTCGTTATTATCTGTAACTGTCACTTTCAACGCCGTTGCTTCGATGGACAACTTTATTTTTCCTGCTATCTGAGTGTTGTTACCTGTATTGGATTGTATCCCAACAACACCATCGGCAACACTATCAGATGCTGTGTTGATTGTAAAAGTCACAGCGGTACCTTCATAATCAGTAACCACAAAAGTTTCACCATTGCCCGGATTGCCTGATACTGTTATCTTTGTTTTTGCTCGACCATCTGTTACGCCGCCGCCAATAGGCAAGACAAGTGCTTTTGTCGAACTCTTCTGATCTGGGTATAATCTGACTTTGATTAAAGATTCTCCAGTTGTCTGGTCTGTGCCATCAGAGTTTGTCTTTAAGGTCGGCATGTTAGTCAAACCACGTCTCGTGTAGTTGTACATATAGAGTTTGTTTAGGTTCTCAGGTCCAGTCGCTAAAGAAGAACTCTTGTAAAAGTTTGCTCTATCATCGCCAATGTGATTATCAAATCTTGCTTCAATGCAAGGTCGCTTGTAGAAGAACTCAGTACCTCTTGCAAAAAACTTTTTTGTGTAATATGATCTTTTTTGACTTCCATCCTCAAACTGATCCGCCATCTTTATCATGACGCCGTAGTTTTCTCTGTCTGGGTCTACAGTGGACTCCGCTAGTATCCACTCTTCCACGAGTGCCGTTACATTCAATTCAATATCTTCAGTTCCATCATTAATAGCATAGGTATAATTTGGAAGTGTTTTTGTTGGAACGTAAGTTACTTCATGATAGTCACCACCAGAAGCAGACCATCTCTTTGGTCCACCCCTTTGGTCTATTGTTAAAGTAAAAACATTTCCATCATTATGAACAGTTGGAATAAAGGATCCAGAGGTTCCGCCTACTACGGTATTGGTTAATCTAACTGTAGCGCCGGTAGCATCCCCTGTGTCATCTTCTGATATAGACGCAGAAAGGTTTGTACTTGCCAAAGCATCTACTGCCACTTTAACTTCTCTTGCAAATCTCTTTACAGTGTTTGCATTTGCCTGATTTATCTGAACTTCAACTTCAGTACCATCTACATTTGGTGCCGAACCTGCACCGTCGTCATCAAACCAAAAGTTCAATCTTGTTTTTGTTTTGTCATCATTAACAACCTGCAAAATGAAATATTTACCATCATAGTCAGACGGAGTGGTTGATACAAACTTGACATCGGTAACGTCTGCCACCTTTGTATCACTTGCAAAAATCCAGTTAGATATGTCCAAATCTGAATATTCTTCCATATCTAATCCAGAACCCTCGCTCCATGACTGGGATATTGGTAGCACAGATAAAGAATAGTTTTTTGGCAAGGTTTGTCCGTGCTCTGCATTATAAAGTCTCAAAAAGAATTTAACACTGCCAGATTGTGCGATGGTACCAGCATCTCGCGCTGCTTTGATTTTTGACACATCAAACTGAACTAATGATCTTGCTTTTTCAAGAGATGTACTAGACCCTTGTCCATATATTGAAAATACTTCTAAAATATCAGAAGCACCCATATTAGAACCTGTACCTCTCGTTGTGAGGTTTGAAGCGAAAGCATTCGTAATTGTATTGTCTGCATTTGCAAAAAATCTTTTTATACTCATGTCGCAGAACCTCTAATATCCGATATAGGAAATTTAATCTCATAAACAAAATCAGAAGGCATCATCAATACACGACCATCCAAACTCAAGTTTTCATCTATGTTGTATGGCACTGTAGAATACTGCCCTCCCGTTATTGTTCTTATTGTAACATCCGTCACATCAACCACTTGATCTAACTGGTTTAATGTTTTGTAGATATCGTTAATCATTAAAGACTCCCCTATTTCAGGATGAATCTTGTAGAGTTCCTCCAACTCTGCATTGCACAAAGCAATAGTCTCAACACTAGAGACGTTGTCAGCAACTACCACTGTATAATCAATTCCCAAGTTTAATATTCGAGCATCGAGTATGTCGAAGGTGTCGGCCATCATCTTATAGTTTGTCACCCAAGTTTTGAGGTTGTTTTTAAGTGTGATACTAGCAGGTATCAATTTTCCATTCTCATCTTCTGCCATAATGTACATATTCAGGTTTCTCTTAAATGAATCTTTATCAACTTCTACTCTCGTTCTTTTTATTGCTCCAAACCTTGAAGGCATCGCATATGCCATAGCGACGTAATCCTGCATCGTAACTGCCCTGTTTTGCGAGGAGAACGAGTTCATTGCCCTTATCTTTATCTCCTCCTCTTCGGGTAAGGATAGATCCCCCACAACTGGGTTTTCATTTTCACACTCGATCGAGTTTCTAACCCCCTCTACGCTGGCAGCAGATAAACTGTTTTCGTCTTCAAATTCAAACTCGGCCTGAATAACAGTTGTTATCGCACCGGCAGGAGCATTTACATTCTCTATTTCATTTCTTCTAAGTTTAACAGACAAAGTTGTATTAGAGGGGGATATCCCCATCTTCTCGGTTTGGGTGAAATTCGTTGGATCCAAATATGTATCTGAAACGTACTGCTTTCCAAACTGCTTCATAACCACACTGGAAGGATCTACATAAGAACTCGACAGTATTTCTAAATCGCTGCCTTGGCCAAATTGAATCTCAACTGCACCCGGAAAGTAATTCGCCACATACCTTCTCGGTACTGACATTGGTTTTAGTATATTCTTTACTCTAAATTTATCTGGATTTCTATTTGTAACATTGACATATATAACATCTTGTGATAAATGATCTACCTCATAGTAGACATGACCTTCTGCATCTTCCACACTTTCAACTTCTGAAATGTTGCTTTCTTCTATTCTAATCTTCTTAAATCTTTCGTAATCGTCAACTTCTATAAATTTTTCCTCTACAAATCCTGACTTGATCATCCCTGTTGCTTTCACAGCATAGTTAGAGGGCGCTCCGTTTGAATCATTAACACTAGAAACAACAACCAAATTATTAGGGTCTGCAAAATTGATGTCTTCTATTAAGGTGTATCTCCCGCCGGTTTCGCTAGTTATTTCTGCACCAGACTTAAGCACTGGTGCATACTGAAGATCTGGTGCTCCATTTAGAGCAGGTATCGTAATATAGAAGTCACATTCGCCAAAAGAAGTAACTGCATCAGTATACCGATAACCCATGTTCCTAGAGAGGTTAATAATATTTTCTTTTTCGATTGCAGTTTCTAAAAAACTTTCGTTTGCTTGATAATCTAAATAGAAAGACAACACATCACCAACATAAGCGACCGTATCCAACATCAATGAACCAAAAGATGCTTCGTTAAAATCTTTATATGTGTCTGGATAATATCTCCTAGCATGCTCAACTAGTGAATTCTTTATCGAATTAAAATCTCTGTCTGTATATGATATTGGTATTTTCTTTTTGGCCATTTGCGATTTTCCTCAATATTAAATAGTTATGAAGTTATTTTTGGATCTAGTGATAGAGACAATAATTCCTCAGAAGCAATACCACTTATTCCATATCTTAATTTTATGTCCATTACATTCGGGTTGTTATCAGAATATACAACATCAATTCCTTTTATGTTAACAAACGGCATATACCTCTCAACTTGTTCGATTATTCTGTTTTCTAGTTTTTGTCGTACAACAGGGGTGTTGTTTTCAAATAAATATCTTCTAAGTCCAACGCCAAAATCAATATCCATTATTCTTTCACCAGGAGAAGTTAAGATTAAGTTTTTCAAATTTTGTTGCGTATTCTCTCTGATAGTAAGCGTATTGAGTGGTGTACCCTGCTTAGTAAATCTGATTGGTAGTTTTGGTCCTATCCCATACATTACGTATCTGTATCCTCACACTTGCCCTTTGGTTTAACTATAGGCTTTGTCTGACAATCATCCTCACAATTGTTGTCTCTCTTTAGTTTGCTGTGTTTTTCACCCTTGACTTCCCGAACTCCAAACGCTAATCCGCTCATGGGGGTAAGTGGCAACCCATACCTTCTCTTTTTATTCTGCAACAACCCTGCAAAATTCAAAGATGCGTCTCTAACTCTTCTAAAGTCCAACTCGAATGACCCCTCCAAAAGATCAACAGGAAAGTTATTAACTGGTATAAAATACTTGCATCCCTGACGTTTGCCAAAACCTTCGTCAAGTTTGCCGCCAGAATATCTCCTAATACTCTGTTTTCCAACGAGTCCATCTTTCAGACCCTCTTTCATGGCGCAAGGATCCTTAAGATATCCTCTACGCATATCTCTATATCCCGGATCTACTAGTCTGACTATCTCTCTCACAGCAGCAGAGGCTGCATCTTTTGCAGCGTTTAAGATCGCTTCCCATATCATATTCATGATTTCAGAGGCCGTTAACTCCATCGCTCCCACGTTTTGGGATAGTAGTGCGTGAGAGTCGTCAACGGCGCTATCTTCTGGTTTGGGGTCTGTGTTTCCTATGCCGTGCATTTGTAACATATGCTGCATTACAAACAGTTTTGTTGCCTTTAAGATGTTTACATCGCCCTTTTCATTCTGAAATATTTCCAAATTCTGCAAAAAGTGCAATGGGGCATACCTGTCTAGAGGAAACAAAAAGTCAAACAACATCTTGTGTGGTTTCATTGGATCAGCATCTGGGTCAATAACCCATTTTCCACTTGCTTGCTTGTTCATTGACAACAACTCACTAACTATTTTGTCATTGTACTTTTCAAAAAGATGCTTTCTTAGAAAATTTCTTCTAATAACCTTCCCAGTCGTACTAGTTTGGTTTTCCCCTCTCTGAAAAAATCCTTCAAACTCCACACTTTCTTGCCATGTTTTGTTTTGCTCGGTTAACTCTTGTATTCTTTCGGTTGTTTGCTGATCATAAAATGCTTGTGGGTTAACTCTTACTGCTGCCAAACTTGCTTCAGTATCTGCTATTTGTTTTCGTTTCAGAGATATCAAGGATCTAAAACTATCTCGCTGGGATTGTGGGAGAGATAGGAGGTGTGATAGTTCTTCATTTAATGTTGACAACCTTTCTTCAGAATCAAGTACAACTTGTTCTAGCGCCTCTTCTGATGCTTCCTCATTTTGCTCTTGAAGTTCTTCCAACCTCTGCTCTGTTTGTTCGATCCTTTTGCTTACTTTGGTTTTTTCTTTTTCTTCAAACTCTGCAAACAGTTCTTCAAAACAATCAACGTCTATAACGTATTCATCCATTGGTATTGAATAAACCAAGACGTCATCTATCGTTGGTGTTATTAGATCTATTTCATCATCTGTTGCGATTCTTACAGATACAATTTCTTTTATTTCATCTTCCAGTCTTTGAACTTCAGATTTTTTTGATTGAAGGTCGTTTTCATAAACAGCAGCAAGATCAACACCTTGTCCGGAGTTGTTTCCTGGAAACCCAAATCCAGGAATATTGGGTGTGTTGGGTGCAGGTCTTGCAGAACTCTCCCTCAAAGAAGCAATAGTCTCCTCTAGATTGGATATCTGACCAAGGAGTTCATCAATACGCTTATTCTTTTCATCAACTTCCGGACTTAGATGTGTAGAAAAGAGTCCCGCATTTCTCGATCCGACCACCTGCATTGCATTTGAATAAAAGGCAGATCTAGAATTTAAACTAGTCCCTTCACCTTGAACACCGAGGATTAGCGGTTCTGAGTCCGCGTGTCCCAAGAATGCTTTTTTAGTTGAAAACAATCCAGATTTTCCAGGCAAACCCATGCCTGTTGTGCCATCCCTAAGTTTGAAGTTTTTGAATATATGTTCTGGATCTATCCTATTGACGCCCTCTCCTTGAAAATTAATCTCTTGTCTTCTTACCTTATGCCCAAACATCAAACGACACCCAACTTTAAGGTTATTTTTTAAATGGTCATAAAGTTCTGCCTGTTTTGAAAAAATATCACTTTCATTGTTTGCGGAGCGATCAAGGTCAATGTTACCAAAACCAGGAATATTTATGTTTGGAAACGATACATCAGCAGCAGCAATTCCGCTACTTGCAAGGTTTAATATTCCAACGCGACTCTCTTCATAAGAAATATCGGTCGTTGGAGAAAACACTTCACTCACATACAGGGACAACACCATCTCTTGGTATTTGTCACCCTCCTCATAAACAACACTGCCTGCAACATCCCTATTATTAGTTCTGGGTTGAGTAAAGTGGTAAAATGTATCTGTCCACTGATCATGCAGTAAAACTTCCGAGGAAGATTGGTACGCTGCTTTGGCGAAATTGTATTGAGCGGCCGTGCCTTGGGTCGACATGCCGTATTTCGAACTTCGAAAAGCAGACTTCACTTTAGATATAATGTTTAATGTTTCAAACTTATTTTCTGAATATCCTGAGTTCAGTACTTCGCTGTAATCTCTCCATACTGGTGAAAAGTCTGTCGCATTTCCAGATGACTGCCTTCTGGGTACCCAGTTGTGTGAGAGTTCTACAAACCTAGTCAAACAATCTACAATCATTTGAGATTTTCTTTCTACTGACAAATCTGTTGCTCCACGAACAAGAAAATCAAAATAGTTAACCCAGTCATAATGTTTTGCAAGGGTTCCAAATTCTGTATCATGCTTGTTATCATCCGGAATAGTGTCCCACGACTTAGATATAAGATTGTCTCCATTTATTTGTCCGTTTGCAACTGCTTTACCGATCTCGAATCTAGATTTCATTCTCTTATATAGTTCTTCGATATCTACGTTGCCATTTCTGTATGCCAGATCTGTTTCAATTTGATTATCATTATACGGCACAGTTTCAACCGTATGAAGAACTCCTGATTCGATTTGTCTCCAGGTTCTGATTTTTCTTGTTGCAGTCTCTGCAGACATTTCTGCCATGCCAAGATCAATCATAATCTTTGACGCCAAAGATTCTTTCTTATATGAAGAACCTGTGTAAAAATTGGAGAGCAACGCTAAAAATATAGTCTTTATATACTTGTACTCAGTCTCAATCCTTTCTAGATTGTTTTCTATAGTTTGATTATATTCTTCAAGTTTATCGAAAGACTGATAACCAAACAACATCTTTTCTAGATCTTCAGGTGATATGTACTCCTTATGGAGCGATGACAAGGGTTGAAGTCTGTTGTACGCAGGATTTAATGCAACATACTCCTGAATTTTGTTATATTTCGCCCTAAAAGATGCAAAGTTGTCTATTCTATAGAATTTCTCTACCCAAAAGTGTCCTGAGTTTATCTTTTTTTCTATCAATTCTTCAGAATATCCCTTGAATTTAAATTTGTCGTACAAGTTTGGCAATCTTGCCGAGACTGGAACATCCTGGAATCCTCCATAATTTTCTAAAAATGCTGCCTGTCGAGAGGCATCGCGAGGACCCGAAAGGGCGCTGATGTCAGTTAGGACAGTTACTTTTGGATAATCTTCTGTACTTGGTACATCTTTCATGTTATCTACCAGTTCATTATACACTCTCTCTTTGAATGATGAATATTTGGGTTGATATATATCATCTATAAAAGACGCCATTTCTTCTACATCCAGGTTTTTAACAACAAGGGTTTTGATAGATTCTTTCGGGTCGTCTAACTTGGTTATTGATTTTAATATTTCGTTAAACTTGGTTATATTTGTTCTACTGAATAAACTTCCTTGCATCTCAGTTGCAATAGAATCGACAATATAGTCAATAACAAACTCTGATTTGAATATTCTTTTTGCTCCAACTTCTGACAACAAAAAGATATTTTTAAACATTATCTCTAAACAATAAAAATCTACGTAACTCTTGAACAGTGATTCTATTGCGGCCTCTTCATAAGGACCCATCTTGTTAAAATCTCTCTCGCTTGGATCGTGTTTTGCTTCAGATATCTTTTCATTGAACTTCTCCGCAAATCTTTCAACCATTGCTTGAAAGTCCAAAATACTACTATTCTTAACATAACATTCCCTATCTATGTCTACGTTATACTCTGAAGACAGAGAATCTTCCAGTTCCAACATCGCATCAACGTTGAAGAATCTAGAATTTTTTGTGATATCTGATAACTGAAAGTTAAAAGAATCCACAACGGAAGAATAAAGAGGTTGTCCATTAGAGGTTTCAAGTATCTCTCCGGCGGCCGCTATAGCGCCGACGATCAAAGCAAGGAGCAACTCTCCAAGAGAATTACCCTCCTCCTCATCCAAGACAGCATTAAACGCAGCGCGGGCAGCGTCCATGTCGGGGTTTTCAATATATCCTAATATTTTAGGCAACATATTTGTTTCATTGCCGTCTGAATAATCTGTAAAAGTATTTGGTCCCGGATTACCTTCTGCTAACTCAGTGTACTTTTGAATCAACAACGTTGCAAATCCACCAGGACGCAAAAGTTTATCCCTATGCCTTGAAGATAAAACGTCTACACCAGAGGACCTAAAGTTCACATACTCCTCTGGTATCTTTTCATTATATATTCTTGTTATAATTTCTCTAGTTCCCGGAATGTCATAAGAAAATCTGTAGCAATCCTTAACTTCTGAGTCGAAAAATGACAAATCTGTGATTCCCACAGAAGTACCCACCGAAGCTTTTGACAATCCTGATAAGTCAAATGGCTCTATTTCCGTTCTTTCTGTTGCTAACCTAACATGAAACTCTCTTAAAGCACCATCGAAACTTGGAAACTTTCTAACCATAGTAGAGACATCAGAATCCAAAATGTTCTTTAAGGTTTGAGTTACAACCAATTTGGTTGTTGCGTACCGTTCCATATAACCTACGACATTCTCTTCAACCAAGTCAGCAAACTCAGATAATTCAACCTTTCCTTCGTCAGTACTGCTGGCAACTGGCATAACCCTCATGAACGGAAGATACATTCTCTCGACTCCATACTCCTGTGTGTATACTTCGCTTGCAGGTCTGGACGATGTAACACCAGATTCAAAATCAACAAATGGAACGATAAAAGACTCTTTTGCAGAAATGAGACGCCCCATTCTTCTAGGACGATAATTTTCGTTTTCTTCGAGTTTGTCCGCTAATTCGTCTGAAAGTTTTTTATAATATATATACTTAGCGTAATGTATTGGATTGAACCCTGCGGTTCCAGGCTCTACCATCTCAAAAATCTCATCAATAAATTTAGACGGGAATGCCGCTGCCTCAATTGAATAATAGGTTTTGAGGTTTGTAAAAATAGATGCTGCACCATACTTTACCATTTTGTTGGCAAATGCATTATTGTAGGGTCCAGGCAACCCTGCTTCTGCTAACTGGGCGGGTGTCATCCCTGGCAAAAGTCCTGAAAAGTCCCCCTTCTTTGAAAGTTCGTTTAATATCTTCCTCTTTTGGTCCAGGGCAGACATCTCATCTCTTATTTGTTCGGGGGTTGCACCAACATCCTCAAGCAATGCTCTTAGATCCCTATCTGTAGTGCAAAGTTCTTGAGATATGACAATATCACTTAACTCTTTGATTGCATCACAAATCTCTGGTGATATAACAGTGCCGATAGTGAAGAAAAACTTTTCTACTTCGTCTATGGTTGTTAAATATTCCTTAAGTGTAGAAGTCGAAGTCTGCACAACTTTTAGTACGATACCCAAAACATTATCACTTGCTTGCCCCTCAAAGAGAGAACAGAGTTCTGTTGGAGTTAGCACGGCACTTATTGCATTCAATAGATCGCCCGTATCCGAATTTAACTCAGGACCGACGACGCCCATAGCGTTTAATGCTTCATTTGCTTGTCCGACCGAATCAATAACTGCCTGTTCTTCTTCTGGATTCTTTCTTCTTGCCCTTCTTTCATTCCTAAAAGCATTCACCTTAGCGAGAACATCATCCAACACAAGGGCACCAAAAGCAAGCAACTCTGTACAATCAGGTCTTCTTACTGTGTCTAAAATGCTCTGAATCAACTTACATATAAAAGACATTATAATATCATTTATTGCGATCCTCAACTGAGGTAGTACAAAGTGCATAGGATCAAATGTCGGTATATTTGGCAGTGTTGGAAGTTTCCAGTCAAATTTGAGATTGAATCTTGGTAGTTGTGGAATACATTTTTGCAAATCACACATAACAAGTCTCATGTCCCACTGATTTAAGAATTCTTCCCACATCTTTTCAATGTCGCATGGTATCTTACCGAAGTCCGGATATACATCAGCAGTGTTTATTATCTTGCCCTTTTTCTCAAACAAAGTGCTTTCTTTTATTGCTTTGATATTTTCGTCTAACAGCGCTTTCTGTTCTTTAATCTCGTCTCTAGCAGTTAGTATTGCTGCTTCTTTTAGATCAACAAGATTTTTGACAGTCCTTACCTTAGTTTCACCCTTTCTTTCATTTCTTGTTGTCAAGGTTACTGAGGGTTCTGTTAAGTTTATGATACTCTCAGATTTCTTAGTTGTGAAATTAAATGATATTTCAGGCCAATGCCAGCGAGCAAAAAATACAACTGCTGGATTACCCTGCTCTAAATCATCACATGGATTTTGCTGAATCCATTCTGCAATGTCATTTAGTTGTGCCAAATATCCCATTGTAGAAGGATATACAAATGGTCGCTTACCGTTATCTCTGTTAAAACGGGTTCGGCCAGAAGGCAGTGGTCTATTAGAATCTTCAGCGACATCAACTGTATACTGGATGTCAGAAATTTGAAAACCGATTATTTCCTCAACACCTGTTTCAGTTGGATTTACAGTAACCTCATCTAAGTTTGGAGATAGAGATGGATCTTGTATTCCTGGTTTATATACAACTCCTCGAACTGGTTCGAAACTTATAACTAAGTTATCTTGCTTGTCTGGTGCAGATGCTGCTAACCTATAACCATTGACCCTCATAAAGTCTTCAAGAGCGACGTATACTTCTCTTAATTTTCGCGCCTCTTCCCTCGGCGCAAGATCTGGAACTATGGGTCTATTTGATTTCTCAAACCTACTCTGTGATTTACTAGTGTCGTTTTCATCCTTAAACTTCTGTATGTTGGCATGATATTCCTCTAACTTTGCAGAAACATCGTCGATCATTTGCTTGAAGTCTCTTAATTCAATCCTAACCGAGGATGGTATGTCTCTACCAAAAAATGCTGCCTCTTCTAGTGCTTCTTTTGTTGCTTCTTGACGTTCAAAATCACTAGGTCCACCGGTACCTGATCTTGCTTGATCCCAAAGATTATTTCCGAGATTTCGTGCTGCAGCGGTTGCTTTTCGGGATTGCCCTTTTGCAAACTTGTCAACCTGCTTTGCCATTTTTCCAGGATCGTTCAGATCACCTACAACCCTGCCTGCCTTTTTATATAATTCTTTTGCTTGTCGTTTTTTTTCGCTGTATATCTGCGCCGCTTCTCGGTAGACGTCTGGGTCAGTGACATCAAAAGTTCCACCTGATGTTAATGATCCTCCCTCTATTTGTTCGAAGAAAGTTCTACTAATCCAAAAAGTTATATTATAGGTTGAAGTTGGTCTCAAGGAAGGTGGAGATATCTCTTTAATAATACAAAATCCGTCTGATACTCCTCCAGAGTTAACTGAAAGGTCCATACCAAAAAGCATGTCAACCTTAGTGCCGTTTAATTGCTCATACACACTTCCAGGATCTTCTACCGTAAATGTGAATCTCTGACCTTCGCGGAATTTATCAACAATACGACCCTGATCTTTCAAAAGAGATTGATAGTTTGCTATGTAATTAAACTCTCCTTCCATTTCTTTTTGTGTGACGCCCGTAACTACCCAAGTTTTAGGTTTACCATAAAAGTCAAACACTTGGTTAACTGCGTCTCTTGCTGCTTCTGACAATATATCTAATCTTTCTGATATTTCGCCTTCGACATTATTCGCAGCATAGTTTGTAACGTATCTATACTCGATCCAACTCTTATTGGCATATCTGGGTTCTTGTTGAACCGCGTCATTTTGTGTTGGAAATCCATAGTCAGACGACATTAGACCACCAACAGTTTCTTCTAGGTACGTACGCGCCCAATATTCAGATTCAAGATATTCTTTTGCAGCGACAGCAAAACCCTTTCTAATCATTGCCTTGTAAGTAAACTCGCCTAAATATCCTTGCTCCTCAAGGACAAATGCAACACCCAAGTCTATATCAAAAAGACCAAAACTTGGGTCAACTCTTACGTTTGCACCAGACTCAGCAGCGATATCCTCTAAGTGGTCATTTTGCCAAATACGAATTCGATTAATAAGTTCAGCGTCGAACAGAGCACTGCTTTGACCTGGTTGAGAATCAATACCTAAATACATCTTGAGTATTTCTACTTCTGCACCTTCATCTCCCTGTCTCTTTGGAATATTAAAAGAATACTGATCTTTTATCGGTTCCCCGTTGACTTCATAAAAAGTATTTGTGTAAGTGTATATATATTCTTTATTTGCCATACTAAACCTAATTCACGTTATTAAACGAACTTCTTATTGACTGCAAAGCACCTGCAGATAAATACTGTTTTTCTATCTTTTCTAACTTAAACTTTTCAGCATACGCTGAGAAAGTATCGAGAGATATCAACTTTGTAATAGATTCAACTGCAACTGGAGCAAGACTTGGCGATGGTATGTTTGGCACACCTGCGGGAAATGCTTGTGGATGAAAGTGAGTTGCAAGCGCTACGTCAAGTTTTGCTATATTCTCTATTATTGACGTAACCGTACCAACTACCTGATTTATTGTCTCTCCGTATTCTCTAAGCACTTCAACAAGATTATTTCCCAAAACCATTGGTTGCAGATTGGCGTCATCATTACCAGCAATAATATCAATGCCTGATGGTGCTCTGGAACTTTTGCCACCCTGCGAGTTCATTAACTGGCGAGATTGAGTTACCAATTTGATGCCCGAGTCTCTGGCGATGATTCTAACTGCGTCTGATTTTAATGCTATTCCTGCTCGTGCTATGCTGCTACCAATACGTCCGTTAGCAAGTTTGAAGTTCTGATCGATATCTGTTTTTTGTGAAATGTATATTCTTGATGCATCGCAAACCTGATTACCTTCATGTAAAGCATAGTTAAAGATTGGACTAACCCTAACCTTTGATCCGCCCCTGTTTTTAATTCTGGGGTGTGGGGACATTCTGCCAACAACTATGTCAATAGCGCCTGCTTGAGTATCGCCCTCTCCAGGACCATAACCGGTCTTATACCCACCAGGGCGGTCCCTACCGAGAACTATCCACTGGTTATTCTTTCCATTATACACATAGTCCCCTTCGCAGCGCTTAAACTCTGGTACTGGTTCAACTAGAGCACTATTCAGTAGTCCCGAGTTTTCTGCGTTTTGAGAGAGTTCTTTCTCTTCGTCAGATAAACTGGTCTTGTCTTGTGAAGACTTCCCCGTTTCTGTTGTTTCTTGCTCCCTCTTTGCAGTGTCGGTTCTACTAGATTTTTCTTCATCAGTCTCATCTATTCCGCCTTCGCCGTCCTTGTTGTCTTCCATTATTATATTGGGACCAACATCAAGGTCTTGCTCCCCTGGTGTTGGTGGAACAACAGAAATACCAGCATAGAGTCTTCTTGCTTCACTTAAGGAATTCTTATATTCCTCTACTTGCGTAGGGTCCTCTTTGTTTTCTGGGATACTTGGAAGTGGTGAAGACTGTGTAGACTGTACTCCGCCTTCGTCCGGAATGGATTCTTTCACAAGTGGTGCGTTATTGTATTCTATAACAGTCGTGCCTGAAGACTCAGCAGACTGCTTCCAGTCTTCGTATGTTTGCCCCTGTAGGTTAAGTTTTTCAATCACCTCGCCGGTGGTATCCTCAGTCAACTTTACTTCATACTGATCTCCTTTAACGTTTACGTGTGCTATCATTTATTAAAATTCCTTCGGATAGACTCCGTGTTTTTTTAAAACTTTCGTCCAATTGGGGTAAGTCTTATTCATCTCTTCAGTAAACTTAGACACTCCATATTTTACAACATATGAAAAATAAGGATAAACAACTGGTTTTTTGGCGTCTGGTTTTGTTTGTTTCCACTCCGGTGGGATTATTGGCGAACTATATGCCCAGTGAGTTCCTGGTCTTCCATTTATTAATCCTGGTCTTCTTAAACCTACATGGAAATGATAGAGTCCGTACCCAAAACCAACCATGGCTGTTTTTTTATCATCTTGAGAAAAATCACCTGCCCACACTAGTCTTGAGAGTATGACCATCATTCTTTTCCAGTTAATGTTGTGAAGTTTTCGTAATGCTCTTGGTTGACTTTGAAAAAATCCATAATTTGCATGTATATCTACTGCTTGTCCGAGTGTGTGGGAATGATCCCAGTTATTAAGTTGCTTAGGTGTATATTTATTGCCATGTCTTATCCAATACAACCCATCCTCGAACGTTTTGCGTTCGGCTGATGACATCGACCTCCAAAAGTTAACTTGACGACTTCTATAACCGTTTGATATAACCTCAAGAGCAGACCCTGGATCGGGTTTTCCTGCTTTAAGTGCTTCGATTCTCAAATCAGTCCATATCTTTTCTATATTGCGCAGGGATTTCATAGTACGCTCTGTTCCAATCACTGCTTGAGGTGCACCCCAGGTTGAAGTGCCTGACCCTCTCAGTTCTACTAGATCTCCAACGTAAGCACCTATTTTCGCTTTAAATTTATAAAACTGCTCATCTTTATAATTTTTCAACGGTATTGAAACTAACTGAAAATGTGATTCTATATTATCTCTACGTGCTTCAAGAAAAGGAATATCGCTCTTATCTTTATACATTTTTGTTTTATACTTGCTTCCTGCACTGGGATAAACTATGCCATACTTATTGTTGACGATTGGAAATATGTTCGATCTGTCGAGTTTTCTTAATTCAATAAGTGCTTTCTTTCTTTTCTCTGTATGTGGTGGACCTGGACCTTCCCAAGATTTGGGATCGTTGAAATCCTGAGTATTTCCTGGAAGTGGTTTTTCTCCACCTATTACTTCCTTTTTACCAGTTTTATGTGCCTCGACAGATCCAGTTTTTTGACCGGTCTTTCGCTTAGATGAGGGACCACCAGAGTGTAGTTTCTTTGCGGGGGTCCTCTTAGATTCTTCATACTGAAGACTTTCATTCAAAATGCCCGTTATAACACCATAGTTGACGCCCCTCATTTCAACTTCTGCAACAAATCCCTCTCCTGCAGACGCCTGTGGAGTGACCGTTGCAAGGTGAGACCCTAGTTGGTAAAATCTATATAATTTAGTGATGTTTTCAAGTTCATCGACAGTAATAGATGTAGAACCAGCAGGAATCCCGAAATGCAAAACACATTCCATAAAATTGGTATTAGTTGAAACTTGTTTTCCTACATCTATTATATTTGGATCTTGAATCTCGTGAATACCCTTCAACGTTATGGAGCGAATAATAATCGCTGTTCTTTTGCCAAGACCGCCATCCTTCTTAGATGGACTCGTAGCGGAAGATGTTCGATCTTCTAAATTAGAAATACTCTTGCCGGTCATTGGGGTCGGTTTTACAGAATCATCCAGTTCAGTACCCGTTACATCAGAATCAATAAACCTTCTTACTGTTTCTTCAAGTGATAGTTTCGCCATCAGTCTTCCTCAGTGTTGTTATTGATTAAATCAAATAACTCATCCTTCTCATCATCACTGATAGAGTTATCAAGACTAGATTTAGTTGCTTTCTGAACTAATGATGCAATCTTAACCAACTGTTCGTTAGATCTCTGAAGTGTTTCTAAATATTTTGCCGCTATCAATCCGACTTCCCTGTGTCTATCATCAGTCGACTGCATGTATTTCATTATGTTGGTTAACAAGACTTTTGTCGCGGCGCGATCTTCTGTCACATTTCTTGTTGCATCTTCTAGGTATTTGTCTAAATCTTTTTCCATAATCTAAATATCAATTTCTAAAATTTATCTCCGCGATCATATTTTAAAATAAAGAACTTATATCTAGTCCTCATCTTGTTTAGTGTATTTACAATCTGTTTAGTTTTCAATCCAGTCATTTCGCGGAGGTACAAATATACCGCCTTTTTGTTTAAGATTTCTATATCTTGCACACTCTCAAGCAAAATCTTTACTGCTTGGATGACTTTCTTTTCGTTGTCTTTTGTAAAGAGATTAGAATCTGCCCACCTATCAACCTCACCTTTTAAGTGATACCAAAACTCTGCTTTCTGTCTTTCTCTCAAATACGTATCATCATTGTATATCAATCTTTCGTGCTGGTTTTCTTTTACAATCTCTTCATATGCAACTTCTCTTTTAATTTTGGTAGAGTTCTTTTTAAGTTGATGTATAAACCAGTGTTTTGTAATAACCGAAAAATATGAAAATGCTTTCGATCCTCTATTGGGGTCGTATTTGCTAAGGATAGTTGTCAACCAAACCTTGCAATCATCCTTGAGAACATCGATATTGGGTATGTTAGTGAACTTGTAAGTGTAGATAATCTTATCAACCATCTCACTAAAGGCGGGTTGTATGTAATTTATATATAACTTCTCTCTTTCATCTCTAGATTCAGTAGAGCAGTATTCCACTATTGCTTCTTCGTGCACACTAGTGAAATAATAATTTTTATTCTTCTTCTTCGGCATCCTCTCCAACCTGTTCTGATTCTACGATTTGCATTAAATCTTCATATTTATCGAGTTCATCTAACACTTCTTTAGAATGATCTATCAACGATTTAAGCGTCATGTCCCCATAAAACATTTCTGATTCGTGGATCTGTTCAACATGTGCACGAAAAGCGTATATAATATTGTATACTGCTTCAAGATTGGTGCCAACAACAAACAACCTTCTAGCAAGTCTGACAGAATAAAATCCTAAAAATAAAATTAAAATAGCAAATACAACTAAAAGTATTTCCAATATCATTCGAACCCTCTTTTCATTTCTTTCTTTTGTTTTCTAATGTCCTGTTTTGCCTCTTCAATGTGAGATTTTACTAGATCACCCGCTTTTGTCTCAAACCTATCTTCACTTACAATACCTGAAATGTCTGATATGACCTTTTCAACATTGCCAGATTCACAAAACCCGCAAGTACCCTCATATTCTTTGTTCATAGAGTGAAATGCGTTAAAAGATTTTTTGCAATCTAAACAAAGATATTGATAAATTGGCACTAGTCGCTCCCAACTGTGTTTTTATTTTCAACGGGCATATCACTAGCATCTAAGGTTGGCGGATTAAGAACAATAATCTCCTCATTTTCCCCCAACATTAAATCAAAATCTCTCAACACTGGAACAATATCTGTCTGTTTCATTAAAGAGTTTTGCAACGCCAACATAATAGCACCCAATGCTTGATTTGATAATTTCATTTTTTTTCTCCTAAGTTTTTTAATATAAAATCCACCAACACATCAACTGATTTATCTACAGTTTGCTTTTCTGTATCAATAACCAAGTCTGCATTCTTTGGAACCTCGAAAGGATCCGAAATACCTGTAAAATTTGGAATGTGGTCAGGATCACCCTTTGGCAAAAGTGCTCTTCGATATAGTCCTTTTGGATCTCTATCTATCAGTGTGTCTATTTCACACTTAACATACACTATTTTGGACAAGGGATTGTTTGCTTGAACTTCTCTCCTGACGCTGTCGTATGGATTTATAGCGGACATTATACACACCACATCATTTCTAGACAACACCTTCCCAACGAAAGACAATCTCCTAATATTCGTATTCCTGTCTTCTTTTGAAAATCCCAAATCCTTACATAATCCTTCCCTATACTCATCACCATCAATCACCTCTACATTGTGACCCATTTCTCTGAGTCTGGTTTGTGCAAGAAAAGTCATAGTAGACTTACCAGCACCGCTCATTCCTGTCATTTGTATAAAAATACCGCTCACTTTATTCTCCTAAATACCTTACGACCATCTCTTGGATGGACGGATCTACGTTTTCTCGCCAAGAATCCACACCATCCTTGATGTTGTTTCTGATTCCTGTTGCCGAAATGAATCCAATGTTCTGTGGTGGTACGTGCTCGTTAAGTCCATACCCAACGCCACGACCCCAGTTAACACTTTCAATGTCTGGGATACAAACTACCTCCACATCTTGTTCACTGTATACCTTTTGTATCATTTCTACAGTTTGCTCCGTCGTAAACGGATTCTTTTCATCTGGTGGGATATCCCTAACCGCGATCAAGATTGGTTTGCCTTCTCCTAGTTTTTGGTTAATCAACCACTTATGGCCATTATGAAATGGTTGCCATCTACCAATAAACATTGCTCTTTTAGTCATCCGATATTGCCCTTCCTTTTAGATTTTCCCAGTCTTTCTCTGGTCTTACATTTAGATTTGTTTTCCACGCACCCTTCAACACTGCCAAATCTAATCCAATAGAATCAGCAAATGTCATGAATGCGTTTATATCTTTAGGGAAACACGAACCACCAAAACCACACTTACCATCTGGACCAGGGACTTGCAAATGCGAATCTCCCACGCGCCCATCCGAAACAAAACCCCTTACCGCCTTGTCCCAGTTTACTGTTTCAAGTTTGTCTGCAACTAACTTCATTTCGTTCATAAAAGATACCTTTACCGCAAAAAAGAGGTTATTAAAATACTTAATCATTTCTGCCGTCTCGTAATTTGTTGTAATAAAGTTGTTTCCAGAAAACCTAAGATCATACAGTTTCTTAACCTTATCAACTGTAAGATTTCTTTGTCCAGGTTGAAGATCCTCCTCAAAACCAAGAACAATCCTGCTTTGATTCAAAAAGTCGAATCGAGCATGTCGCTCTGTCAAAAACTCAGGATTAAAAACGATCTGCAAATTGGGATGTTTTTGTTTTATTTTTCTCGTAGTACCTGGTACAACTGTTGATTTTAAAACAAAAATAGGTCTAGATTCATTAGTCTTGACAGACTCGATTTCCTCAAAGACGCCATGTACAATCGACAAGTCTATCAACCCCTCTTGAGTCATTGGGGTTGGAACCGATATGAACACCACATCTGAATCATTAACAACATCAGCAAGTTCGTTAAAGCACTTATCTGGATTTTTGTCATATATCTTTACCTCCATGCATGGAATAAAAGCATGTGCAATTGCGTTACCAACAAAACCATTTCCAATAATACCTAACTTCATTATCCCAACTCCTCTTTTAATGTCTTATAAACAAGATTTAGACCTTCTTGAAGTCGTACCTTGCTTTCCCACCCATGTGCTTTGAACTTAGACAAATCTGCCTCAGTATACATTACATCTCCTGGTCTGGGGTCTATATAGTCAAATCTTTGCTCTGGGAAATATTGTAACACAATTTCTTTCAATTCATTTAAAGAAATGTTTTCACCAGATCCAATATCATACCAGTGCCCCCAAAGTTCATCATTATCAATGTTCTCTGCGCAGAAAATATTTGCTGAAACGATATCGTCAACATGAGTCATGTCTCTCCTCTGCTCTCCATCACCGGTAATAAAAGGAGTCCGACCCTCTGTAATGAACTTTTTCCAATTGCATACAACAGTGGCATACTCACTGTCTGCCTGTTGGTCGTAAGAATAGACATTAAAATATCTCAACGCTACAGTCTTAAGACCATATAACTGATTATACAGTATGGTCTCCATTTCTCCAACATACTTAGACAGCGCGTATGGACTAGCGGGACCAGTTCCGTTACCGACAACAGAAGAAGACGAACTATAAACAACTGGGATATTTTCTTTTTTTGCCCAATTCAACACTCTAGTTGTCGAGTTTATATTGTTATTCATAACATAAACTGGTTGTTCTACACTAAAAGCAACTCTCGGTATAGCAGCAAAATGTATCACAACATCAATAGGTTTGTTTTTGTGATTAATGTAAAGTTCTTTTATTCTTTTTGAGAGATCAAACTCATGATTATTCTTCATATCATATCCAAGATACTCATGACCTCTCTTCACCCATTCTTTTACAAAATTACCGCCAATGTATCCTTCATGACCTGTAACCAATGCTCTCATATGTATCTCAACTCCTTCAAACATTTTTCAAACTCAGGAAGTTCCAGTTCTGAACATATGTCCTTATATGCTTCTGGGTCTTTGCCAACACCTTTGTCACTCAACTTTCGTTTACCATAATCAGAATCATTTCCCTTGCCTGCACGACCCAATACAGAAACATTCCACTCGTAGACCCAATCTTCTACGTACTCTGGATATTTTGCAAAACTATGTTCCGACTCCAATCCAAACAACTCTTCCATTTGTTTTTGAATCTTCTCTGGATTTCTAACTAAATCTTCATACCTGACTTCTAAATCGATCAAAGCACCGAACACTTCTTTATCTCTCTGTTTCACAGTATCGATCCATCTTCTTGGTTTTACATAGTTGCCATCAGAGAGCACTACATCTCGTCCATCCCTAACAACATTTATAATCGCAATGTCTTGTGAAATAACGGTTGCTGCCTGTTCAGCGAATTCAGGAATCAACACGTTACTCAAAAGTGCTGGTGGGTGTCTCTTTCCAATAATAAACTTGTTTTCACTTTTATGATCAACGAAATCATTGAATGGTAGTTCGTGTCCGTCAAACCCCTCTCTGTATAAAACTTCCGTGTCCTTGAATGCATAACACATTCTCAGTAACAATGTGGTGCCTGATTTTGCACACCCTGTAATAAAAATCTTTTTACTCATCTTTCATATCTCCCACGTTTTGTATTCTGGTTCTTTTGTTTTGTTTGTGTTATGCATCCTATATCTATAAAACGGAATCTTCAAATGATGTATTTTATAGTCTTGTCCCAATCTTTTTCGAAGTTCCTCTTCCTCTCTGTGTCTCATTTTGTTGTTGTACCCGCCAACTGCGAGGAAAGGATCTCTTCGGTACATGATGCCGCATGATATATTTTCTACTTCTGCATACTTCCTTTCTAGTGTGTTTTCAAAGTTATCTACCATAAGATAATCACATGACACACAAAAGGCATCGTGATTTGCCTCAAGGTATGTTTTCATCATATAACACATATCAGAGTTAACGTAATCGTCTGCATCAACACGAATAAAAAACTGACCTCTCGCTTCTCTAACTCCCATATTTGCAGCAACAGCAACGCCACCATTAGTCCCAGTAGAAATAATTTTAACCTGTTCCTTGAATGGATTTAAGGTCTTTACAGAATCGTCGGTGCTACAATCATCAACAACTATAACTTCATGATTAACATGAGATTGGTTCAAACAACTCCTGACAGCGCGAGCAATATACTTTTCGTAGTTATAGTTTGTGATGATGACCGATACATCAGGATTCCTAATACTCACTTTTCTTCTCCATAATCTCAAATTGTTTTACGATATTAACAAAGTTTCTTAATGAGTCCTGATCAAAAGACCCTATGTGCCCGCCTTCCAGTCTTGTTTGGGCACCAAGGTTATTAGAAAAATGCTTTTCTAGTATCGTAGCGCCGCGAGAATGGGCGCGTAACGCTGCCGCGATGCCAATCGTATGGTCACTGTACCCAGAGTAACCAGGGCGCTTAAAATGCGGCATTTTTGCTAGTTTTTCATCATCTAGATATGTAGGATATTTGGATACACAGAACAAATATTCAATCTGATCAGAGTGTCCAAATGGAAACTCTGCAAAATCATGCATACCTGTTGATATGATTGTGGGTTTTCCATCTGAAAGTATAAGTTCGGACAGTGCCTTATCGCGCCTTGATGTTCTGCTAGCTATCTTGTGCATTTGAACTCCAAGATCTTCCAACCACTCAAATCTCTCTGCATCGAATACAGATGCCATAAACTCAATGCCAATGTCATCACAATATTTTGACAACTCGTAAGCATCTTGAAAGCAAATATCTCTATACTTTTTTTCTGTTGTGCCTAATAGTTTTTCAGAATCTAAAAGTTGAATTTTTACAGCATCAGCGCCAGAAAGAAAAGCATTCAAAGACATTCTTTTTAACTCTTCTAGACTTCCAAAATGTTGGTTACAAAGATCTACAATAATCTTCATCGGTTGGTCCTCTCTTCTATCATCTCAATATCCTCCTTTGTATGAACGTCGTGTATATCACAAACAAACACACCGCACTTGGTACTTAGATCTTTCTGAAAGACATACCAAGATTTCATAATTCTGAAAGCAGCATTCTGCATAAGGTTTGGCGAAACGCTCAATAACTCGTGTCTATCGTTTTGTATAAAAGAATCAATGGCACTGTCAAGTATTTCGCCGGTCATTTCGGGAGAGTTTGCCTGTAATGAAATAACTATATCCTCTCCGTTATCAATATCACCGAAACAACTTCTTATTGCTTCCATCTTATATACCTTGTCACCAGACAGTATCGGATCCCTATCGTGAACTCGGGCACCGCATTCTAGAGCAACTTTCTTTATTTCTTTATCTTCTGTGGTTACCCACACTTCATCAATGTATCTACTTTGCTTTGCTGCCAAGACAGACCAATAGAGCATTGGTTTTCCCCAGATAGGATATATATTTTTTCTTGGAAGTCTTTTAGAACCACCACGAGCAGGTATAATAGCAACAACTTTCATGCCACTATAGTATCATATCTAATAAGTTTTTACAAGTATTTTTATGATCATACAACCATTCTTGCTTACACTTTTTAAACTCTGATTTTAGATCTTTCTGTAGTAGCGATTGAATCATGGCGTTTAACATTGCGGTGTTAAAGTTTTTATTAAGCGATGGAATGTTTATACAGAATTTATAGTTGTACAAATAATCATGAGTCACTCTGTGTTTTTGTTTTTTGCCATGACGTACTTCCGGTTTTATATCGAAATTGATTAAAGGAACTTCGTGCATAACACATTCTTCAATCGTTGTAGATCCACAGTTTACGACTAAATCACTCACTTCCAAAAGTTCTTGCGAAGTGTGTGGAAACCAACCATCGTAAAAAAACTTATGTCCACCAGACAATAAGTAGTTTGCCGTATTTTTAGATATTGGATCCTTTCCTCTTGCCTTTACTAAAACTTGCCACCCTAACTGTTGGAAGTTACTTATTATATCAATAGGAAACTTTGCCAGATCTCTTGACTTTGGCCACATAAGTAGAACTTTCTTTCTGTTGAGATCAAGTCCATACTTTTCCAACACCTTACTTGAGTCAATTTCTATATCATACTTTGGTATACCAACATAAATATTTTTTTCACCTTCAAGGTTATAGTACTGAGCAACTTTCTCACTTGGCATCATAATGTAATCTGCTATTGCTGAATATTTGGGATAGCACTGTGTAAAATCTGTTTGATATGTTGTGATGATTACTTTCGCGCTTTTTTGCGTTGCAACTTTTTTTGTTATATCTAAACCAGATGATTCGTTTGCAAACCAAAATCCCTCGATAGACTCTAGATCATACTCTTCAAGAGTTCCGATGTTATATTTTTTTTTGATTTTGTTAAGAAAATCACGGTGGATTGTTGGGCAGTTATACTTTCCAGAATGCGTGATATAGAAGTTAGATTTAACACCTCTTGCATTACCCTCTTCAACAATCGGGATAAAATATCTAAGGTGTGTCATTTCTCTAAGCAAAAAGTTAAACGTCATTTGTAAACTCACATATTGAATATATTCTATATTTTGTCGGTTCTCTAAAAACTGATATTGGTGTAACTTTAATTCCGCTTTCTGCAAGCATCTCTTCTGTCAAAACTTGATCTTTGTGGTTTTGCTTTACACCGAAACCGAATTTGCCGACAGGATTTTTGATATCATGATCAATCCACATCTTTGGAAGCATTGGAATGATTGCCTTGCTGTTTGCTGGTTTCATAAAAACTTCACAATCCTCTACCATCGTAGAGTAATACTGGCGATAAATACCAGATTCTGGATTTGTTATGTGAGCACCGGTGTTACCGGACATCAAATCACCTACTATGTTTTGTTCCGTAGATACCATTTTTTTAATGTTCCTTATTAACTGACTAGCAGAGTTACAGGCATAAAATATCCTCACTGCAACAATAATATCGTAACCTGTAAAATCCCATTCAGTATTCACATCCCAAACATAAGAGTTTTCAGCAATGCTGTCATCATTATTCAGATCGTAAAAGTCACACCTTAAATCTTCAACCTCAACAAGATTCATTATTGCCTTGTACATATCACATGTGTCATTCATATCAGGATGAATTTGACCTAACCATGCGATTCTTGAACCACTATCTAGACTGTTAATCTTTTTTGCTATATATTGAGGCATTTTTGGAATCAAATACCCATCTGTCATTCCCATTACAACAATCCCTTTAGAAATACGAACGTTTTCTCTTTGTCTTCAAGAAAGTTTGTTAAATCGTGAGACTTTTCTATAGTAAGAAAGTTCTTATCCCACTCACAAGCATGATACACAATACCTGCTTTATCTTCTACGTGTAGATCTTTAAATGGAGGAAATTGATTGGAATAAGTACATGGATGATTGTCCTCTTCTCCGGCATACACTTCTCTTGTATAAGGCAGATCAGTTAATGCAAACACTTCAAACCCCCTGTCAGACAGTGCTTTAAATGAGTCTGGACTTAACCGCCACGCTGGTGGTCTAAATATTTTTCTAAACTTATTCTGCAAACCTGCCTTATCCACCTCATCGAACATCAGATCTATTTTAACAAGTGCGTCATCATAATTCAAGTACTGAAACTCATCATTATCACTTTTACCGGGGATTCCATGATAATACCCATGAAAACCTATCTCGTAGTTTTGTTCTGGAAGTTCAAGTATAGTTTCGCAGAACTCTGGAAACTCAGAAATGTACATTGGTTTTGCTGTGGTTGTTCCCGATTTCATTGTTCTCCAATAAGCAAGGGGAATAAACAAAGAAAACTTAATATCTGGAAATACTTCTATTAATTCTCCACACCTCTCCAATACTCTTGTGGATGAAAAAGGGTGCGGACTTACATCGTCTATGCTTATATTAACTTTCATATTAGATTTTCTCTATAATGTCACAATATCTCTCAATAACGTTATCATTGTTGTCGACATACTTTAATACTTCACTTTTGTAAGTATCATAATGCCCTATAACCTTCTGCACTTTATCAACCATACCATCAAAAGTAGAATATTCTTCTCCATAAGGATGGCAATAGTTATTTATGCTGCCTCCGGTATCTCTGTAAACTACCGGAAGTCCTACTGCAAGTGCTTCCAGGACATGGTTGGCACCCGCTTCTTCTTGTGAAGCGGTTAAATATATGTCATGTTTTGGTAAAACTACAGAAAGTTGTTCTGCTGATATTGGTTTTGTGTAGTTTTCAAAAACAACTCCTGGTGGGACTTGTCCAATATAGTGAAAACTAATATTTTGATCCTTGCACCATTCTTCAAATTTTTGATATATATCGAATCCCTTTTTAGGGTTGGTAGACCAATGGTGCGTAACAACACTAACTTGTTCTGATAGTTTTAGGTCTAGTTTTCTGTTTTCATAAAATATTTGCATTGGGGCATTATTGATTATATCGAAGTTTTCTGATTCGAAACCTATCCACTCTTTGGCCCATTTACTAGGAAATATAAAATGATCTGAATGTGGTAGAGTCTGCCTTACCATATCAGTTAGATGTGGTTTTGAGTGAGTACCAACGTCCCCTACTCGCTGCACTATTTTAGTGTTTTTATTTTCAAACCTATAATCTAAAAAATGTTGATACCATTCGCCTCTATGATTTGGTCGAGGATCCATACAAAAGATAACATCAATACCTTCTTGAAGTTCGTAGACAACAGTATGACCCTTGTGTAGTAGTAGTTCTACAAGTTTATTAACTGTCTTAGCACCTCCGCCCCAAGGTCCGTGTTTTGGTTGTCTATTGATGTATACCTTCATTCACCGCCACCAAAGAAATCTAAATCTTTCATTCCCTTATCATCTATGTAGAGATCTGCGTTAGGTTTGCCCAAAAACAACTTATGATACTTAACACCCCACTTGTCTAGCTGGTTTTCGGTGAACGTATACATACATTTATAAGCACCAATCTGATCGTTGTCAGTCCTACCCATACCTCTAGCAGTTAGCATGAATATGGTATTGCCCTCATCATAGAGTTGATTGACCTTTTCAATTCTATCTTTTATTGGTTGAGATTTTTCATAGTCACCGCTGTAGGGTGTGCACACGGTACCATCAATATCAAAGCAATAAATCATATCACTTAATCCAGTTGTTAAAATCTTTTAAAAACCCTTCTACAGAAGAGTCTGTCTTGGGGTGACTAGTCATACTCTTAATAATCGCTGTACTACAAGTTACTATATCGCACCCATTCGCCCAGGCACCCGATACATCTCCCTGAGACCTTATGCTACCGGCGATGATTTCACAGTCGAGATTATTATCATCGATAAACTGTCTAGTTCTTCTTAACACTTCTGACGGGTTACCCGATGTATCTCTTAATCTACTGTAAAATAGAGATACATACTTTGCTCCACTCATTGCTGCAAGTTGCATCTGCTGTTCGGTAAAACAGCAGGTGCAGTTTACGCTTATACCATCACCAGACAGTTCTTTTATTACCCTCAACTCTTCAAACCCAACAGGAATCTTTATCCTCAACAAAGATGGATCGATTATCTTAGTCAAAGAAGCATGGATATCACGCGCTTGGTTTAGCATTTCATCCGGTTCTGAGGCAAATACCTCGACGCTTAAAGACAGTTTTGCCTTGTCGCAAAACCTTGCCAAATCCTCAATAAGAGCATCAAAATTTTGCTTTGGTTCTTTAGAGATAAGACTGGGGTTTGTGGTCACTCCTTGAATTACTCCCAAAGAGTTTATCTTTTTTATATCTTTTAGATTTGCTGTATCAATGTATAGTTTTCTCATATTTCCTCATCATCTATGTGTATGTATGTTTTCCCATCTTCTACGATGTGCGAGTCAGAATCATCATCCTTATTAGACCATTCTATAATAATTGTGTCTTCTAATGCCATTCTCATATGCATAAGACCAGGTTTTAGATGTATAACATCCCCCTCTTCCATGATCAGAGAAGTATTTTTTGCACGACCTATCCTAAAACCTACCTTAAGTTTACCAGAAAAGATGTAGTAATATTCGTCTTTTTTACAGTGATACTCCATACTACTTTGACTTCCCTTTTTCATGAATATCTTTTTTAATGTAAAATCATCATCTGCATAAACAGAGGTTATATATCCCCAATATTTATCTTTGTGTAAAATAGGTTTTTGTACTTCTGGTAGTTTCTTTATTCCAAACTCATTATCCTTGACCATAATATTTGTTAACTCCATTTTTTCTATCATAGTGTTTTTTAAAAAGTTGTTGCTTATGGCGACCGATGGCAATAGAACTATTCAACATGTTGGATAATATATTCATTTCGGCCACTTCTTCTAATACTATAGCATTTTCTAGTGCTTGATCTGCAGACTTGCCAAACGTCAAGACTCCATGACTAGGCAACAAAACTGCGCCTTTTCGTGTCGGAAGACTCTTGTTCTCCTGAAACCACTCTACAACGCACTTTCCTATATTCATTTCATAGTTTGTTGCAATTTCATTCTTTGTCAAATTTCTAGTTACAGGAATGTCGCCATCAAAATAATCTGCATGTGTTGTTCCCAAGCACCTTATCGGTGTTTGAGCTTGAGCGTGTGACGTTGCATACTTTGAGTGAGTATGTATTATCGACTTGACGTCATCAAATTCTCTGTATATTTCAAGGTGTATGTTTGTGTCTACAGACTGCTTCTTTCCTTCCAAAAGTTCGCCGGTCTTTAGATTAACAACGGATATATCATCCTCAACCATTGTTTCAAATGCCACTCCGGATGGTTTGATGTAAACTAAAGTGCCGCATTCGGACAACAATGAGACATTTCCCCAAGTAAGTTTTACTAATCCTAGTTCTTTTATTTTCTTGTTCGCATCAACGCACTGCTTCTTCATATTCAAACATCCCTCTTAAGGTCACCTCATCATCTATATTTCTAGATACATAGTAGGATGCCCATCTGTTTGCAAAGTTAACATCTCCACCAGAAGATAACAACGCTGCGTAGAAAGCATCTCCTGCCCCTATGGTATTGCTCACAGATGCAATCTTACCCTGAAAGTGGTGAAATCCAGATGCGTTATACAGTGTACAACCTTCTGCACCCATTGTTACATACACTGTTTTCGCTTTAAGATCTGCAAAAGACTTAAAATTAGGAAACTCTGACTTGGTGTAACTCATTGCTTCAGATTTGTTCATAACAAAACAGTCGAATGTTTGGTATCTATCATAATTGTTTTCTTTGGAAGATACTTGTGACGCAGCATATTTCTTTTTGCTAAACTTATTTTTTAGTATTTCTTCAACAATATTATCCGTCACCAACCCACACCTATAGTCAGATATAGCAAGGACATCGTATTCTTCGATTACAAGATCCTGTAAACTATATTTCAAATCATTCTGATTGGTGTTGTTTATCTGTAGGTACTTGTAAGTGTGATCTCCACGAGATATCCAATGTCTTGTTTTCGTATTGTATGTGTCACTTTCTATATTTATTGTGTTTACTCCAGGCACATTATAGGAAGGATTCATCGAAGTTACAAAGGTAACTTCACTACAGAGGTGACTCATGTGCTTGGCAACGTTTGCTGCCCCTCCAAGTTGTATGACTTCTTTGTTGAAATTGCACTTAACGGTTGGAGACTCTAAAGATAAACCGGAGACAGTAGAATATACGTGCTTATCTACTATGGTATCCCCTATCAATAAAACTTTTCTATTGTATTTTTTCAGTTGTCTCAATGTTCTTAATTTTTCTCAAAGTGTTGGTTGTAGAGTAATTTCCATATATGGGATATATTTTAATATCTATTTGATCACTAACACCATCCCTCTCCCTAACTTCATCTGCCGTCCACTCGCCGCCTTTAACCAAACAGGATGGGACAATTTCTTCATATAGTTGTTTTAGGTCCGACTCGCTGTTAAAAATCAAAACCTCGTCGACAAACTCAATCGCCTCAAGTAACCTCTTTCTATCTTCTTCGGAATTGATAGGTCTAGACTCTCCTTTGATAGATCTTACCCTGATATCAGAATCTATTGCAACCACCAACTTTTGCCCCTGTGATTTTGCAAACTTCAACAACTCTATGTGACCTTTATGCAAGACATCGAAAACGCCGTTAGTAAGAACTATACCACTGTGTCTATCTATCTTTCCAACTCTCTTAACGTGTCTACCTTCACCCCATGACTCATTTACCCAATCAAGAGTCATTTGATTTGTGTCTTCCTGAGAAGATATCCAAGCACCCAAACACAAAACATTCGAATCGTTATGTTCTCGTGACTTCTTCGCTGTCATAAAGTTGTGCGCAAGAACTGCTCTGACATCTTTATGTCGGTTTGCTACAATACTCATGCCAACTCCAGTGCCACAAATAAGTATACCTCTTGGCGCTTCGCCTGAAGACACAATAGTTGAAAGTTGATCTGCATAATCAACATAATCAACGCTTTCGCTTGATACATAAGGACCTAGATCAATGCAAAAATACCCCTCACTTGAAAGAAACTTTTTTAACTCTGCCTTTCTTTCGACGCCGTTATGATCTGCCGCCAACACGATTATCTTTTTATTACTCATTTATACAACTCCAAACACTTTCTAATGTTGTAGATAATTTCAGACTCATCATGGTTATCAGCATCTTCCTTGCACTCAGTACACTCTACTTTCAATCCACAAGGACCATGGGTAGAGATATCTACATTAACATTGTCAGGATAAGCAACCATATCATATCCTTGGTATCCTGTCAATACAATAATAGATTTTTTTCTTACTGCATTTGCGGCATGACCCAATCCGCCTTCGGTGCTAACAAATAAATCAGAGTTCTGTATAACTATTGCTGCCTCTCTAAAAGTAACTTCTCCGAGTAAAGAGTGCACATTGTCCAAAACCCTTTGCCCAGGGCGACCTATCTGTACAAAGTCTATGTCATCCTTTAAGGAATTTACTACTTTTTGCCACTTTTCAAATGGGTACCTTCGATTTGGTGTGTAGTTTTGCTTTGAGTGTGGTTCTATAACAATAAATCTTTTTGGTAAACGCTTGAGTATTTTGCTGACTTTTGATTTTTCTTGGTCGGTAAAATATAATTCGCATCTTAAATCTGGATTGTCTATACCATAATACTCACAGATTTGTCCTATTATGTGTTTATCATATCTCTGGTGTGCTCGTGTGGGAGTGTCTTTTTTGCAATAGTTTGTTTCATGGAGATTCATTGGTAAAAGAAATTTCTTCTTTTCACTATCCGTATTTTCGTTGTAAACATAAGGGTTGTTTTCAAATATTGGACTTTTTACGATCTTTGTGACTCGACCTCCATGCATCTCACAAGGAACAATCTTGGTATCATCATCCAACTTATTTTCAGAGATCTCTCTAACTGCTGCTGTCCATGTCAAATATCCACCTAAACCCATAAGTCACATTCTCCTATATTTTAAAAACTACCATTCCACTATCAGTCTTTTTCTTATCTGTTTCAAATATGTGTCCAGTCACACAAACTAGCGTTGCTTCAATATTCTTGTCTTGCTCCAAAATATCATGAACAACCTGTTTTACAATAAACTTTTCTGGATGGTAGTCATCAAATATAATGGTTCCTCCAGGTTTCAATACTTTTTTACAATTAAGATAATCTTGCATAACAACATTATAGTCTGTGTGATTGCCATCTACAAATGCCAGATCCATCTCCTGTTCGTAATCCTCTACAATATACGGCAACTCAGATACATGCTTAAATTTTATCTTATCTTTCTGTTCAAACTTAATCATTTCATACAAGTCTGCATTTGATACAACTACTGGTTTTGAATTGATTGCCTCATTCTTTTTTGTAAAGTGCGAAACTATATCTACCGTAACAATGTTTTCAACGTGAGGCAAAAGAGAGACTGCATAGCACGATGTGCCTCGTCCGGTACCTATCTCAAAATAGTTTTTGACACCAATATTTTCTGCTATTGCCTTTACCAAATAAGTTTGCTCAACACCAGCGGATGGCACATACTTCTCAGGTGGATTGTTTTTTGGTCTGGTTTTTGTAAGTTCTAAAATATGTTCAATACTGTCTCTATCACTTTTCCAGTCATACCCCATTTCTTCAAAATACTTTACTACGCTAACTGTTTTCATTTTATTCTCCCATAAACTTATGATATTGAGATGCAACGTAAGTCATATCAATATTAGTATTAAAATCGTTTTGTTTTTTTCTTGTAAAATCTATCTCAGGGGGATTGTAAAGTCGCAATGGTTCAAGATCCCACTCATCTTCTTCAATAACGGTGCCACCAACTGCAACTTCTTTTGTGCCACCTGACGAAGAACATATTACGTGACAACCACAAGCAACTGCATCAACTACAACATTCGGGCAGTGATCTAGATATGCAAGATGAATTAAATATTTGCTTTTTTTATATATGGCAAAAAGAGTGCTAATATCGACATTGCCGACGTAAAATATTCTTTCATGCTTGATTACATCTTCTTTTTGCACTTGTCCCGCCACCACCAAACAATCCCGACTGCTTGAGTGCTCTAAAAAATAGCGTATATTGCCCCTTAAACGCTTGTGTGGACGCCAAGATGAAGCACAGCACCAAACACTATCAAACTGCTCTAGAACGTCGTTTTTGAGGGGTCTAACTTGATTTATTAGTTCCAGATCTGCACCATTATGAATAACTGCGCTGTTATCGTGCTCGCCAAAATATTTGAACGTCAACCTCTTGTTGAACTCGGACTGAAATATCACTCCCTTTGCTTCTGTGTAAGTTCTTAGTATAGAAGCATTCATTGACTTATAATCCTGCTCACTATTAAAATAAATACCATCCAATCTCTGAAACACTGGTGCCATTAGATTGACCCTTTGGATAAAAGTAAGTTGTGCATCAAAGGGGTGTTCATGAATAAATGAATCACCTTGACGTTCCATATATTTTTTTAGTTTCTTGGCAAAATGGTTAGGACCACTGGTTGAGTTTAAATTAACATTATCTAAGAATATATTCATAAACTCTCTATTTTTTGATAGGGTTGCTTATTTGAAATTTGCTGCTCTATTCTAAGTTGATCTTGTCTATGCACTCTATCCACAGATATTGGATTCAACCTATTGTAAATGTAAAGCACCTCTCCAATCAAGCGAACCTTATCTTTACCGGACATCTCAACCATCGGGTACATCATAGCGCGGTCAAAAGTGCATTTATAAAACCCGCCATCCAAGTCTAGCAAATCTTCTTTTTTGATTTTACAAAACAGTTCTTTGCGAAACGTTCTAAGGTGTGAAAAAGACCAAGGTATTTTTCTTATGTTTTGTTTCCAATAACCTTCTGATACTACGGGTGAGACTACACTGTAATTATCATTCTGCATGTAAGACCCTACTGTCATCCAGCAGTCAGGATCTTGATATAACTTATCTAATTTTTCTAAAACGTTAGTTCCCGCGAGCGCATCATCACCGTCGAGAGTTATAATAACTGATCCATCTTTTGCCGAATGGATGTGGGTATACAGATTGTACAATGCTTTCTCGTTTTTAACATTTGAAATAACTTTTATTTTCTTGCTAGAAGTTTCTAGTATTTTATCTACTACTGATCGTGTGCTATCAGAAGAGCAGTCATCAACATAAACAATATCGAATCTTGAATCCTCATAGTCTTGCCTTAAAGCAGAATTTAGGTTCCACTCTACCCACCGCTCACAGTTATAAGCAGGAATGATTATAGTAAAGTGTGTTTTCATGCAAAACTCTTATCCCAAAAAAATGCAGGTCTGCTTTTAAGATATTTTACAATATCATCATAAGATCCCTTAAACCACGATTCATCACTATGCTGTACAAGGTCATTTGTATCTAACTCACACCCTAGAAGTTTTGCCTCTATTACCATTCTTGGGCAAGTATCTAATCCAGAGGGTTTGAAGCACAGACCTTTTGATTCTGCCAACTTCTCCAAGAACTGTCCATATGGCAAGTTCCACAAAACATCGTAATCGTACCCCTTTTCTTTACAGTGGGATTCCGTTTCATTGAGTCCCTTGACCCAACTTCTCGAACCTAACACAACCCACTTATCATTCTTTTTTGGTGTTTTGTTTTTAACATTTTCAATAAACTTAAAAAAGTCGTCATTAAATAACGATGAAAGTACAAAAAGGTTTTCGTTACTAATATTTGGCAAACTTTCTAAATGAATAGTTTTTTGCTTTTCAGACATAAAAAATACAGAACTTGCGCGATTTACAAAGTTTGTCATAGTTTGACCTCTTTCAGTATTTTTGTAATCACATGTAGTTCCCTCAACCATCTTGTACAGTTCTGGATTCCTATGCTTACAAAACTTGTAATCAAATTCAACGAACGAGTATTTAAAATCCATATCTGCAAGGTTTTTCAACATTTCATTTGACAGGTTTGCAATATTCCCAAATACCCACTTGGCATCCTTGTTGTTTTCAATAAGTTGAGTTGTAAGTTCAGCAGACCTAACTTTAGCAACTTTCTTGTATGGGCCAGAGTCAATAATCGTTTCCAGACTAAGTTCAGCGCCGCCTACATAATCTTCTACAAACAAATCGCTAACAAAAAAGCACTCTGGTTTAACCAACCACTTTTCTGGGATTAGAGTTTGTAGCATCTTTTCTAGAATATTCGATAGCGACAACTCAGACCTTAGATGATCTGACAGTGTTTTTGCCCAAGACTTATACATTCCATTATCAGAATAAACTTTTCTAATCTTCTGCTTAAAATCTCTTTCAGATGGATAACACCACATTGCATCTTTAACAAGTATGTCTTTCCAAACTGCGTCTTTCTGTACGTGCTTAAGAGAATAGTCGACCTTAGCAAACAAAGGTTTGTTTTTAACTTTTTTTGTTTTCTTGTCTTTTACCGGTGCATATAAAAAATCCATATGTCCAGACCACCCAGGTGCGACAACCGGAAGTCCATTGTATGCCGCCTCAAAAAGAGGCAATCCAAAACCCTCACCATGAGTTGTAGATACCATTGCCTTAATCTTTGGATGCTTATAAATTGCATCAACCTCTTCATCTGACATTTCGCCATGCAACAAGTATAAAGAACACTTAGAAGATTTAAATTCATCAAACACTGCATTCAATCTTTCTAAACACTCTTCTCTGTCGGGTGTTGAGTTTTTAGCAATGTTTGACTTGATCACCAAACCAACTTCATCATCTTTAAACTCTTGCAAGAACCACTTTATAGTATTTTCTAGATTCTTTCTTATTCCCCATTGCGCGACGCAAAGAAAATTAAAATCATCTTTAAGTTCTAGATCGATACTATTGCCGTGATATTCACGAACAGGGTAACTAACAACTTCAACAGGTGCCCCACACCCAACTCTCATAGGTTCTTTTGTGTCAGATTTTTGACCTTCATAGAAAGTATTTTCAAATGCCCATTTTGCAAAGTTACTAGGAACAATTAGTTTATCGATACTATATGATTTCTCTATCCATGAAGGAGATACCTTGGTTGCCTCAATGCCTGCAGTAACACAAACTGCATAGGGTGCTTTTCTTTCAAATTCGTTAGGAATACCAACATGAATATGGATGTCAAACTTTTGATTCTCTTCACTTAACTGCTGAAACTTTGCAACTCTTTTGTGAATCCATCCAAGAAAAGGATCTTCATCCAACAACCAACCAGTAGCGCCCCACCGAAGAGGATTAACGTAGATATCAAACATTTCCTCTCTTTGTTTAAGCGACTCAAGAACAAGTCGAGTGTGCACACCGTAACCAGAACGCGTAAGAGCAGGTCCTGTAACTAATATCTTTATTCTACTCATATTACTTTATTTAAACTCCAAAGTTTGCCTTGCTTGGTTTTCCAAGAACCATGCTTTTCATGAACTTCAGTTAAAGTTTTTCTCCAAAGTTCAATGTATCTCTTCATGCTATAGTTATCAAGAACATGTTGGCGGCCGCGCTTACCCATGTTTTCCCTATCCTCTTTTGGCATTTCGTACATTTTAACCATAGCATCAACCAAGTCTTTACCATCAATTCTGTCTTCATAAATCCAAGGAACTTCTTGAGAACCAATGATCGCTTTTGAGGACGGTTCTATGCCGAACCCAAACCACTCTTCACCGTTTGTGACCTGTTCCTGAAGTCCTCCAGTCATATTAACGATGATGGGTGTTTCGGTTGCAAGAGACTCAAGTGTTGATAATCCAAAACCTTCTGCATCAGAAATGTTTATAGTGCAGTCTGCTGCGTTATAAAGGACTGACAACTGTTGCATTGATAATTTATTTGTTGATAGTTTGAACTGATCATCATCTAACCCTAGTCTTTCCTTAATGGCAACCAAATCTTGTCCATTGGGATCTTTTGGTTCTGTATGCATTATTAAGCACGCCTTGTCTCTACCAACTCTATCTAAAAAATCATTAAACCAAAAAATCAAAGAACCAGACTGCTTTCTTCTTGCATTTCTATTATTCCAAAAAAAAGTAAATCTTTTGTTTCCATCTTTATCAATGCCAATGGAGTTTTCTTTTTTAAAGTTTTTGATTAGTGCCGAATCTTCAATTTTTATAAAAACGTTATCGTTAACTGCATGTGGTATTCTCAATAAGTCAACTTCCGGCGCTACGTTTTCTACAATATTGTGAGTCACCTTACTAATTGATGCAATGACGTCGTTGGATAAGTACCACTTTCTATTGAATGTAGGGTAAGGAAGGTTATCCCAAACATGATAATACACCAAAGGAGCAACAGATCTAACCTCATTATCAATCTCCCATAACCATCCCCAAAATCTAGGGTCTGTCATAATCCAAACAATGTCAGGTTTCTGTGCTTTAAGCAAAGCACGGACCTGCTCTTGACTTCCATATCCATCTACTGGATAAATCAACCAATCATCACCGTACTCTTCTGTTCTGATTGGTTTGTAGTCGGGATGCCTAATAGCACCCCCAAAGCAAACAAACTGAAACTTTCCAGTTTGTAGTAGTCCTTCTATCATATATCTTGTTTGCGTTCCGACTCCAGATGGAGCAAGAGGACTATCCGCCAAACAAAACACTTTTATTTTTTTCATCTATCACCTACAATGTTCTGTCTTGTAAAACTCACAATACTTGCAAGACATTCTATTTTTAAAAGATTTACCGCTATCAATATTGCTTATCGCCTTTTCTAAAAGTTCCAGGGCGTTAGACATCTTCTTAACACCGCTGGTGACCCTGAATATCTCTACTCTGTCTTTCTTCGCCGTTCTTTTAAGAAGAGCAAAATGAGTTTCAATATCCTTTACATCAATATTATACTTTAAAGAATAAAAGTTTTTATATAAAGTTAATTGATAAGTTACTAAACTGTCCGATCTTTTTTTCATGTTCCATCCCCAGGAACAAGTTTTCCAATCTATAACGTGATATTTACCATCTGACGTCTTTAGGATCAGATCGATAAAACCTTTGAATTTATAATCAGTATCAAAGTTTGTAATTGGTTCGTAAATAGGTTCTTCAACTGAAACTACCTCATATTCTCCAAAATATTTAGAAAGTTCAGGAAGAACAAATTCTACGATATTGTTACCTTGCTCTCTCATGTCTTGGATCATCTTGCCATTTAACTCAAAACCTGTAGATTTAAGTTGTCTTAGTTCATCCAAAAACTTTTGTTGAAATATGTTCTTGCCTTCGGTTACCTTTGAGTGATCAACAACAATATTTTCACAAACATAATGCAAGGCAGTTCCAAAAGCAGTATATTCATTACCTTGAAACTTCTTGATTTTATCAATGTAGATTAGTTTATGTCTGTGTCCGCACTCCGCCCAAATTTTCATTTCGGAGTAACTTATCTTCTTGACTCTTTGTTGCTCGCCTTGAGCGCCTAGATCTTGATTGTTTAGAACTTTTAACAACTTCTTCCTCTTTCTCTTCTTGTTTTAGTTCCAGTACCCACTCTGAACTTGTTCGAGTTCCTGGTTTGTAGTTTGTACAACTACCTTCCTTTATAACCTTATATTTATCTAGATTATACCCGTTTGATTCTAAAATTGCAAGTATATCTTTCGTATTTACTGCTTCTATCGGTTCTCTAGCAAAGCGCCTTGTCCTGACTGATGCCCTGATGGTGATTCTATTTCCCTCTTCTTTTATTTCATGATTCATCATAAATCTCCTCTAACTTTTTTATTTTACTGTACAAAACTGGACTTACTTTCTGAAGGTAAATATCTTTGTGGTAATAATGTGCTTCAAATCCGTTTGCAAAATATTCTTGCAAAGAGGTTGCGCCATATGGAGAATAAAATATTCCCTGCACAATAGAAGTCATCCTTGGATAACCGATATCTTCTGAAAAAAATATATCCAAACGTTCTTGATATTCCGGATTTGACATAACATTTTCTGGTATGTCTATTCCTTCTTTTGAAAGTTCTACTCTTAGTATTTCTCTCTTTTTGAGAAATTCTTGCTCAAGCAAACCGTCGCCATACACAACATCGCCATAGTTATCCTCAACACTGTGCCCTATCTCATGTACGATATCATCTAATACATCAGAGTTATCTTCTTGGGTGTTAAGTACATAAATTGCGCCATCCTTATATGCTGCATTATAGTTTTTCTTTCTTAAGAAATCAAAGTTGCCAAATATAATGTAATCTAGATTTCTTGTTATCGCTCGTGGAAAAATATCTATGACAGATTCTATATCTTCAACTTCCAGATCAAATGTTAAGTTATCTTTTACTACAATATTGACAGCAGAATGCGTCAAGAAACTTCCTTTATCTAAATTTCTCCTATTCTTGATGTAGTTCTGCATTACTTTCTCTGAGATATCTTTCTCCCTGGTCTACATCTGTCAATGCTTGCTGGTATCCTCTGACCCAGTTTTCTTCTGACATACAAAGAATCAACTCTGGAAATTCTTCTGCCATAATGTCTATAATCATCTCCAAAGTAACCTGATCGTCCGTTGGGTTTTTCTTTTCCCCTGTGTAGTTTATAATATATTCTTTTAATTTGTTGTCTGGTTGAGCAACATTATTAAGTGTTGTCAAATCTTCTTCCTTCATTTTTTCTCCTATAACAATCTAGCAGCAAGGGTTGCAACCTTTGATCGCTCTCCCTTAACCAAAGTAATGTGACCAGCGCTGCACTGATCTTTGAATCTATCTATTACATATGTAAGTCCATTTGTTGTTTCGTCAAGGTATACGTTGTCGATTTGTTCAATATCACCTGTTAAAACAATCTTGGTTCCTTCTCCTACACGAGTTAACACAGTTTTGATTTCGTGTTTTGTCATGTTTTGTGCTTCATCAATAATAATAAAAGCATTAGCGATAGATCGACCACGAATAAAAGTCATTGCTTCAACTTCTATCTTTCCCTCGTCCATGTACATGTCGAGAGTAACTTTATCATTACCCATAAGATTTTTTAGATTATCTTGTATTGGAGCAACCCATGGCATCATCTTTTCTTCCATAGTGCCAGGCAGGAAACCAATATCTTTTCCAACCGGTTCTACAGGTTTTGTAACTATAACTCTCGAATATTTTCTATCGTTTGCAGTTTCACCAAAACATTGTTGCAGTCCACATGCTAGTGCTAGTAAAGTTTTACCAGAACCTGCTTTACCGATTATTGTAACTAAAGGAATATCAGGATCTGTTAACAAATCTAGTGCAAAGTTTTGTTCTTTGTTTTTAGGGCGAACACCCCAAATACCTTTTTTAAATGAATCGACTTTTTCTACAGGTTTATCATAACTTGTAAACCTCACAAGAGCACTCTTCTTTTCGTTTGAGTTACTGATTAGCATAACAAATTGGTTTGGTTGCAAGTCTGCCTCATCGGGATCTATGTAGACTCCCTCATCTTTATAAACAGAATCAACCATTTGATCGTCAACTAAACACTCGGCAAGTCCGGTGTATAGACCTTCAATATCTTCCACAACCTGGTCGTTTGAATAGTCTTCACAAGCAATGTTTAGAGCATCACATTTAACTCTCATGTTAATATCGCGAGAAACAAGAACAACGTTACTTTCCTCGTTTTCCGCTTTTAAACTTAATGCTGTAGCGATGATTTGATTATCTGGATTCTCAATATCTAGGTCGTCTGGTAGTTTGAAAGGGTCATACCCCTTTACAAAAACTTTACCAGGTCCGATGTCGACACCTTCAAAAAGATTACCATCCTCTCTTAGTTGGTCAAGTTTTCTAATAATGCTTCTTGCATGCATACCGACTGAGTCTTGGCGTTTTTTATGTTTATCTATCTCATCTAAAACCTTTAAAGGTATTGCGATGTCTGCTTCTTCAAAATTTAATATAGAGTTGCTATCAGTTAAAAGGACATTTGTGTCCAGGACAAGTATTTTTTCTTTCAATTTTCACCTCTTGATTACCATTATAATTAGTTTGTGAGGTTATTTTTTGCCAATCTGTAACTGTTCTTTGAAAAGTTATTGTTGTATTTTGCGTATCTTTGTTTTGGCACACCATTTTTTGTTCTGCTTCTACACAAAGCAGGGCACCCACAAAGACTATAGTCTTAACCATTGTTATATTCCCCTTTTAAAAAAATATTTATTTATTAGTTATAGTTAGTATAGAGGATAATATGAATACTATTAAAATTTTATTTTTATCTTATTGCTGTTTTTTCCTTAATTCATGCATATCAACAGCGCACACAAGGTTTCCAGTTGACTCTTTTGTTAAGATTCATACCAAGATGACAGTACAAGTTTGTTCTGAGGGAGATAATAAAACTTCGAGTTGTAGTAGTGAGAGTTTTTATTCTGTAGGATCGGGTTCGGTAATCGGTCATAAGAAATCAAAAACCTATATTTTAACTGCTGCGCACGTTTGTCACTCAGAGGTGGAAGGTGCTCTTAAGAATATTGTTACTTCTACAAAAATGGAATTCAAAGTTCAAAATATTAAAAACATATACCATGATGTAACGGTTAAAAATATATCTAAGGAGTATCTAAACGGCAATGAGTTGGATTTATGCATTCTTGAAAGTGACGGCATTATAAGCATGCCAAAACTACATTTAGCACTTAAAGGTCCAATGATAGGAGATAAGGTATACAATGTTGCTGCTCCGACTGGGTTCTTCCATCCGCCCACTGTTCCACTGTTTGAGGGTTATTATAGTGGACCACTAGGAAAGCACCACTCTTTGCTTACAGTTCCAGCGATAGGGGGTAGTTCAGGGTCTCCCGTTCTGAATTCAAAGGGAGAGTTGGTTGGGTTAATATTTGCAGCAAATATGGAGTTTAAGCATCTAACGATTGCGATTAGGTATGATTCTTTAAAAAAATATATACAAGAAAACCTATACCCTTAACCACCTCTCTAGTTTAATCTTTTCTTTTTCTAAAATCATATTTAATCTTTTTGCCATCGCGGGTCTATTGTTGTGTACCGCTTTTGCAATCTTGATCTCCAACTCTTCAATATCAATCTTCAACTTGTCAATTCTATTTTTATATCTTGCCATATTATCAAATCCTACAATACATCAAATACAATATGCACCTTAAACAAAAGATTTATACCGTGACTTCCAGTACCAACTTTTGAGAAAAAGAAAACATCTTTAACAAGTGGTATATCTTGAAGTTGATTCAAAAACTTCATACTTAACTTATCTACTATAACTTGATAGATGTATTTGTTTGGATGAATCTTTCTTACAGAACTCCAATCTATTTTTATGCCTTCAACGCCTTTTAGATAATTTGTTAAAAGTAATGTTACCTGTTCTTCACTAAGTTCTTGTTTTGGTGCTTCCTCTACCTCTACAGGTTTTTTTCTGGGGCGGCCGCGACGTCTTGCAGGAGCGGGGGCGTTAGGGTTTTTTCTTGGACGACCCCTTTTTCTTGTTGATTTTTCTTCTGTCACTGCCTGAATCTCCTTATGGCATTAGTATAACACAAAATGCGTCTATTGTTTGATTATAAAAGATAATAGTTAAAATCAACTATAACTCTTATTTCTCCTGATTGCGGCACAGCACCTCTATCGAGATCGGTTCCATCGGATTTGACGCCAAAATTGTAATCACTAGGGAAAGTCCCTTTACGGTCAAAATACATCACAAACATCAAGGATTCAAGCGCGGTTACAATCATCGCGTTTGAAGTATCTATTGATGGATCGGTATCACCTGAATATCTCTCCATACCAACAATTGATCTCGTCCGATTGGATCCACCGCTTGAACAATCAACGTGAAAGTAAGATCCGTGGTTAGAATTCGTGCCACTTGGATCGCCCAGATCGCCGTCGACAGTAGAGTTGGTACCAAATTTGAACGATCCAAGATATGTGGGGTTTATATCACCATTATTGTTTGAAAGATACCCCGACATATTAAATTTATACAAATCTAATCCAAATTTAAACTGCTTTTGATTATTATGTTGAGTCCCAGTCCAAGACATAGACCTAAACCTAACTTGTCCGGCGGCTGCACCTGTGAGTCGGACAAGGCGTCCCGGATACCAAAATGAGGCTCTAACAAACGCCTCATTTATGTCTGACGCACTAGAGTATTTCGTACCGTCCGCTCTTTGGAATCTCTGTGAGACCGTATTCGTTAAACTATCGAAATCTTGAAATCTCTTCTTGTTCGATTGATACAACTCCCCGAGGTCGCGGGTCGAACCATTGCGAAAGATGTCACCTAGATTGTTTTGTACGATGTCATCTATCTCATGTGTAGAAACTGTCCCAATAGGTTGTTTAAAGTCTCCGATCGGCTGGTGGAACCCTGCTACAGCAGCTGAGAAATTTCCGGGGGATCTCTGTAAGATGACATGGGTGTCATTGAAGGAGGTCGAACCGGGAGTTTGGACATCATCTAACAAACTACGACTGTCTTCATCATTTAAACGTGAGTGACTTCTAATCTGAAACGTAAACTCTGGCGGTGTGCTATCTGACACCAGCGCGGTTTGTGTTAACGGGATAAAATGAAAATTGCCAGCGGTGTCTTTGTATTTTATTTTATAAGATATTACCAGAGGGGCAGGAAATGATGAATTGAGATAATTGGACGGTGCACCGACCTCAACCCGTGCTTGTGCGCCCGTTCTATATGTTAATTGCCCTCTAGATACATTGATTATAGGAAACAAGGTGTTCCCGGTTTCTTCTTCCAAAATTTTGTAGGTGTCATTTGGCATCAAGTTGTCGGCGAGAGCGGTGGTTGTATTATCACTTGAAACTGCCGGTTGAACAAGTACTGGGTCGTTTACCCCAGTCTGCTTCCACAATTTTATAAACGTTGCCCCATCACTATAATCAGATATCTCCGGGGTGTATGTTTGGTAGTTCGTTCTGACAAACTGTACGATTGGTTTTCCTATTTGTGGTGTTAATGTTTCTACATTTGCGACCGCTTTTACTATTTGTTGCACTGCTTGAAGTCTAAAATCATCGCCGTTACTATTCTTTACTTGAATGTCAAACACTCGAACAACCGCGTTGGTTGTCATTGTTGCGAGTTTTTCTATCTTTGTTGAATCTACGTTAGCGCCGGATCTATTCTGCCCAGATGTTATAGTTAATGAACCACCAGGATAAGAGTAGTTATTTGTTTCAGTGGTTGTAAGAGTAGCGTTCGCACCTATAACATTGTATGTGTTATTTGAACGATCTGGATGATCAATTGCTACGTCTGTTGCATCCAAAAGAGTGTCGCTGGCAGTTGTTGTATCTGCAACTGTTATCACAGTTTCCGTTACGTCTAGCGCATTTGTTAATGGCGTACCATATCTATCGGTTTGAACAACGGCGAGCGGAGGGTCTATATTCACAACCAAACCTGCATTGAGACCTGGATTACCATCTGCACCTGAAGTTTGGACTATAAACCTTTGTCTAGCAATCACTGTAGAGGCATTATCCGTGCCTTCTATATTAACAGTGTATAGTACTTCTGTAAACTGTCCGTTTGCCTTTGAAAATACATTACTACCATGCGCAGTCATATTTCCAACAGTTACTGTATCGTTGTGACCAGAAGTTTCAGTATCAGAAAGAGTATAAGTATCAACTTCTGGCGGTACCACTCCAACACTTGGAGTATTCACAGCAGATACTCTAAATTGTCCCGCGCCAGGCGAGGCGTCGTGTGCCACTGCAGTTAAATATTCACCATTTTTAATGACCTGTATTTGAGTACCCGTTCCTGTAAAACTACTAACTGTTCCAGTACCGTCTACACCATTAAAATAATGAAAAGGATTATTTAATATTACAGAAGGTGCTCCAGGTCCTGGTTTTATTGCTGTTATAACACCTTGGTCTATTGCTTCTACAGAGACGTCTGGGCTATCTCTTTTTAGTTCAACAATAACACTTTTTGGATCACCTTTAAATGAATCAAAGGTGGTGGGAACAGTGTATGTAGCATGGTTAAGGGTTTGGTTTGCACTCCCTACCACCGTGCCGCCAACCTTGAATGTAAAATAAGAGGGTCCGGATTTTGAAAAAAGTCCTGGGTTTGATACGCTTTCTAATTGGGTTAAAGCAGTCAGGTTCTTCGAGTTTTTATGATCAATAATTGTTGCAGTAGTAGCAGAACTTGTTCCTTGATCTTCATCAAGTTTGTACCACACCTGAACGTTAGATCGATATGTGATGCCATTTGCAATTGGTGATGTTAATACTTTTCCACTATTGTATTGCTGCTGCGCTAGGGTATTGCCGCCGAAAGTATTCCAAATAACAAAATTTGATAACTCTGCTCCGATTGGATTGCCGCTGTTATTATCATTCCCCAAATAAAATGTACTATTAAGCGCATCCATCGCGATGTTCCCGCCGCCGTGAGACTTAGTTGCAAATTGGGATCCATTCTTATAAATATATATAATGTTTCCAGTGCGTTGGAATAAGACGTGAACCCACTTCCCAGCATCCGAAGTATTCCAGAAACTGGATTGAATAGCTTGTCGGTTGACACCGCTCGTATGAAAATTGAGTGCGAGGGTGGTACCAGTAATATGTATTCTTAATTCAGTCGAATAACAAATATATCGATTTCCCGCAGGAAAGGTTTCATTTGATGGAAACTTAATCCAAAACCCTATTGCGAAAGTCGACATCGCTGAAATGCCCAATCCGCCATTGCCATTCGTGCGGAAGGCGTTTGCTGAAGAATGATTAAAAAACGCAGATCTTGCTATTTCAGTTCCTAAGTTCCTTGTTGTTGCTACAATATCAACAGAGGATACATCAGGAGTTGTTCCAAGGTCGTTATATATAACAACAGGAGGTTCTATCTCTAAATCTACGCCCAAACCTGTTTCGCCTGGTGTTCCGTTAACTCCTTGTTTTGACTTAGCAACTGTAACTGTTCTTGACTCTTGCGCCAACCCTTCACAGTTAAAAACATAAGTTATATTAGCAATATCGCTAGTTAACCCACTCATAACACTAGCATCTATATGCTTATCGTTTGAATCGGAATCATCCAATGTAAGAGTTGGTCTAGTGACTGTTCCATTTGTGACTGTTTGACTAATAACCGAAAACTGTCCAGCAGTCGGAGTATTTGTTGTACCTATAACTGTAGTTCCGCTGCCACCAATTATTGGTTCAAGTTGAACATTTCCTTTAAACAATCTTATTGTATCGGAAGTGCTAGAATAATCAATATTAGCATCCCCGGCACCATCATTTGCTTCAGTCGACGTAACAGTTGTATTATCGTTTGGCATAGATATTTTATAGGCACCAGAACCTGGTTTTATTGCTATTAAAGTTATTTGATCTCTAGCAACTTCAGACCCATCTTCTTTGGCAATAACTTCTATTCTTTCCGGAAAATCGTTGTATGTTTTGCCTGTAGTACTGTAGGTAAAAACATTGTTGCTAAAACTGTGATTTCCTTTATTGGAATTGGTTATCTCGACATCATCTATCTCGTATACGAATGTCATTGTGCCTGTCGTATTTCTTGTTGTTGCTGTTAACTCCACAGAAGCATGAGTAACTCCTGCTTCAACCGCTCCCAGATCGTCGAATTCGATAACTGGAGTATTACTTGTTACTGTAAACTCAACTGCTCTAGCATTGCTGCCGCCTGGTCCCGATTGTCCGCGAGTTCCTTGAATAGATTTTGTGACAGTCTGTATTACTGATAGGGTTTCAGTATTCTCACAGTTAATAGTATAAGTTACTATACCTGTGTTGGCAGTACCCATATCACCATGATCGCCAAATATCGCATCCTTGCCATTACCTGGACCGCCGTCATTTTGAACTGCAGCCGACTGGTCAACAGTTGATATGCCGCCAGCGTTGCTGGCAGGAGATTGCGTTACACTTGTCACCTTAAACTGTCCCGTAGTTGGAGTTCCGGTAGTCACAAGTGTTAGTCTTGTTGCCCCCTTAAATACAGCAATGAATCCAGGATTTGAGTTTGTCATGTCTAAAGTGGTGGCATCACCACTACCATCTCCACCGCGAGTAGCAGGTACTACGTGTGCACTATTTTCCATATATACCTGATATGCGCCCGAACCTTCTTTTACTCCAAGCATTCCAATTTGGTCTCTCGCCAAGATGGTACCAGCAGCAGTGCCCGTCACTTCTCTTATTCTGCACTCGATAACTTGTGGCATATTGGTGAAAAGAGCAGGTACATCAGTACCATCATATACAAGTTGAGCAGTGTAGTTGCCATTGACCACACTTCCGGCGATAACACTACCTTCTTGAACGCCGTCAATCAAAAACTGAAAATAAACTTGTCCTGTTGTGTTTAAAGCGGTTGCAGTAATTGTTGAACTAGGAGTTCCTATTTTATTACCGTTTTGGTCATATTCAAATGCTATCTTTGTTGCAGTTAGATTAACAGTTCTAGATGTTGTACCCTCAAGTCCTGTTCTGATCTTTTGTACTGTTATTGTCCTTGTAACTGTAGTAATAGTACCAGCAATATTTACTTTAAAAGGAATATTAACAACTACAGAAGAGAATGTTTGGTCATTAGCGGCATTTTCATATTGAGAAAGATTGTTTAAAGTTATTTTTGTGTTATTACTAGAATCTAAAGTAACATTTAGTTTTAATACTGATTTTGATCCATTTGAAAGATCGATAGAAAAGTTAGTTGGACTACCATCATTATGTCCAGATAGTGCAACAGTTAAATCAGTACCATTATCAGTTGTTGCCGATGCCCTCGATGCATCTATTCTGTAGGTATTTTCTCCTGGGTTACCGCCACTATTTGTATTTGTAAAATCATGACCAGTTGTTGTAAATGTAGGTATACCTGGTACAGAGGCGTCCACTTTTGCCGATGGACCGTTTGAAAAATTTGCTGGCCAATCGCCACCATCCTCATCTGTATCGCCATAATTTGCATCAGATTCTATAGTTAAAACAGAAGTTGTAAAAAGAAAAGAAAGTCCATTGCTGCCTGCTAATAAATCAGTCTCTTCAAATTTATCTGATTTGAAATAAAGTTTGCCATCACTTTTAAAGTATATTTGCCCAAGTCCATCCGGTACAGAGGATGGAGTTGTGATTTGAGTTAGCGCTAAACTTCCTGATATTGCCTGATTGAAATTAATTTGATTAGGTACAACTTTTCTGATCCCAATACCGCGCAGTCCTCTAGTATTACCTTTTTTACCCATAACTTATACCTTAAACCTCTTAAACATAAATAGTAATAAATAACAAACTATGAAGCGCTAAAATCAACCAAAGTAACAGTCTTGGTAACGCCTCCTGCAGTGATTTTGATCATAATATCGCCATCATCACCGGTACCATGGCCATTGGACATCCATATAACTGAACTTCCCTCTGATGGGTTATCCGGGTCATATGTTCTTTCTTTTAGTATCAATGGTCCTACTAGTTTTGTTTTACCATAAACATGCAAAGTTTCATCGGGACTTTCGATGCCTATACCCAAACTACCTGAAGCGTTGGTTGCTAGAGAATCCATAGCGTCACTAGAAAGTCCGGTTTCATCAATAATTGCAGCGCCATTAGTTAAAGTTCCATGATGCCCAGAAACATAATCCCGAATACCACCAGAACCTTCTATATCTTCATCGTCGCCCATCTTCCACCAAGAAATAACATTTGCAAACGCAGAATGATTGCGAATATTCATAACTTTACCAGAATTGTATAGTTCTGCAACTTCCGATGAAGACAATTCTTTATTAAAAACAACACAGTCTGCCAATCTATCTTCAAATACTCTATTGGCGTTTGCTAGGTCTTCGGTTGCACCAAGAGTTAATGGGGTTGCTGTGTTTCTTACCCTAGTGTATGAATTTAGGGTGCTTTGTGTTGCTGTAGTTTGAGATCCATCAGTATATACTTTTAATCCTGTGTGTGAACCGTTGCCACTATATGTTGCAACAACATGGTGCCATGTAGTATCAGATAAAGTAGCGGAGTTTGCTAATGTTCTTATTTGGTGACCTGATGCTGACTGGTCGCGGTCATATATAAAGAACTGTAGAGTACCATTTGCATGTTTAAATATAAACTCTGTATTTCCAGTTGAAAAGTTTGCTTTTGCTATGAATGGTCCGTCATCAGCAGAAACATCACCAATATAAACCCACGCTGATAAAGAAAAAGCAACATCTGAAGAACCGTTAGTAAAACTAAAATCATCTTCATCTGATACCAGTATATGATCATTAGTTCCATCTAAACTTATTGCTTTTTTGTTAACCTTTTCTGTTGCAGATATTGCCAAAGATCCTGATATAGCGACATTGTTCCCAAAACTTGCAGAATTAGCAAACGTAACGTCCTGACTTACTGGTTCACTGAAATCTACTTGATCTACATCTACACTTCCTGGTCTTCTTGGCATTATTTAACCCTCTTATAGTCATCTTCCAATCTAACAACGTCATTTAAATAAGGGGTGCTAACCTCAATGAGTTCAACATCTCCATATGGAGCGCAAAATCTGTGGACTAGTCCTGGTATAATATGAAAGCATTCATTTTTTCTTAACTGGAGTTCTTGTATGTTTTCACCTTCGCCAATCTCTAGAGAGAGCGTACCATATACAACATATATGGTCTCTTCTTTCCGCTCGTGATATTGTCTAGAAAGTTTGTGACCATGATTAACAGTGATTAATTTTCCAACATAGTCTTTTGTTTGTGCCCATATAACTTCTTGTCCCCATGGTTTTGGCACAATCCTTACTACATTAGGTCTTACACTGTTACTCATTTTCATCTCCTTTATTAATATTTAGTCCATGTTTTCTAATATATGACTTTAATTGCCTAACATCTAGACCTAACATGTTTGCTGCTTTTTCTTGTGAGTTGCAGAACCTTAGAGCAAATCTTACCAAGGATTCTTTTGTTATATGTTGGATATTGTTATAGAGAGGATATCCGAAAAGTTTCTCATTCAACCCTTTAGCACTTAGTTCTAACTTTGCGATTATCAAATCTTCCAAAGTTAGATTAGAAACAATATATTCAAAATCTTTATTTTTAAATCTATTATTTATTTCTTTTAGTAATGAATGATATTTGTTTGTTTTCTTCATTGCCTCCTAACCCAACCACCTCGACTAAAATAGCACATGTAATATTAGAATACAACAGTTTTGAAGAAAATATTTAAATTTCCTCTTCTGGTGGGATCTCTTCATCCTCTGGCGGCGGTGCTTCTTCTTCACCACCACCCGCAGGTTCTTCATATGAATCTGACGCTGGTTCTGCTACGATACCTGCTAATTCATCTTCAAATTTATCAAAATACATCTTAATATTAGTTAAAAGATAGTCATAGAAAACTTCTCTATCTTTTGGATTTTGCAAGACACCAAAAGAATCAATAATCTGATTTTCTATTTGATTGAATGCTTCGAATGCTTCATCACGACCTGTCAAATCTTCCCCCTCGATACCAAATGAGTCTAACGGATCTTCTTCTTCCTCTTCTGTATCACCTCCTTCAGAGTCAGATATATCAATGAACTTTTCCTCATCTGAGGCACCGAGAGGGTCAGAATCTTTAATATTTATTTCAACCTCTTCAAGATCTTGAGGAGTATCATCAGCATCAGCGAGTTCTTTTGCTTTTTCAGGCCTTAAAGCATTCTCAATAGCATTAAGTATGTGTGCTCTAAATGAATCACGCTGAGATTTATCTGTGGTCAATGTCTTATAAGAGTCCTCTAAGGTAGGAACAATCTTTTTTAACAATACTGATAATTTGTTAATCCCAGTACTTGAGTGTGGATTCTTTTCAACATCAGATTCTTTAATCAACTGTCTTAAGACACTTCGAAGTCTTATGTTCGCAGAGATTCTAGAGATGGTTTCTTTGATCATTCTCTTCTTTTGAATATCAAGCATTTTTGCGATGCTACTTCTAAGTTTAAGTTCATGAACCATTTCTTCTCTGGATTGCATTTCGATTACCTCATTTTTCTTTTTAAGATCTTTTTTATGTTTTTTATTTTCTTTGTCAACATCTAAACCAACAAACCCACCAGAGGCGTGTCCCTCAACACTGCCGCCAGACATTGAAGATGCTTCGTCTAAGTCTTCATCAGAATCGTTACAGTGTTCCTCTTTTGCAACAAAAGCATTAGATTTATCAACAGGTCTTGCTTGGTTGAAAGGTTGACCATGTTTAATTAAATCTTTGCGACCACCATCTAAAAGGTTTTTGTGACCTCTGGATGTACGAGGTTTTGCAACTGAGTCCTGGAACTTTGACATTACTTCAACAACCTTCTCATAAGTTCGTCATTGAGTTTCTGATTTCGTTGTTCATTTAAGTTCCTAATAGAATCTTGACCTTTCTTAATATCAGCAAGTTCATTTTCATTTACCTTCTTTTTCGCAACATGCTTGCGAAGTTGAGGAGGTACTTTACTCATATCCTTATCAGACTTTTTATCATCAGATTTCTCTTCTTTGTCGTCATCACCATCTTTCTCTTTTTTGTCCTTTTCGCCTTCGTCATCGCAGTCTACGTAATCACACTTTTCATCTTTACCATCGCCATCATCAAACTTTCCTTTCTTCTTTTCTTCCTCGATCTCATCTTCTTCTTTAATGCGGTCTGGTTCTTGCCGCCGAAGTCTATCCTCGTTGCCTTGTCGCTGTGCAGCGCCACCTTCTTCAATTGCTTCTTCCTCTTCAGCAAGTCCGCCTGTACCAGTAGCTTGATATTTTTCCATATACTTGGCAAGAGATTCAGGATCTGCAACTCGCGCAATAGCAGTTTGCGCCTTTTTTAAATCTGATAACACGCTTCTGAGTGCTGGTGCATCCTCAATTTCAAGTGCCTTGAGGTCTTTAACCATATCCTGACTCAGTTTACCTATTTGCTTAAAAGCAGTTTTCATTCTAGAAGCAACTTTTTGCGCTTTATTGGCATCACCAACGCTGGCAACAGAATCTAACTCTCCCTTTGCGGCGTCGGCGTCACCGGTAAGTCCTGCCTTCGCTGCCCGACCAAGAGCGCCAATGTTTTTTCCTGCCTGTTTTGCTCCTCCGGCAAATCCCGCTGCTTTTGCTCTAAGTCTATCAAGAAACCCTTCATCAACTTGGATTCCTTGTTCTTCTAGTCTTGCTTTTACCTTTTCAGCAATTAATTCATTCAGTTGATCACTCATTTTATTTTCTCCTATTGTAGATGGTAATATCATATTTTGTTCTTTGCAGGAATCTTCCCAATCTCTAAACATCATGTTGCCTTTTAAATATGCTTCTTCTTCCATTTTTCTCATGTGTGGGTCTTTTTGTGCATACCCTTCCTCTGTTTGGGTGTTTTGCAAATCACCTCTACAGTTTTGAGCGTGATGAACTAACTCGTGAGAAAGAGACCTCAATACGTCTTTCGGATGGCGATTGGAAATATATACAGTAACAATTCTCTTTTCTGGTTGGTAATGTGCAGTGTAACCAAGCATATTATTCGCATTGTTACTATCTGTAACATAATGCACGTCTGGATCTTTGTCATATCCCATCTGCTCACGGCAGTAAGACATCAAAGAGTTTGTTGCTTCTTTAAATTTATCACCATACATAAAAAAAATACCTGCGCAAGTAATATTAAATAGTTATATAACTTCCTTATTTCCTGAAAACAGCACTTCCATGCTTGGTACGTAATCGTTTAAATAAGTCTTAATGTAAGATTGCATTGATTCGCCGTTCTTGAACTCCAATGCATTAATCCCCTCGTACAACTTCCAGTGTTGTACCTCGTCTAATATATCAACCTTATTCATTACCATTTTTGTCACACCATTAATTCGCGATGCTTTTTTTAATATATCCAAATCCAACCAGTTGGTCTGTCGTGGACGCCCTGTGGTAGCACCATATTCGTGACCAACCTCTCTAATAAGTTCTAATTCTGGATCAATACCCTGAAACTCCTTTGCTCCTACATATGTTTCATAAATCTTACATACCCCCCAAACATCTCTGATTGCTTGTGGTGGTACGCCGTTTAGGATTGCACTACCCACAGTACAATGCGAAGAAGTAACATAAGGATAGTCGCCCCAATCAATATCGAGACCAAATCCTTGGGCCCCTTCAAAAAGTACTTTAATTTCATCATGCTCCTTGTTGTTGTGCAATTCTTCATACATATCGATAATAAAAGGTGCCAAATCGGGCATCTCTAAAGCGATCATCCCCCTTCTTGCATACTTATCGCGATACGCAGGTCCGTTACCTCGTTTTGTTGTACCTATTTCGGAATCTTTTCGATCTTGCGCAAGATGAAAGTCTGTAATGATATGGACGTTGCTTGCAATCTTGATCAAGTCTTGGGTGTCAATCCCGACATCTTCTAATTCTTTTATTTCTTTAAAAAACTGGTCAACATTAAGAACACAACCGGGACCAATGATAGATTTTATTCCGTGTAAAACCCCACAAGGAATATGGTGTGTGATCAGTTTTTGACCGTTGTGGTAGATTGTATGACCTGCATTGCATCCACCGTTGTATCTCACAACGTGTGTATAATCATTAATCTTACAGAGATGACTGGCAACTTTACCTTTTCCACAGTCGCCATACTGAAGGTCTACAATAACATCTGCTAACATTTTTACTCCTTTGCTAGAACAGTGTTATTATATCATTTCTTAGACTTTTTTTGTCTAACGTTTTTCGCTTTACCGCGACGATTTGGATTGGGATCTTCTCTTCTTTTCTTCGCTGCTCGCTTGTCTCTTTCTTTTTTACTTAGTTTGGCACGATCATCAGGATCTCTGCAGTATGGTTTAGTTTTTTGACCTGGTTGTCTCGCGCAAGGTTTTCCATCGTACTTGCCACCAGTTTGTTTCCATCCTCCGCCTTTGAACCAATCACGAAGAGAGTACCCTTTACTGCTTGCACCTTTGCCGTCCCTCTTTTCATTGAGATAGGATTCAATCTCTTCGTCAATAATTTGATCTAATTCTTCGTTTGTCATTTTGCTTCATACCTCTTTTGCCAGTCGTACGATATTTTGTCTTCTTTTATTGGGCCACCTTTAGCCCAAGTTCTGCATGCCCTTGCAGAATGACATTTAAAATGATGCATCCAACAATAACCAAGTTCACCATCTTCATCAGAAGTTTTACCTGGCATGCAGTCTTTCATTCTCGGGGATATATCAAAAGCAGTACAATTGCTGCAATTTGATGCTTTTGCTGCTTTTTCTGTGGTGTTCCAATATTTTGCAATATCTTTCCAATAATCACCAGGTTCTCCAACGTTTAAAGGTCCATATTGAATATGCTCTGCATGAATGGCGCTATCTCTATTTTTGGTGTTTAACTTTAGGTCCTGAGTTGCTTTTGGGCATTTCGTCTTACCAACATCAGACTTTGCTTTCTGTATGTCTTTATAGATCCTCATCCTTATCTTCATTTTGTTAACACTCCTAGAAAAATTATTTCTTTTTACTCTTGTTACCCCAATTTTTAGCACCAACCTTGCGACATTTAACTAAAGCACCAGAAGCATATGCTGATGGCCAAACTTTATATCTAGATTTAACTTTGTGATAGCAAGCATCTTTCTTTTCTTCTAAGAACTTGTTAATTTCTTCTTCAATAATTTGATCAATATCTTCGTTAGTCATTTTTTTCATCCTCTTTGTTTTTTCTTTAGATGCCTCTTTTCGCTTCTTGGCATAATCGAATGCCTTGTTTAAACGTGCTTTTGTTTCTGGGTCTTTTGCATTATTATACGCTGCTCTAACTCTTTGGTGCACTAGATTAATTATCTGTGACTGTCTCTTATGGGATTTATTTTTAAAACTTGCTTTAGAAAATGTATCTTGAATGTCGGATACGGAACTAAACTTTACTGCAACTGTATCGCTTGGATCTTCATCAGTATACAATCTACGCCCAGAACCTTTAGGTTTTTTGCCTGTTCCTTTTGCTGGATCTTTTTCTTCCGCTTTTACACAGTTTCTATAAGTTCTACCAAACATCTTTTTAGTTTTTCTTGTTGCATGGGTCTTGTATCCCTTTTGGCATCTTTCATTAATATACTGCTGAACTTCTTCTGAAATGTACTGAGATAAGGCGTCTGTAACCTGCTCTTTACCCATCTTTGATACGAGTTTTGTAATCAGTTCATATTCGCTGATCTTTTCAAGAACCCTGTTAACAAGTTCCATGTTTTGAAAATAATCTTGCTGTATTTCGTCAATCAGTTGATTCATTATGCTTTGTTTCCTCAAGATATTCAAGATACTCCCTTAAGGACTCTTCAATTTCCATTTTAGACAACATCTCTTCAACTTCTGCTGCATGGTCGCCTAAAGAATTTGACATTTCACCAAAGTTTCTTCTTGCTTCTTTTAACGTTAACTTATCTTTTTCAATATCGATACAAATAATGCACATCTTACCACTTCCTACAAGACCAGTACCTTGCTTTTGTCTTAGGTCCTGGGTTGTCACAATTGTGTCGCGCTCTAAAAGACTTTCTGCGCTTTGGGTTAGATTTTTTGATTCTCATATTTGGATCACCAAAGTTAACTTTCTTGACATTACCAGTACTAGGGTCTTTTACAAAAACTTTGAACTTTTTAACATCGCCACGCATTGGTTTATTTAATTGCACCTTTCTTCCTTGATATTCTGCTTCCATAACAACGTCAGACCAAAATTCAAAGTCTTCCTCAACCATCTCGCCATCGTCATAGGTTGCGTCTTCAAGGTGGAGATAAACCTCCTTTTCTTCTTGTAATCCTAAACTGGGTTGCTCTTCGCCTTTCTTTAGTTTATCTGCCACTTTAGGGTTGTCTCTTGCAAACCTTTCTTCATATTCTACATGGTGTTTAAGTTCTCTTTGAATTTCGGTATCAAATCCGTCTAGGAACTCCATTTTGTCTTCTTTGTTTTCAAAAAAGTAATCAAGAACGGTAGGATGAACCCCAGCAGGATCTTTCAATCTCGCCATTCCACTTGTTGCTGCTGATGCAAGTGCCTGCATGTGCTCTTCTTGCTTCATCTTTAAAGACGACAAACCCTCTTCCAATCCACCATCTTCACCACTACCACCAACGTGATCGTAATCTCTCTCAAGAGTCATGAGTAATCCTTGAACTTCAGACGCTTGCATTTTGTTTAGCATAATTTCATTAATCGCTTCAATATCTTGCTTTTTTCTAGCAAGTTTAGCAGTATTTGTATTTTCCATCAAACCACCATGCTGACGAACAATCTCGCCACCAATGTATTTTTTAACAGAGTTCACGTAGTCTGATGCTTTAGTGAGTTTGGATTCAACCCAATCGGGAAGTTCTGCATCATCACCGAACATATTAACCAGTTCTTGTGCATCTTTTGCAATCGTAACAAGGTCAGTTCTTGCCATTCTACCACCAGATGCTTTCTCTTCCCCACCAAAACCTGGTTTCTGTTGTGCATCGCATGCATCACATGCTTCTTGTACCAATTCTTTTAACTTTTCTAAATTCATTTCTTATCCTCGTAGTCACTGTCCCATGGAGCAGGTATATCCGGGTCCAACCACTCCTTGATGGTCATTCTCTCAATCCTGCGATCAAGTTCTGTTTTAAGTAGTTCTTTAAAGTAGTCATTGACTTCATTTACTGGATCAGTGCCGTCCTGTGAATCAATCTTTGTCAATTTCTCTGCTGCTGCTTTTTCTTTATCTACAGCATCTTTTGCTTTGAGTCCTTGTGTTATGAAAATCTTTATAGTATTTTTCGCCACTTCAACCATCTCACTGTAGTTTTGATCAATAAACTTAATAATATCAAGAACCATGGTAAAGTTTTCTTTAGTAATCTTGACATCATCTACCGTTATTTGAAAAATAAGGAAAATTTCACCTGAATTACCAGGTTTTGCGCCGCCGCCTACTATTCTTACCTCAAGCATTTCAGGTATGGTAAGTTCTCTGATTTTCTCTTGTGGAATGCCTGGAAGAGGTAACTGCTTTCTCAAAGACGCTGCAATCTTTTGATTTATAGCGCCTAATTTACCAGCAATACGAGCACTTAGACTTTGATTAAAGAATCCATATGTACGCCCGCTACCAGTTGTATACGGTGTTGAGAAGTTAAGATACTCTAATTGTTCAGGAGTTAAAAGCATACCAACAGGTTCTCTATCTGATCTGAGTACAATCTCTTCATCACCTGGGTATTCTCTACGGTCAATAACAGAGAAGTTTTCAGTTTCTCTTTCAAAAGCAGCGTCATCAAAACTTTCCAACTGACCTTTTGGTAAGATGTCGTACTTTTGGAGAACTAATTCAACAACTCTTACAATTCCTTTATATTTGCCGTCAAACTCTTCTAATTCTTCCAAGTATCTTTCAAACCCATCTGGTGTTGCTTCACCATCTGCATATATGTCCATGCGAAACTCAGTCTCATCGTCATCTGATTGAATCTCAACTTCATTAACGTATACCGACAACTCTCTATCTAACATAGTTCTAATGTCATCTGCTATTTCAGACTCTTCTTGATAATTCAGATACTTCATGTGTTCAGGTTCGTCGAATCTAGATGTCTCAATGCTAACATTAAAACCACCGCTATAGTACAACTGTCCTTCATCCATTACTTCATGGTAATAGTGTGCGTGCTCTATTCTGTCTCTAAACTCTTCTTCTATTCTATCTGCTGCTTCCTCATACGCTGCTGTAGCATCTGGTGGACTATCCATGATATTTGCAGAGGCATTGTCCATAATTTGATTTAAAATATCATTAATCTCTTCTTGTTCTTCATCATCAAGATCATCAAAGGGATTTTGTCCAGTTCTTTTATGATTTAAAGCAATTGCATTTCTAAGTCCATTAGTGTCGTAGTGTTCATCATCTGGACCATCAAATAAAGATTCAAATTCGCCATCACTATCATAAACTAGCGCTGCTTTGTAAAAATCACTATCATCTGGAGTAAGGTTTCTAAGAATAACCATGGCAAACGCTTTTCCATCTGCCGTGTACTGATCGAAGTAATTTCTGCAGTCTGTTGCTGAAATACACCATCTTGTTGCCATTCCATAATAAGTTGCGGCAAATTCAGTGAGTGGTCGAACTGCTAAGACGTCATCTTCATTATAAAGAACATCAGACTCTTCTCGTGCCTTCTTTCTTCTTTCTCTTTTTTCTTCTGACTCTGGTGTGGGTAGCGAATCTACTAATTTTTCTAATTCATTTGCGTTTAGTCTGTAAATGTCCTTTTCTTTTAATCTTGAAACATTTTTTTCAAACTTTTCCACTAAATCGATAAGATCAAACATTACAGCAATGATGGCGTCCTTTCCTACCTCTAAAACCTCAGATTTGGTTTCAGGTTCATCCATCATTCGGTGAGTTTCTTTCATTACATAAAGGATGTACTTAGAAACACCCTTGTCACCTAACTTTCCACCCAAATAATCTCTTGCTGAATCAACAATTCCCATATATTGGGAATATTTTGCTTTAACATCTTTAAATCTTGCTTCAGTTAATGCAATTTCATTTAAATATTCATTTACTTCTTCTGAAACATCATCAGCATTGGCATAAAGTGCCTTTAAGTACTTTTTTGCCATTGGGATGGTATCAGAGCAACCTTCTTTCTCTTTTTTCTCACCTGATTTTGTTGTTTTAAAGACGCATTTTCCGAATCGCTTCCAAGGCATGTTATTTTTCTCCTACAAGGATAAATAGAAACATTTTTAGGTGTTGGTAAGAGTATTTTTTACATCTGAGACGTCGAGAATCGCGTTTTGAGCGATTCTAACTTATACAACCTACACTTTATTGAAAATAAATATAAAATGTCTTAAAATGCCTATTATTATCCGATTTTTATCTTTACATCACCGCTTGACATTAGTTTATCATATGAAAGAGACTTAAGTGTTGATAAAATTTCTAAAATTCCATTATTTCTCAAGATTTTAAACGCCAAGTTCTCCGGAGAATAGATTCCTTGCTTATCCAAACCACTTTGACGCATCATTTTTATCTTTCCTTTCAGTTTTTCTGATAATCCATAGACCAAACGATATTTTTTCTTTGAAAAGAGGTTTTGAAGTGTCTCTATTTCGTTGTTAATAGCATCTGCCTTCTTTTCAGCAGCAACAACGTCCATCTCAACCTTTTCTTTTACTGGTTTTTTGATCCAACTACCCATCATAACAGAATATATGCCTGATGCTTCGTGTGGTTCATCAGTTTCTTGAAAATATATTTCAACTTCGTGGTCATTAATCATGATATCGTGATTTTTGTTCCACAAAGTCTTCTGAGAGTCCAAATATTTCTTAACGAGTCCTCTATTTTTGTCTACTTTACCAAAATCAAGCAAGATGTGAAGGTCAATATCGGAAAGATTGTGCCAATTATATGCAGCAATCGATCCAGTGATGATAATGTCATCAATAAAGTCATATATTTCAAGATTTTGAGTAACATCTTGCGCAATTTTCAATAATTTACGACGTACTTTTGGATCAAGTTCCCTTCTAAACCAAAATTTTGGGTGCAAACCCTTCTGAATCATTAATCCAGCAGTGCTGAGTTCACTTTCGTCAAGGTAAGTTCTCCATTTTCTATTAAAATTAGTCATATCATTGTTAATTAGGTGCCGAACCTAAGTTTATCCTCTATGTTATCAGTAAAATATGTACCCTCAACCCATAAAGTACACACTGGTCCGCTGTGGGGGTTGATAAGATTTATGATCTTTAACCCACTCATTACGTCTTCCACCAAAACTACCATTATTTTATCAAAAAAAGTTTCACATTCATCGAAATATAGTCCTATTTCTTTTAATCTTTTCTGATACTTAAATGGGTTGTGTATTACAAGCACTGTATCGAGTGCGTAATTTGTTAAAATATAGTTTTCAATCAACTTATCGAGGGATACGTCGTAGCATATGTGGTTTAAGTCTTTCATTTTGAGTGTCTGTCCGCTATTGTTTGCCCTGCCCATGCATTTGGTTTTAGTTTGCAGTCTAGTCCAAACCCTATCACGTATCCTTTGAGCATTTCAGAGAACCTTGAGGTGCCATTGTTCGCTTGAAATGGTGAAACATCTAAATGCAACTCAATATTGGTGGGGTCAATATGACATTCCGACATCAAAATCTCTGCTAGTTCAACTGATCTTCTTGTTTCTTCTGTGATTCTTGTTACCAACTGGAGAAAGTGACTAGTTTTTAGATTCTCTCTAAAGAAAAAATATCTTCCACCTAGACTTGGTCCGTGCAGGCAGATGGTAGAAGCAAAACATACTTTACCCTGAGTAATAAAAGAATCAGAACCAATATAGATTCTTGCTCCTCTGTCGATATAATCTAAAATAATCTTTTTAATTTCATCAAATTTGATCTGACGGTTAGATCCAGTGTGCCAATTTTTATCTTGAAGCATGGAATCTATCCCTCCTCTTTCTTAAGTAGAGGGTACCTTTAATGTGGTTACCTTTAGATTTTATTTCGATATCGTAATGATTGGGTAGGTTTTTCTTTTTATCTTCAGATATGATATGATTCATAGTAAAGAAAATAGAAATAATTGTAATGAAACAACCAATCATCATTCCTAGCGCTATATCCATGATATAAGCATATCATATTTTTAAAAGTAAGTCAAATATATTTTATATTTATTCTTCCGCCACGTCTTCTTCTTCTGCAGCGTCCATTGCTTTTTTATTGGTTGCCTTCAATCTTGTCATTAATCCTTGAAGTTCTTCTGGTTCGATACCCATTTTTTGCATCATAGATAAAAGAAAATCTACCTTTTGTTGCGCAGGTGCTTTCTGAAGTCTTTTAGTTGCCATGCCAATCGCTCTATCTACAGCGGGGTTTTGCATTTTTTTTTGAGCAGCACCGGCAGCACCCTTAAGTCTTGCTTGTGCAAGATTAGTTTCACCAGCACCCAGATTCTCTAAAATCTTTTGCTTCACTAAATCTTTAATTTTTTGCTCATTTAATGATCCTGAAACTTCCATAAGCATATCAAGAATTTTCTCTTGTGCCTCATCGTAACTATTGGCGAAAACATCGCTCTGGTTAAGGATAAACTGCCCGTCGCCATCTCCGAAATCTTCATAAGCAAGTAAATCACCGGTGGGTAGTTTAATGGGTTCGCCACCCATAACCTGGTCGAGCATGTCTGACACTTGGTCTTGCATTTCATCAAACCCTTCTGGTTCGTTATAACCAGGATCTGAGAAACTAGGATCGTCTGTTGGTCCTCTAAATTCTTTCATATTCTTTTTAAAATTTTCTAATAGTAGTTTCATTTTCTTGTTCCTTGTCTTTTTTGTTGATTTTTTATGCTAAAAGGATCCAAGTCTTGATTTCTCTCAACAATGTCTTCAGCAATCTTGTAGATCTCCTCATCGCTACTAACAAAAGTAGGTAGTGCTTTTTCTACTTGTTTAAATAGTTTACCCAGAAGAAGCGCCGCTGGATTTCCATCCTCTGCCTTTTTGCCATTGTCTAGTTTCATTAATTGGTCTTGGCGTCCTGCGAGTTTGTCGATAGCAATACTTACTTGTTCTCTTATCTTTTTCTTTATATGAACAATGTGTTCACTATCATATTTAGTCAATCCAACTTCTCTAGCATTTTGAGGTAGTGTCGTGTCTTGACTGAAAGGTTTTGCTTCAGCGCCGCCTGCACCAAGCGCAGCAGCACCAAATGCACCAATCATCCCTGCCTTTTTAAGTATATCTTTGATACCTTCGTCTAACTCTTCAAGATCATCAGACTCGTTAATATACTGCCTCCAATTTTCCATTATAAGTTTCACTTACCTACTCCTTATGACACGCACAGTTGCAGCAGCAAGCGCAACAGCAACAACATTCACATTTTTTCTGATTTTTCATATTACTGCCCTCCATGATATAATAAATAGTTACACACTTCCGTATATTGACATATATCTTTCACCCCTATCGCAGAGTACTGTAACTATGTTTCCCATGGGTTTGTTTTGTTCTATCCACAGTTCTGATGCAAGAATGTTTGCCCCGGAACTTATGCCAACCAAAAGACCTTTTTCTTCAGCAAGTTTTTTTGCTCTTTTAATCGCATCTTCTGTTTTAATTTCAATAACTTCATGCATATCTTTCTCTTTTGCTAAGAACTCTTTACCATCTGCAATTCCTTGAATGCCATGAGGAGACTCTGATGGTTTAACCATGCAGACTTTAGTGTTTAATCTTTGATGCTGTATGTATCTTCGAACACCCTCAATGGTACCACCTGTACCAGAACCGTGTATAAATGCTTCCCATGGTCTCTTCAAGGAAACAACCTGCCTATGAATTTCTGGTGCAGTGTTAAAAAAATGACACTCTATGTTTCTGCGGTTACTAAATTGCATTGGAGACCATGCGTTTGGATTACCAGCAAGATACGCATCTCTCATGGTTATAGCACCAGCGAAGTCATCATCAGGTGCATCGATTATTTTTGCACCATATATTTTCATCATTTGCCTTCTCTCTTCGGACATATTTCTTGGCATAAAAATAACACAAGTTAATCCAAGGTGTGCCGCAGCCATACTTAAAGCAATGCCGGTGTTCCCGCTCGTGGCATCACAGAGAATTGTACCTTTTTTTATTTCACCATACAATTGTGCCTTTTGTACAACATAAGATATCATACGATCTTTTACAGAACCAGTGGGATTGTAGGTTTCAAGTTTAGCGTATAAATTATCTGATATTCTTATAATTGGTGTGTTGCCAATTAGATTGTTTAATTTCCTCATTTACGTAATTATAGCATACTTTCGAAACAAATAATGTATAATTACCAAAACAGAAGGAGGGCAGCAAATGCCAAGATTTACAGGACAAAACGAAAAAAGAGTTAACCCCCGTTACTTTCTTAACGAAACGATGGATCCACGTATAGCAGCAATGATGACACTAAAACCAGGTGCACAAGTTACCTTGCAAACTGGAGAGGTTGCAGAGATTATTGATGTTATAGACCCAGGACAAACATACGAAGTTGCTATCGATGGCGGAGATGAAGAAAGAACAATTACCATTTATGATATTGATATGGATCAACTAAGAGCACCTGGTGATCTTAGAGAAGATCAAGACATTCAAGTTGGCGATGACGTCACATATGAAGGTGAGGTATATCAAGTCAAAGACATTGAAGGTGACAAGGTTGATCTTGAAAGATATGTAAAGGATGCTGAAGGCGGACACAGTCAGTCAGAATATGGTGTTCCAATGTCTAGCGTGGAACCTGCTTAAAGGTTCCTAGCAAGATACATCATGATTTCAGATGGTCCTTCAAAAATTAAGACACCCTTGTCGTTCTTTTTTTCAACAACCATCGTAGGCAAGACCCTGATTTTCATTAATCCGGCAAGTTCTTGAACGAACTTATCATCAAGATTTAAAAGGTTCACTTCATCAATCCACTTTCTTTCGCGAAGACTTTTCTTTAAAGACGTACATCCGCCGCACATATCGTCAGAAAAAATAAAATACTGATCTTTGCTCTTATCGTTTAAAAGTCTCTTAAGAGTGTGTAGATCAATATAAGCACCACCAGAACGCGCCTCAACAACGCCATCATAAGCAACAGTTAGTTCGGTGTTATCAACACCGACTTGTTGGGATCCACCACAGGACATTAACAAACAAAACAAAATAAGAACAAAGTTTTTCATAACAAACCCTCCTATAGTAGGTATCGGGCATTGCCCGTCGCGGGTAGATTTTTTCGGGATTTTTATTATTTGCAGAGATTAACAAGAAGAATCATAACAACAGATACAGATAAACCCATCATTACTTTAAGAAAATCTTTTGCAATCATAGGAAAGACTCGTTTAATTTTGCGGTTGTACCAAGTTGCTATAGCGAGTTCACGACCACACAAAAGACCAACAAACACCCATGTTGTAGACATAGGGATATTAGACCACTCTTTGAATACCAAAAGAATGATTGCATAAACAAAGTCAATAATAGTGGCGGAACGCACATAAGACGTTGAAGATTTTTTTGCAACAATATTTTGTATCTTGCCACCGCCCGTTTTAAACATGATTGCAAGAACTGCAGATAAAAATACAAGGATAGTTACTAAAATATCAGCGCCAATTTGACGAGGGAGAAACACAGCAAT